ACTATTTTAGCTTAGTTAATCCTCTAATAATCGGAAGAAAAGAATCCATCGCGGGAAAACCTACAGATGGAATAGTTAGGTTCTATGATGAAAACCGGAATGTCAAGTTCTGGATTCTTCAAGAAACTAAAAGAGATATAGGTATTAACTCTGTTTTCGTACATAGGTCTTTATTACAGGCTATGATGTATTTAGGAAACGTGTATTATGATACTAGTACTCATTTAGGAGTAGATAATTTCAATGGAGTATTTCTCGATTCGGCAAGGTATTTTTGCTACATTCCGAGAAGAGAAATAGATACTCTAATGGAAAAATTTGAACCTTTATGGCGCAAATATTTTCGAGTTTCACCTTCCAAAGCATACAAAGAACCAGAATTAGAGAGTTTTGCAGAATTAGCTATGTATTCTCTAAGGCATAGAGTTAAAGCATTGGATGAACACTTTAGATTAGACCTCCTATTAAAGGAGATTTACTATAATAATGTTTAAATATGGAATTGACGATTGAACAATTGATGCAAGGGAAAGCAACTAGAATTAAGGATAAAGAGTATTTTACTACTGAAGCCTATGTAACTCCGTTTATAGACAGAGTATCTAAAATGACTGATAATTTTATCATTAATGCTAAGCCTGCTGACCAAATATCGCTTACTAAAGATGGGGAGATTAATTTTGATGATGTAATATACAATAGAGTTTGGATTCAAGGTGTTTTGCCGGACGAATATGCTTGGGATAATCATAAAAGAGTAATTAGTATGATTTATGCCCTTGACACTCGTAAACCATTAGTTAAGTTCTATGTAGGAGCTTTAAATATGGCTTGTCTAAACTTGTGTGTATTTAATCCAGAAATGTTAAATGTTTCTGAGCTAGAGCCAGAATCTGCTATTAACTATAGCTTCTTAAGAAATGCTATGTCGTTGACAGATGAAACCAACTTAATGCTTAAGAAACTTTCAGAGATGGAGTATAAGAAAGATGATATATATGCTGACCTAGGTCACTGGGTTGACAACTGCATCAATTCTAAAATCAACATGGGATTTGGTTCTGTAAAATTAGCTGAATCTGCTCCGATTGATGTTTATAAAGATTTGTTTTATGATGAAAAATCTAAGTATTATACAACAGACAATGTTGTAGATGGATTTACCGTGTATAACGCATTTACTGACTTGATTACCCAGGATAAGAGAGACTTAGTAAATAAATTCGAGAAGACATTGTTAATTAAGGACGTAATGGGTATTTGATATGCAAGTAGTAAAGAGAGACGGAAGTTTACAGGAATTTGACGGTAATAAGATAGTAGAAGCAATATCTAAAGCATTTAATGCTTGCTGTCCTGAAGAAAATAAAGAAGTCATTACAGCTATGGTGGCTGATATGCATTTATGGGACGGCATTACTATAGAAGAGATTCAGGACGTAGTAATAGAAACCTTGAGGGACTATGGTTACGATGATGTAGCCTCAGCATATTCTCAGTATAGAAGTGAACAATCTAGACTTAGAGAAATCATAGCTAAGATTAGTTATCAAGATAACTATATTAATAGTTCCGAAAATGCAGCTACTTCATCTGAAACAGATGGAAATGCTAACGTTGTATCTAAGAACGTTGCTACATTAGAGAGTGAGGATAGAAAGCGCGAGAACAGAGAAATTCAGCGCTATCGTATGAAGAAGAAATTAAAGCTTCTTTATCCCGAACTCTCTTCTCAATATTCTAGAGACCTAGACAGTCATATTATTTATACTCACGATGAGGCTTCTACGTCAGTACTTAAACAGTATTGTATGGCAGTCTCGTTATATCCTCTAATGTTAGAGGGAGTAGGTAATATTGACGGAGTTACTCCTGGCCCTCCTAATGATTTGCAGTCATTTAGTGGACAGGTTACTAACTTAGTATTTCTATTGTCTTCTCAATGTAAAGGAGCAGTTGCTGTAGGTAGCTATTTTATTGCACTTAACTATTATATTATTGCTGAATACGGAGAAAAGTGGTATGAGAAGCTCGACTGTATATGTACTTCGGAACATTCTCTTATTAAGAGAACTATCGAAGACTCTATCCTTAAAGCTTTTAAACAGTTTGTTTGGGGAATTAATCAACCTGCTGGAAACAGAAGTTATCAATCTCCCTTTACTAATGTCTCGTACTATGATAAGACCTATTTTGAGTCTCTATTTGGAGAATTTTACTATCCAGATGGAACTAAGCCGGAATGGGTAGCAATTGATACTTTGCAGAGATTGTTCATGTCTTGGTTTAATAAACTTCGCTTGAAACAAGTTCTGACATTCCCAGTAGAAACCTTTGCTATGGTGCATGACGGTAAAGACATTATAGATAAGAACTATAAAGACTTATGTGCAGAAATGTATTCTCAAGGTCATAGTTTCTTTACCTATATCTCAGACAGTGCAGATAGTCTTGCATCTTGTTGTCGTCTTCGTAATGAATTAGCTGAAAATACATTTAGTCCTACCTCTGGTATGACTGGTGTAAAGACAGGTTCTTGTAATGTTATTACTCTGAATATTAACAGAATTGTCCAAGATTGGGCTAGACAAGAAACTACTTGGTGGAGTGAAGATGGAGACAAAAATCTCTTGCATTGTAAAGATAATGTTGCCCTACTCAAAAAATATCTAATAGATATTCTAGAGAGAGTATACAAGTATCACATTACCTATAAGACCATGCTCTATGAGTGGGAGGATAAGAAGATGTTTGCTTCTTCAAATGGAGGTTACATAAACATCAAAGACCTATATAGCACTATTGGGCTAAATGGTCTGAATGAAGCTGCTGAGTTCTTAGGAATGAAGGTATCTAATAATCCAGAATATTTTGAGTTTTTACAGCTCATACTTGGAACAATAAAAGAGCAGAATAAACTTCATTCTATCCATGACAAAAAGCGTCCCTTCTTATTTAATTCTGAGGTAGTACCTGCAGAAGGTCTAGGAGGTAAGAATTATAAATGGGATAAAGCAGATGGCTATTGGGTTCCTGAAGATAGGAATCTATACAATAGTTACTTCTATAATGCCCATGATGATACATCAGTATTAGATAAGTTTATACTTCATGGAAGGCAGACTTATCAGTATACAGATGGAGGTAGTGCGGCTCACATTAACTTGGAAGAACATCTGTCTAAGGAGCAATACTTGAAGCTTATAGACTTTGCTATTCAGCAAGGAACTAATTACTTCACGTTCAATATTCCTAATAGTAAGTGCGAGGATTGTAAACATATTGTGAAAGCCCCCATTAAGGTATGTCCTAAATGTGGAAGTGAACATATTACTCAATATACCAGAATTATTGGCTATCTAAGACCTATCACTGCTTTTGGTAAGGATAGAAGAATAGAAGCTGAAAGAAGAACATATTCAAAAAATGTATAAAATAGAAGAGTTTGTAGGAACAGCTGCTGAGCTGGAGAAGTTCCTTAATGAAATGCAAGTTATTAAACATTTTAATCTATCTCATATAGTATCTAGACCAGCTAAAACTTTTGTAGGACCTGGATGCTCAGTTGATAGAACCGTTTATACCTTAGTATTTTCTGGGAATGACGAGGAAAAGAAGAGACAAATATATCTTGAATATGCCAAAGAAAACTTATGTAAAGATTGCTTGACTTGTGCAGACTTCGGGTATTATTGTAGAGGAAATAAAGAAAGATGTAATGCGTGGAAATACGATGAAAAAGCACATTATAGAATTGATAAAGTTGTATGAGTAAAGTTTTAATTATTCCAGATGTTCACGGTAGACCATTCTGGAGAAAAGCAAAAGAGAAGATTAATAGTGTGGATAAGGTAGTCTTTTTAGGGGACTACCTCGACCCATATGGTTATGAAGGTATTACTAGAGAGAATGCGATAGAGGAGTTTAAAGAGATTATCCAATTCAAAGTTGATAATCCCGATAAGGTAATACTACTCCTTGGAAATCACGACTGTGCTTATTGCTATGATTTCGGAAGTGCTTCTAGGTATGATTACGCTAATGCAGAGCTAATTAAGGAAATGTTTGAGAATTTCAAGTCTCTATTCCAACTCAAATACTTTTCGGAAGGTATTCTATATACTCATGCTGGAGTTACTAATGATTGGTTAAAGAGTATGGATTTTACTATTACTGACCTAATTACTAAGCCTGAGGACTTTCTAGTTGGCTTCCTATGGGAAGTATCTCGTATGAGAGGAGGGTGGTCTAATACAGGCAGTATGGTATGGAGCGATGTCAGAGAAGGAGATAGAGAGTCTACATATTATCAAATATTTGGGCATACTCAATTGGAATCAGAACCCATTATTACTGACAAGTTTGCTTGCTTAGACGTAAGAAGACCTTTTATATTAGATACAGAAACTAAAAAGATTGAGGAGTATGCTTAAATATGTTGATGCCAGAGTAGTCTTTCAGGAAATTCCGGATGAGATTACATTAGCTATAAATATATCTAACTGTCCTTGTCATTGTAAAGGATGTCATAGTCAATACCTAGCCGAAGATATAGGTAAACCATTAATTGAATATCCGCAGGGGTTCTCTGATGATTACATTATTCATCTAGACGAACTAATTACAGATGGTATTTCGTGTATAGCATTTATGGGAGGGGATTCTGACCCTCACTTAGTAAATGTGTTAGCTAGTTTTGTTAAAGATTATTATCCGAATTTAAAAGTGGCATGGTACTCAGGTAGACAAGAACTATCAGAGCACGTGAATATGAAGCATTTCGATTATATCAAGCTAGGTCCATATATTGAAGAAAACGGGCCTTTAAATAGTAAGACAACTAATCAAGTTATGCTTCATATAGATAATAGCTGTGGAAAACCCATAGTTAAAGACATAACATCACGTTTTTGGAAATGATTCTTAAGGTTGCATATGATGATAACAGTCAACATCTGGTTGACGAATTAAAAAAGGTTCTTTCTAAATATCCTTTAGTAGAATTACAAACTTACCATGAAGGCTTGTTTAAGGAACGTAAAAACGCCTTCAAGCTTAAGGGAGGTTTTAGCGCTAGACATACTCCATTTGCTGTATTAATTGATAATGATGCAGCTCCAGTAATGGCATTCTACAGTGAAGCTAATACTTGTACCATAGAAGAGATAATGAAAGCATTAAATAATCCTGTAGTGTATGGTAGAATTGAAGGTTAAAGATATTATTGAAAGGAAGAAACTTCTGATAAAAGGACTTGAAGAGAATATCTTCAAGGACTTTACTGAAGAAGAAGAAAATCTCTTGCACTCCAAGCACGGAATGATTAAAGTTAGTCATAGGTCAGGCGCTGGTAAAGTGTACGAAGGGATAACTGGAGCGTTTAAGGTTGGGCTTCCTCTAATTATTGATAGTGAGCCGACTAAGATAATACAGAGAATTACCATGATAGATTGGGACTCTAGTATGTTCCAGGATGCAGATGGAGAGTGGTTTATATTTGAATTTACTCCAATAAGACTCTACGAATTAAGTGTATGATAAGAAAATTTACTAACATCGTTTGTGTATATTACAACGACAAAAATTATATTCCAGCTAAGTATAATTGTCCAGACCTAGAGATTGATGATGTAATTCTCAACCTAACTACAAACAAGGAACAGAATTATGAAAAGATTTCTGAGATTATTGTTGATTATGCCTTTGCTTTGTTCTGTAACAAATCTGATTTAAAAGATTTTTCGCAAGACCATAAGAAGTATAAGAGACAGAACTGGAAATTGCTTGACTTTAGGGAAATAATTAAAACAACAGAGATAAAACCAAAAGATCAGAAATGAAATATGGAGTTATTTTAGCTAGGTTTCAGCCCATTCACAATGGGCACCTAGCTTTAATTAAAAAAGCTTGTTCAGAGAACGATAAGGTTCTTTTGTTAGTTGGTAGTGCTGATAAAGTAAACAAGCGTAATCCTATTCCTATAAAGGTTAGGATAAAATTACTAGAAACTGCCTTAGAGGACGAAGGTTTACTTAGTAGATGTATCATTCAACCTCTTAATGATTTGACTGATGAGTCTGATAACTCTCAGGATTGGGGATTCTATTTATATGCTAACATAGTTAGTATTATAAAAGAGTCCCATTTTAATATCTACTATAGCGATGGATACGAAATTATTACAACATGGTTTCCAAAGTTTATGCTGAAGGGTTATATATCAATGACTCTCATGGCAAGAGAACAGGTAGAAGAAGGTATATCGGCTACTGTTGTAAGAGATGCCCTAAGATCTAATTTAAGCCTAGAAGGACTAGTTCCTAAGTGTGTTATAGATGCAAGATTTTATTTAACTGAATTTATTTTATTACATGAAAGTACTCATAATTAATAAATCAAGACATCAACTTCCTCAGTATGAAACTCCCTTATCAGCAGGTATGGATATTAGAGGAGACTTTAGTAGAATTAAGTTAGTAGACAATAAGCCTGAGAAATTCTTTTTCGATGCTGATGTTGTAGCTATTAGTAAAATTGAAGATCCAAATGGTCCATTTGTGGTAGACAAGGAAGGAAATCCTACTGATAGAAGAGTTCCCAGTATTCCCGTTGCTTCTACTATTGAAATAAAGCCAGGAGGTAGATGTTTGATTCCGACTGGATTGTTTATAGCTTTACCTAAGGGTTACGAGGCGCAAGTTCGACCACGAAGCGGTCTTGCACTAAAATTGGGACTTACTGTTCTTAATTCACCTGGAACCATTGACGCCGACTACAGAGGAGAGATTGGAGTTGTATTAGTGAACACTTCCAATGTCCCAGTTAGAATTACTGATGGAGAAAGAATTGCCCAAATAGTTATTGCTAAGCATGAAACTATAGAATGGGAAGTTGTTGAAGAATTACCTTCTACTGAACGAGGAGAAGGAGGATTTGGACATACTGGAGTATGATATGGGTATTAATGGTATTAGGGTTATGTAATTTAGCCCTAATACTTTGTCTCATGCGGAGAGTTGAGGACATTAGTAATCAAATCAAAACTAATTATCACTTTATTGATGATACAAGAGACAAAGTCAAGTATCTAACTTCTCTAATGGATATACGAGTGAATATTCCAGAAGAAATCGAGAAGCAATTTGGTAAGATGAAAAAGGAAATTGTTGTTAAAAATGTATTAAAAGTACCATGACTAAAGGGGAATTGAGGTCTAAAATATTAGAACTCGAAGAAGCTATGAGAGAAGAAGACAGCAAGTCTACCACAGCTAAACTAAGTGATGAATGGGATGAATTAATGAGTAAGTTGGAAGATGTTATCTATGACGAACTCGAAGGTGTTGCAGTTAAAATAGTCACTGAAAGAATTGTTGATAAATACGATGTAGACACTGATATATTAATTGCAGAGTATATGGAAAGTGGAGACCTAGAGGAATCATTTAAGATAGCAGCCGAGGAGTGCGATTGCGGTTGGAAGACAGATATTACAAAAAGAATATTAAAATAATTACTACTATGACTAAAGAAGGATTTGTAAAGCTTATTGAAAATGCTCAGAACTATTCTAAGGAATTGGATAGATGGTCTGATTTTGGAATTGATTTGTTTGAACTTCCTATATCCGAACTAGGTTGGGGATTCTTAAATACGGTACTTCCGGAATTGTTCTCTGATGAAGGAGTGGACTGGGTTAATTGGTGGTTGTTTGAGAAGCCTGGATTATTCAAAAATAGTCTTCCTAATGAAGCTTATGATGAAGACGGAAATATAATTCCTACTGATACGATTGATGATTTGTGGAACTTAGTTAAGGACTACCAGAAATGACACTAGAAGAACTTAAAAAGAAAGTAGTCACTATTACAGTACACAAAAATATTGTATTAGGGGAAGATTTACATGAAGATGATCTGCTAGAGTTTCTCGAACTGCAAGAGGAGGAGGCTTGTTCTGATGAAAGATTATTACAAGCAATAAAAAATGCCTACTACGGAACTCTTAGTGATATTGAAGATATTATCTATGATAACCTCAATGTAACTATTCATGATTAAATATTTGTTAAGCAAAGCCTCAACTGGCAAATTTAGAGTTGTATATTTATCTACTACAGAGCAGTGGGATGAAGAAAAAGCTGGATTTGTAATTAATAGAGTTACAGGACAGCTACATGGAAAGATGACAGAGCAACCAGAAATAGTCATTACTAAAGGAAAAGCTGGTAGAACGCATAGAGAACAACTTGAGTTGCAGTTTAAGTCTGAGCTTAAGAAATATTTAGATAAGGGTTACAAGGAGCTAGAGAACGATCCCGAAACTTATAGCGAAACTCAATTGGAAGAATTTTATGGAGACATTAAAACCGACCAGAATGGATTTGCAAAGCACATGCTTGCAAAATCTGCAGATAAAGTTAAGGAATCCTCAATCAATAAGGTTAAGTATTGGTATGCTAGCAGAAAAATTGATGGAGTTAGGTGTTCCTTCTACTATAAGGACGGTGAGATTCTATCTGCTTCCAGAGGTGGGGGAAATTATGACTATTCAACAAGCCATATCCGAAACAATGAGAGATTGCTTGAGTTCTTCAGGAGTCATCCCACTTACATTCTTGATGGAGAGTTGTATAGACATGGTAAAAGTCTCCAACAAATCAGTGGAGCAGCTCGTCTTGAGAAAAACGCAGTTGACTGCGACTGGCTTGAATATTATGTTTACGATATAATGATTCCTAGTATGAAGTTCTCTGATAGGCTTGAAATTCTTAAGCAGCTTCAGAAAGAACTTAATCTTGGATTTAATCCAGATAAAGATTGGGAAGAAGGGGAGTTACAATTGCAAATAGTCCCGCAGGAAAAGGTCTCTGGGTACGAGAATATTATGAAACTGCACAACCAATATGTTTCAGAAGGTTGGGAAGGAGTAGTATGTAGAAATCCAGATAAAGAGTATGGCTTCGGCAAGCGTACTAATGATATGCTAAAATTTAAATTCTACAAAGATGCAGAGTTTGAAATTACTGGTTTATCAGAAGGTCTTCGGGAAGAAGATATGTGTTTTACGCTAATAACAGAAGATGGTATAGAATTTAAAGCTAAACCAATGGGTTCTAGAGAACTTAAACAACAATATAGGGAAAGACTTAAGGAGCTGATAGGAAAGATGGCTACTGTTAAGTATTTCTATCTGTCTGATGAAGGTACTCCATTGCAACCTGTACTAAAATGTATTCGCGATTATGAGTAAGTACAAATTTGATGTGTCGCTTGTTACATCTGGTCTTAGTGAAGGGGTATTCGAACTGCAGCCTAGTGACTATCTATATTGTGAGGATGAAGATGAGTTGTTTGATGAAGTTAACGACACATTGTGTGGTACACTTCGCAAGCATATCAAGTTCTCTAGAGTATATACTTGCGAATCAGACTGGCGTTACCCAAAAGGATTTTTGGAAGAATGGAGGCGATTAAAGAATGAGCGCTGAAGATATAATTATTTTAGTTATCGCTAATATAGTTGGCAACAGCTCAAATAGATTCGGGCAATCACACGAGCTGTATCTTCCAAAGTCTCTAGAGTCAGAAGTACATGATAAGTGGGACAACTGCTATCATCAAGGCAAATACTATGTAGCTGGAAATACTTTTAAAATCAATTTTTATGAAGAAGATTAAGTATAGGCAATATTACTACGATGGGAACTTTTCTAACCTAGAGTTAGAAGTTCCTGACGAATGCCGTATCTATGAGGTAGGCTTTATGAATATATCCCACAAGATTGAAGAAGGCGAGACTAAAGCTTATGTTTTTCTTTGTCCTTCAGAAATCGAGGATTCTAAACTGCTTTGTAATGTTTATCTATCTTACCTAGACGATGTTTTTATAGAAAACTCAGAAATACCTATACAGAATGTGGGGGAGGCTCCTAGATTTGAAAACGCGTATATGGTAAGATACTACAAAGATGCTGTGGCAGAAAACAAAATATCAGCTATCCTGAGTAAAATAGGAAAGCTCAGTGAAGCTTCTGAACAGGATAGGAGTGACTTACAAGTATTATACAAGGAATCCAAGGGTGTATCCGAAATATCTAAGCTTAGACGTATTACTTATAAAGGTATAGAGATAGGTAGTGTGTATTTCAAGAACTGGATAGATGGAACAGAAGTTGCTTCTATGGCTGTTAGTGAATTACCGTATGGACGTATATGGTTTGAGGAGTTCTCTAATTCCAATGATATAGTTGCTAAGTTTAAGGAAGAAGCAGATAAAATCTATAATTCTATAATAAATTATTAATTATGTATTTAAGTATTCGATTAGACGATGACAGTGTTGAACTAATGCAGTCTGACATCGAAGATATGTGGAATTATCTGGAACAGGATACGGAAAATTTTGTGTATCATACAGCCTCGTACATAGAAGGTCTAGAGTTGGAGTATTATGCAGATGAGCTTAGGCCGCTATATGAGACGTTAAAAAACTTCTTTGAAAATGAGTGATGTAGAAAAACGCTACATTTGGCTAGTTAATCATCTAATCTGGAATGGCTCTAAGCAGAAAAACGGGGTTTATTGGGTAAAGATAACCAAAGAGAATGCAGCTCTTCTTGAAGAAAAATATGAAGTGTGCGATACTCGCGCCTTGAAAGGAGGGCTTAAAGTGAATGTTATAAAAATGTGTGATAATTTTATTGTACTTGATACACGATGAAATACGAAAAATTTGATATTCTAAAGAAAGCTAAATATTCTATCGTTCCGAATAATAGAGAGCTGTATGTAGTCTATGTAGAATGTGACGCAAACGATGGTGATTACATGAGAGATACTATTGAATTTGATAAGGAATCGTTTGAAGAAGACGAACTTCTCCTATTGGTTTTATCATATGTTAGTAAGTATTCAGGAAGATTTTCTGAGAAAGGATGGAACTCTGCAGGATATGGGCACCATGTAGACGAAAACAAAGATTTTCCTTGGTTGTCGGAGTATCTATCTGAAAATGATATTCTGATATTCGCTGGAATGTGTGATACCATGTGCCATAGCGTATCTCAGATACGTATAGAATATTATGACAACGATGGAAGAAAGAATAAGGTAGAGCTTCCTGATGTAGATAATCTTTTTGAAGACAAACGGGAGTTTGTGGATTATTTAAATAGTCTGTACAGACTGTATTATGATGAAATTGAATAATGGAGGAAAGCTCCCAGACAAGTTTAAAATAGCTAATCAAGAAATAACCGTAATCATAGAAGATTCTCTTCCAAATAACGGTTACGGTTATTTTTGTGATGCTACTAACACTATTAAATTAGCGAGAACAGTAAAGTCTGAATATGAAGGAAACGTCTCTATGAGTGATGAACAGCTTAGGAATACATTCTATCATGAGCTGTTTCATGTTTTCCAGTTCTATTACAATAATGAATTTAATGAGATTCAGGCTCAAGTATATGCTAACTTTATGTGTGAATTTATAGAAACTACTGAAGAACCATTTTAAAAATATAAGAAATGAAGTTATCAAAAAGTAAGAAAGCCAATGTCAATTATTTGGCAAAGATTGTAGAAATTAAGAATTTTAGACAACACAGTAACCCAGAAGTAACTAGACTTAAGTGCTGCACTATTGATGGATTTAACATCATTACTGGTATTGATTCCCAGCCAGGATTGTATGTTTATTTCCCAACTGCTTGTTGCATTAATCCTGATTTTCTAAGGTATTGCAACTTGTACAGACATAAGGAGTTGAACAACGACCCAGAACAAACTGGTATGTTTGAAGACAATGGTAGAGTCAAAGCTATTAGACTTAAAAATGAACTGTCGGAAGGTTTTATTATGCCCATTATACAGTTCCAAAACTATATAATGTCCGTAACTAATAAAGAGATAGAAATTGAAGTAGGAACTGAATTTGATATTGTAGAACATGAAGGCAAAGAATTTTGGATTAACAAGAAGTACATCCCTAAGAGACAGCAAGGGCAAGGTGGTGCGCCACGTAACAACCAAACGAAGAAGGTCAAAGGAATCAGCAAGGTCATTGATGAACAATTTAGATTCCACTACGACACAACTCTTATTAAGAAATGTCCTAATGTAATTCATCCAAATGATTTAATCAGTATTACTGAGAAAATTCACGGAACTTCTGGTATATCAGCTTATGTGCTTTGTAAACAAGACCTGAACTGGAAACAGAAAATCGCTAAATGGCTTACTGGAGAAGAGTTCAATAAGTATGACTATTTGTATGCTTCTAGAACGGTAATAAAGAATCAGTTCTATAATAAGAATGTTACTCCTGGATTCTATGGGTGTGACGTTTGGGCGGAAGCTGATAAAATAGTTAAACCCTGCTTGTCTAAAGGTATGACTGCATATTATGAAATCGTTGGTTTCTTACCTAATGGTGGCTATATCCAAAAGAATTATGACTATGGCTGTATGCCTCCTAAAGAAGGAGAACAGTATACTCACGAAAAGCACTTTAAAGTGCGAATATATCGTGTAACATTAACTAATGTTGACGGTGTAGTTCACGAATTTAGTGCTAGGGAAGTTCAACAATGGTGTGCTAAGGTAGGTCTTATCCCAGTAGAAGAGTGGTATTATGGTACTGCCAATAGCTTATATCCAGAACTTAACGAAGCTGAGCACTGGAACGAAAATTTCATGGAGAAATTAGCTAACGACGCTAGATTCTATATGGAGCGAACTTCGCCATCTTGCGATAACAAAGTACCTCATGAGGGAATAGTTATTAAGATTGAGAATATGAAATCTGAGGCATTTAAGCTTAAATGTTTTAAATTCCTAGATAAGGAAGGAAAGGAACTTGACAAAGGTGAAACTAATATTGAAGACGAAGCATGATAATAAGTTATAATGTAGAGGTAGTTAAGAACTACGATGTGAATATCCCTAAGTTAATCGACCAAGTGGTGAAAACACTTAAGGAAGATGAAGAGGGAGAAGTTGAAGGCTGGATGATACTTAATGAAGCGGGAGATAACATAGATTATCATCTGCGGAACTTAGGCTTTCCTGACTCTGATTGTCTAACTGACTATGTCATTGATGATATTTTAGACGAAATGGAGAAAGAGCTAGTAAAACAAGGATATGAATGTTAAAGAGTACTTAACTAGTAAAAAGTATGGCAGTTTGCGTTACAAGCTGTCGTACTTTTTTCATAGTAAAATTCCTTTCCTTTCTCCTGGCTGGAACGAGTATCGTAATCCATGGTATCACTGGTGGAAAGCCAGAAAATACTTTAAACGCCCCAAGGCCCACTTTCTATTTAGAAAGAACTTTTGGACATTTGGACTTCCCATAAGAAGAGACTACTATAGTCCGGTGATAGATATAGGATTTCATGCATTAGGATGGAAGGATAAATGGGACAGTCCCAGACACGAATGGGACCCGATGATTTGTATAACATTTTTCAGAACTTGGCATTTATTATGGATATTTAACTGGGCTACTAAACATAAAAAGGATAGTATTACTGGCAGCATGGCTACTTGGGAAGCTATTCTAGACTATACTAGATATGATAAATCTCTAAGCTATGTAGTAGACAATCATATATGGTCGTATGACCGTGATGGTGAAAAGGTTTATATTAGTATAGTACCTAATATGACTAGAGAAGGACTAAATAAATATTCTGATGAATCCAAACACACTGAGAAAGATACAGAGATTGGAGGCTGGTGAATCGTTTATAACAAGCGAGCCAGGAAATTCAATGCTCCCTCTGTATAAGAGCAATGAAAAGCATCTTGTCACTCCTATAAGGTGGCAAGAATGTAATGTTGGAGATGTAGTATTTTGTAAAGTTAGAGGCGCTTGCGTTACTCACAAAGTATACGCGATAGACTCAAACAAAGGATGCCTTATTGGAAATAACAAAGGGCATATGAATGGATGGACTAAAAATGTTTACGGATTAGCTCACAAGATATGAAAATATGTGCAATAAGTGATTTACATGGATTTCTAATTGATTATATAGAGCCATGTGAACTTGTTTTAATATGTGGAGATATTGTTCCTCTTTATATGCAGAGAAACAAGCCACAGTGTGAGAAGTGGTTGAAGACTGTATTTGCAGATTGGATTAAATCATTGCCGTGTAAGAAGGTAGTATTTACAGCTGGAAACCATGATTTTGTTTTTGAAAATAGGGATTTTCTCTGGAATAACTCTGTGATTAAATTTCCTACAGAAGGAAAAGCTGAATTTCTTGATAATTCTCATCTAGACTATCTAAGTGATGAAGGAAAGGTATATAGAATTTATGGAACTCCGGCCTGCCATGAATTTGGTAATTGGGCTTTCATGTATTCTGATGAGAAACTAGAAGAAATCTATTCACATATCCCAGGAAATTGCGATATATTGATTAGTCATGATGCTCCCGCATTAAATGATTGTGGTATGATTCCGCCTGGTAGGTGGAGTTCTACTCCCATAAATGCAGGAAATGAGGTCTTGGCTAAGGCTATTATAGATAAGAAACCAAAGTATGCTTTTTGTGGACATATCCACGAAGGAAATCATTGGCTACTAGATGCAGGTGAGACAAAGACCGCCAATGTATCTATTCTCGATGACTCTTACGATATTAATTATGAACCTTTATATTTGGATATTTAATACTATTCTGGTCTATATATTTGGAGGATTAGTATTGTCATTAGTAACAGTTGGAATTTATGAGATAATACAGGAAGAAAAGGACTTCCTTGAAACCTACGGGTCTAGATTCATTTGTAAATATTAAAAATTAATCAAATGGAACAAGCTGTATTTCAAAGAATGTTGGGAGAATTTAACGAAGTTAATGAACGTGCTGTTAAGCTCAGAGATTTTATCCTAGGGGATAAGTTCAAGGAGGTTGACAACCTTAATAAAGACTTACTAGTCGCCCAACTAAAAGCAATGGAAGCATATATATCAGTACTATCTATTCGTATTGGTCTTAATGCTCCTAAAGATGAAATTTCAGAAGCCCAGGTTGTAAAAGAAGGTGAGTAAAAAAATCATTTTCACAGACCGTTCTGACTCACTGTTGACGAGTTATCTCAGGGATATATCTAAATATAAGATCTTAGATAGTACTGAGGTAACTCGTCTCATTTGTGAGGCTCAAAAAGGAGATGATGTTGCTAGAGAACGAGTCATAAAATCAAATCTTAGGTTTGTTGTGACTATCGCCAAGCAATTTCAGAATAGAGGTATCCCTTTAATGGATTTAATCTCTAGTGGAAATGAAGGATTAATGAAAGCTATTGATAAGTTTGACCCAGAAAGAGGAGTGACATTCTTGTCATATGCTGTATGGTGGATTAGACAAAGTATCTATAATTCTATATATTGGCAAGCACGAGAAATTCGTCTTCCAATGTCTCAGCAATTATTGGTAATAAGTATACTCGATGCAACTAATAAATTCTTGCAATCGCATGATAGAAATCCAAGTTCCGAAGAAATATCAGAAATGACTGATATTCCTAGGGAGCAAATTGACTATCTAGCACAGTTTTCTAATAAGTTAGTTTCTGTGGACGATTTCATAGGAGGAGATGAAGAAAACAGTCAAGTCTGTGATATTATTCCAGATGGTGAAGACCCCCTTGATGAACAAGTAAATAAAAGCTATGTAACTAAAGAGCTAGAGAATCTACTTTCTAAATTAACAATTAGAGAGCACGATTTAATCTGTATGTTATTTGGTATAGGAATGGCTCCTGTCAATCCTAAAATTATAGCTGATATGTACGGTGTTGGAGGAGAAAGAATAAGACAGATGAAAGAGGGAGCTTTAGCTAAATTAAGACGTAGATTTTCTAATCAACTTAAAAATTTAATGTAATGAAATTCGGAGAAATATTGTCTAAGTTACAAGAGGGAAAAGTAGTAAGAAGGAAAGTATTTCAGAGCAATCTGGTAATATTTATGCAGATACCTGCAATGATTTCTGGAGATGGAATACCTGCCATGCGTTCTATCCCTGATGATATGAAAGCTCTTATGTGTAGTTACGGTGTAGGTATTACATACCATGACCAGTTTATCATGTATGACTTTTCTGATAGGACTTGTACTTACTATCCTTTTGATGGTGAAGATATAAACGCAGATGATTGGGAAGTAGTTGATCCTTTAACTTATGACCCATATGACGACTTTAGATAACTATCCAATGGGTGCAGCTAATGACCCTAGAGCACCTTACAATGAACCACTACCTACTAAGGTTAAGGTAGAAGTAGGAGTTGAATTAGGGTTATTCGTAGATGTAGAAGTAATAGATGAAGATGATATTAAGGGTGCAGTTGAAGAAGCTATTTATAATAGGTTCAAATCCAAAGATGTTGAAATAAATAACATCGAAATCTATCAACATGATTTATTTAGTAAGTCGGAATAAAACTTTATTTGGGTCTACAAAATACAAAGAAGTAAGTTTCGAGGAGGCAATGAAAATATTGTTGCCTCTTTCTTTAGTTCAATTTGATACTGAAACTAAGGGATTAGATGCGCATACTAAGGAGTTACTAACTGTGCAACTAGGTTGCAAAGAAAATCAAGTTGTCTTTGACTGGACAACTATGTCAGCAGAAGAGAAAGCTGAGATAAAGAATTATTTTGAGTCTGATAGAGTATTTCTTGGATGGAATTTAATGTTTGACTTAGGGTTTTTATATGTGCAGGATATTTGGCCAAATTATATCTGGGATGGTATGATTGCCGAGAAATTACTTTGGTTAGGCTATCCAGCTAATATAAGAGAAATGAGTTTGAAAGCAGCTGCATGGAATTATCTAAACTATGACTTAGATAAATCTGTTCGAGGTAAGATTATAAATGATGGTCTTACTGAAGATGTAGTAGTCTATGCTGCAGGAGACGTAATGTGGCTAGAAGACATTAAAGAAAAACAAGAAATAGAGCTTGCTAAGCAAGAATTAAATCTTGCTATGAAACTTGAGTGTGAGTTTATCAAGAGTCTTGCTTATTTCAAGCATTGCGGCGTTCATCTAGATGTCGTAAAATGGAGAAATAAGATGGCTAAAGACCTTGTTAAACTGAAGGATGCTGAGCAAGAACTAAACGATTGGGTAGTTCAATGGGATTCTGAAAAGAGACATGAGCATGATGGATGGGATATTAAATATCCAGAACTGGAATTTTATAACCTTATGGAAATAGAGGATGAAGTAGCTAGACTACTAAAAGAGAAATATGTCCGATGCCCTCAGGAAGACCTTGAAACACCAGACGGAAAGGTTAAAGCTTATAGAAAAAGAGTAATAAGTCAATTTACTAAGGTAGATAATCAAGGTGATTTATTTAATGGCTTTGATACCAAGCCTAAGTGTACAATTAACTGGAGTAGCTCTCAACAAGTTATTAAATTATTTGAATTACTAGGAATTAAAGTCAAGACATTTGATAAGCAAACTAAGAAGGAAAAGAAATCTGTTGAAGCTAAGCTTCTAGCTCCACAGGCTAAAGATTTCCCGATTATTCCTATCTATCTAAAATATCAGGAAGCTGCAAAAGTGGTTTCTACTTATGGGGAAAACTGGTTGAAGGCAATTAACCCTAAGACTGGAAGAATCCATGTAGATTTTCACTCACTAGGAGCTGATACAGCTAGAGTAAGTTCTGGAGGAGGAGTATATAAACTTAATCTACAGAATTTACCTCATGACAAGGAAACTAGAGCATGTTTTACTGCAGAGAAAGGTAATAAGTGGATTTCTGCGGATTATCAGTCTCAAGAAAGTAGAATCATTGCTTCTGTATCTAAGGACGAGGCTATGATTGAACTATTTGAACATGGCTGTGGGGATGTTCATAGTCTAGTAGCTAAAATGTCTTATCCGAATATTATCCCTAGAGACTGCCCTATAGAGGATATAGCTAAATTATATCATGCCCAAAGACAGGATGCTAAAGGTATTGAATTTGCCATCAATTATGGAGGCGATGCAAATACTATAGCTAATAACAAGGGGCTACCGTTGTCAGAAGCTCAAGAAATCTATGATAACTTTATGAAGGGTTTCCCTGGAGTAAAACAGTATCAAGATTATTGTAGAATGGCGGTAATGAGGGATGGTTATATTTTGTTAAATCCCATAACTAAGCATAGAGCACATATATATGATATTGATGACCTCTGGCGGATTTCTAAGAAGTTCAATGACCCAGAGTTCTGGAATTATTACAGAGAAATGAAGAGAGATTCTCCTGGCTGTGATACCGTCCAAGACGTTAAGAGATATTTTCAGAGAAAAGCAGCATCTGAAAAGCAGTCTATCAATTATCGTATTCAGAACAGGGGAGCAATGTGTTTTAAACTTTCCTCTATTAAACTATTTAATTGGATTAAGGAGCATAAGCTTCTTAACATTGTTAAGATGTGTGTTCCAGTCCATGACGAGTTTAATCTAGAATGCCCAGAATCTATTGCCGATGAAGTATCTAAGGTATTAGTTAAATGTATGATAGATGGAGGGAAACCATTCTGTCCTAATGTATTTTTAGGTGCAGATGTTACTGTATCAGATCATTGGATTCATTAACGAATAAGGGGCTATAGTAGTGATGCCAAACCTGAGCCCCCTTGGCCTACTAACAGTGCCTACAGTCCAAGGTGTAATGCTGAGAGCGCAGTTAGGGCATCATTTTTAATTAAATATAGTAGTGTATGAAAAAATTATTTGGTTTATTGTTAATAGCAATTATTGCTTTAAGTTCTTGTGCAGACAGCAAGACCTTTGAGAGAGCTGATGGAACTAAGTTTGTAGCTGAACCTTACGGTTGGGCAAACTATCAAACTAAGAAAATTGAGGGAGTAACCTATGAAGCGTGTATTGGCAACATTGTTTGGGATGTTATTGCTGTAGAAACTGTAGTCATTCCAGTATGGTTAACTGGATGGGAGTTATACGAACCAGTATCCTACACAGAACCTAGTACTAAATAATCATGGATACTTATACACCAGTAAGAGCTATGATTATCTGTGCTAATGGCACTGGAGATTATATAAAGAAGGAGGATGCTATTAAGGTTCTACAGAATATACTCGGAGAAAATTCCTCCAAAATAATAGAAGCCTTTTTAAAGGAATTTAGTTAACTAAAATAATAGAAAAATTATGAGCAGTTACTTAACTATATATGGTGTTCCTAAAAATGAAGGTAAACCTATAGACATTGTTAGCTTCAGTCGGTCCCACTGTATATATAGCGCAATTTGCGATGAAGTTAATGTGGCATGGGCTGGAGAAAGTGAAGTATATACCAACTTGAATACTTCAGACTTAGATGGAGTTATTCATAGTATTGAAGAGGATATAAAGTCTTCTACTGAGAGATTAACTCTATATGAAAAATATGCTGCCAATAATCCAGATTATATTGAGGAGATTATACTCTTAAAGGAGTATCTAGAGGAGCTTACTACTAGTAAAAATTATTGTGAGTTTCTACGGTATATCATATCGTGGACATCTTTAGGCTTTTCTGACTTTAGTCAAATTTGTTGTAACGTAGGTTGACATGAAATTTAAATTAGAATTTACATTTGATATCTCCGATAGCTCGTTATTGATAGACGCTAACGATGGCAGATCTGAAGAATATACTAGTTTAGAAGATGTACCAGAAGATACTCTAATGGACGTGGTATATAATTATCTAGATGGAGTTATAGAAGGTATAACTTACGACCAAATAACTGTTAAGAAATTATGAAAAGGTTTTTAATTCATGTTTCTACACATTGGTGTGGGGAAGAGGATACATTTAGAGCAGTTGCTGAATCTGAGTCGGACTTGTGGGATTTAGCGGAGCAATTAGCTTATGACAACTTCTATTCTTATGGTCATGACCAGGACATAGCTGAGGAAGAAGGCTATGACCCAGACGAAATGGAAGAAGGCGACTGGGATGAATTATGGAGTAGAGTAGATGAAAATGCTTACTATAGTTCTTCTATAGAAGAATGTGAGGACGATGAAGAATGGAATGAATATAGCGGAGAAATCTATGGAGAAGACCAAATTTTACAATAGGGAGGATTTGAAGGCTAAAGATGTAGTACGCCTTATTGGAATATGGGAGGGAGAGGCTGGAGAGTCTTTTACTGACTATTGTGACTTCTCACGAGAGGCTGATAAAAACTTCTTACTATTCTTAGCAGAGAAGTATCCAATACTTTACGATTATCATTGTAAGGTTGCAGGCAATGACTGGCTAGACCATTGTATTCAGTATGTAGTTGACCACTGTGGAGAGTACCTTACCCAGTGGGTTCCTGCTGAAGAGTATCATCTTTCCTGGCAGTTAGAAGAGATGGCAATATATCCTCTTGCTGATTTTATCCTAAAGGACGATGGAGCATGGGAGGACTTTGTAGACTTCTTCACAAGTGAAAAAGAAACTGCAAGTGGAACTCCCTATATTGACTGCTACGATATTAGAGAATTATTTGAAAATGGAGATGTTTAAGTTTTACGAAGTAGGAGGTAAGGTACGGGATGAACTTCTCGGCCTTACTAACAAAGATGTTGATTATGTGGCAGTTCCATGTGAGGAAGCTTTAAAGGAAAACTTGACTACTTGTGATATGTTTCAGTTATTATGGGAACATTTAATAGCAGAAAAGTTTGAAATCTTCTTAGTAACTCCAGACTGTTATACAATCCGAGCTAGGTTTCCGGAGGGTTACAAGTATCAAGGGGTAGCTGATTTTGTAATGGCTCGTAAGGAGGTGGGGTACATTCCAGGTACTAGAACTCCAATAGTTGAGCCAGGAAATCTCTATGATGATTTATTACGTAGGGATTTTACTGTTAATGCTTTAGCTAAAGACCCTGATACTGGAGAAATTATTGATTATTTTGGAGGTCTTAAAGATATTAAGGAGAAACTTCTTAGGACTCCATTACCTCCCATTGTAACCTTTGATGATGACCCTTTAAGGATTCTCAGAGGCATAAGATTTTCTATTACCAAGGGACTACGGGTATCTGAAGATATGTGGCAGGCTATGAAGGCTTATGACTATTTAGACAAAATGCCAGTAGTATCTGAGGAGAGAATAAGGGAAGAACTGACAAAGTGCTTTAAGTGTAACTCATCTTTAACTCTAGGGTGGTTATCTGAACTCACTGATTTAAGAGATTACATTTTTAAGAATACTAATTTATGGCTTAAGCCAACTAGTGAAAAATAAATGTACAATATTATAACAGAACGTAATCTAAGAGAGGCTTTAGAATCAATTCCAGCACAATATACTGTAGATATGGAAAAGATAAAGCAGGTTAGATATAGTACAGGTAGAGGAATGTATATCTGTAAGATGTTGGCCGAGAGGAAAGAAAGTGTGGAAGAGGCAGTTAAATTGTATCACGATATAATGAAAGTAATTGTTAATGGTTGATTCAGAAAATTTATGTAGAAGAGCTATGGAAATCTATGGGTTTCCGGCTCAAGCCGCTATGGTAGTAGAAGAATGTAGCGAGTTAACTAATGCTATATGTAAGTTTAGAAGAGGTAGAGTTGGAGAGGATGATATTATAACTGAAATTGCTGATGTTATGATTATGTGCGAGCAGCTTTCTAATTATTTTGGAAAAGAAAAAGTTGCTCTGGAAAGAGAAAGGAAATTGACTAGACTAGAAGAACGTCTATCTAAATATGAACAAGTTTGAAAAGTATAGAAGTGTGCATGAGTCTTATTGGAGAGTTCCGATAAAATACTGTACAGAGGTTCCAAATAGTAAGGATTCTAGCTTTGTTATTATGGACTTCATGGGTAAGAACTTACTATGTGCTTGGAGAAACAACAATACTTGTAAAGTCGGAATGCCTTTTCTCTGTAGAAGAATTATAAAGAAAGGTAAATCTGGCTTTATGTATAAGAATAAGTTTTATAGTTTAGAAACTAAATACGGTTGGGTATTTTAAATATGTTATATTGATGGAAACAAGAAAAATAATTATATGTAGGGGAATACAAGGCTCTGGAAAGAGTACATGGGCTAAACAATGGTGTCACGAAGACCCAGAACATAGAGTAAGATTTAATAATGACGATATTCGTAATATGCTAGGAGATTATTGGATTCCTAGCAGAGAGAAATTAGTTAAATGTCTTTATGATAGATTCTTGCTTGATTCTATGGCCCGTAAGTATGATATTGTAATAGACAATATGAACCTAAATCCCAAAACTGTTGCCGAAATAGAATCTGAGGTTGATCTATTTAATAGAGGAGTACGAGGTGAATATGGATGGAAGTATGAAGTAGAGTTTAAAGATTTCTGGACTCCTGTTGAGGAATGTATTCGTAGAGACGCATCTCGACCAAATCCTATAGGAGCAAAGGTTATTAAAGACACATGGAGGCGCTATAGAAACTTTATCATTCACGAGGATATTATGGCAATGAAGGCTAAGGCAAGTCAACAGAATTCTGATTTGCCAGCAGCTATTATATGTGATATGGATGCTACGTTGTGCTTAAATACTAGTGGTCGTCCCTTCTATGGAGAAGGTGCTGCCGAGGGTATGGAAAAAGATGAACCAATTAATGAAATAGTTGGCTTAGTAAGAGCTTATTGTAATTTCCATAATGCGAAGTTAATTATTCTTACTGGTAGAGAAGATACTCAGGAATCTCGCGTGGCTACTGAGAAATGGCTTGATGCGCACCTACTATGTCCAGACATGGTTCTTATGCGACCTAAAGGAGATTACTCAGCAGGACCAGACTGTAAGAAAAAGTTATACGAGCAATATGTAAAGGACAAGTATTATGTCCCTATCGTACTCGAAGATAGTACAAAATGTGTAAGAATGTGGAGAGACTTAGGCATTACTTGTTTACAACCTAATGACGGAAAGTTTTAAATGGATTTAAATAAAGCAGTAGAACATTGTTGGGACAGAAGGGATTATCCAGAGATAATCTCTGATGATGCTGGATTGGATATATCTATTCCTAGATTTATCACTAGAGGCCCATGGAAAGAACATAACCGTCCTAGAAGGATTACCTTAAATGTAACTACTTATATAGGAACTAGCTGGAATGCAGTTCATTACTATGGCAATTTAGACATAGAAGGTATAAGCTTTAGTCAGGAAGATAGTCCAAACACAATGACTATGTGTTCAGAAACCTATGATGCTGAAGAAAAGAATCCTCTAGCTGGAGGAGTGTATCATATTGAATTAGTGCGGCCGGTTACTCGCGAAGAAATTGAAGAGGATAATTCACGGTGGTGTGGATATGAAATTGGTGACAATACTAATGCCTTCCATTCTCCAGAAGATGTAATAGCTCTAGCTAAGGAAGTATGCAAAGCTCGATTTAAAGGGAATTGGATACTCAAAATTGTAGACTATAGTGGAAAAGATTTAGACGAAGAAATCTTAATTGATAAGTTATGAACAGTTTTAATCTCTACGAGGATATACTATCTCGTACATGGAATAGGTATTACTATGAAGTAGAAGCCGAAACATTAGAGGAAGCTATAGAAAAAGTAAAGGACGGAGAGGTAGATTGCTACGATAGTGAACAACTTTATGAAAGTACTGACGACTTAGCTCCAGAAGAGAACAATGGGTCTGCTACCAGAGAAATTTACCACGAAGACGAGGTCGTTTGGGACAATGCAAAACTAGTTAATAGAGGTGAAATAATCACCCAAGATCTCAGGAATATCTCAGACCAACTGTTTCACATTATGGAATCTGAACCAGAAGAGTTTAGTGCAGGCTGTATTTCGTTTACATTAGTTAAAGAAGTGTTAGAAAAGTTAGGATGGACTGATACTGAGGACCTAGAAACTAATGGCTGGGATATAGACTATTGGGTAACTTTCATAAAGGAAGGAAAGAACTTTGATTATATAGTTAGTGGTAGCTTATACTACGGGAATATTAATATAAGAAAGGAGAAATTTTGAAAGACGAATTTGGAGATAGAATGAAGCTTTATTATGAAGCACGTTCTAAGACATCACTTATGAGAAGAACTCCTGTAATCATCCGATTAGATGGAAAGGCATTTCACACATTCACAAAGGGTTTTGTTAAGCCCTTTGATGAGTGTATGTCCAAAGCCATGCAGGAAACTATGAAATATCTGTGTGAAAACATTCAGGGATGTGTTTTGGGATATACACAATCTGATGAAATTACGCTAGTTCTAATAGACTACCAAAAACTTACCACAGATGCTTGGTTTGATTACGAAGTACAAAAAATCTGTAGTGTAGCTGCATCTATGGCAACCTTTATCTTCAATAGACAATTCCAAGTACAAGTTAATGAACTTTCTTGGAAAGGTGAATTAGCAGACGAAAATCTGGCTAAATCTTACATACGTGCTATTAAATCAGGTGCAGTATTTGATGCAAGATGCTTTAATATCCCCAAGGAAGAGGTAACTAATTGTATATTATGGAGACAGCAAGACGCTACACGAAATAGTATTCAATCTGTTGGGCAAGCTTACTTTTCTCATAAGCAGTTAGAAGGATTAAATACTAATCAGATTCAAGAACTACTTTTCCAAGAGAAGGGAATTAATTGGAATGATTATCCTACTAAGTTTAGAAGAGGAAGCTGTTGTATCAAGAAGTATCATCAGACTATGAACCAAACTCTCAGAGGTTATTGGTATATTGACGATGAGATTCCAATCTTTACTGGAGAAGGGAGAGACTATATAGAGAAGCTTATATGAGCAGAACATTTGATGAGCATCATCCAGTAGCACATAACCCAAAAAATAGGTTTCCTTCCCCATACTTAGACAATGAAGGTAAAAAAGAGAGACGAAGAAAAAGACGTGCTTATGGCTCTCAAGGATGGAAAGGATGGGGAGGAGAAACATACTTCAAAAGATTTGGGGAAATCATGATAGATTGTGTAAATAAGAGAAAAGCTAGACAGCTTATCAAAAAACAAATAAGAGAAGAGCTTAGAAATGAATTATAGGATTAACTACAACGTAGTTTTATTTAACGAAATTCTTTACGATAAAGAAATAAAGGTTAAGAACAAAGATAATGAATTGATGGCAAAATGTTCTCTTGAGGATTATTTAAGAAGAAAACATGGAGATGCATTTAGACAACTTATTATAACTAAATGTGTACCAGAGTATTTTAATGATAGATTGTTTAACGGAATATTTGGAGGAATGTTTTAATGATAGTAGATAATTTTGAATATTTATCTAAATTGTTTGACGAGTTAATAGACAAGGATGATTTCTATTTCGTACAAATAATTCAACGTAAGAAGGATGGAGTAGAACTCCCGTCATATACTTCGGGTGCTAGAACTATTAGAAGTTTCTATTTCTTTACCAAGGAAGAATTTCTAAGACAAGAACCTTACATAAAAGACCTATGTAATAGTAATAACGCTCGTGCTTACTTCTGGATAAATCCAAGAAATACTTTCGATATAGCTTGCGAATCTATTAAGCAGTTTACTGACTTAATAAAGAATAAAAATACTAGACAAGGTATTGCTGTATATGACAGAGCTACTGGTGCTAGCAGAAGTACAAACTATAAGAAATTATGGATAGTTGATATAGATTCTAAAGATGATAAATATCAGCAGAAAATAATTTCTCTAATCAAAGAGTGTAGAGGTTCGGAAGGAGAGAGAATTAGACACATCATTCCGACTGTAAATGGATATCACCTTATTTCTAATGGGTTTGACAGGCAACAGTTTTCTCAGAAACTAGCCTTGTATCAGTTAGACCCAATAGATATACATGACAATAATCCTACACTTTTATACTATAACCAGAAATAAATATTAAGATGAAAACCTATACATACTATATAGAATTTAAAACTAGATGTGCTGAAACGATTACAATAGAAGCTCCAAGTGAAGAAGAAGCAAGAAAATCTCTCAGAGAGACTTTTAGAAATCTGACTTTAGTAGAGCTTATTAAGGAGGATTAAATGAAGAAGTTTATATATCATATAGAACATACTAACGGTATGGACCAAAATGTCTGGACTTCTGCAGAAAATCAGTATGAAGCAGAGCAGGAAATTAGACATGATTATCATTCAATCAAAAGTTTAACTTTAATAAAGGTAGAGGATATGTATTTAGAAAATGGTGACGAAGTAATAGAAGCTGATAATGGCAGACTTATATTAGCTAATAGTGGTGCTTATTGTGATGAAGACGGAAATCCTACTGGTGGATGTATAGATGATGAAGAGTACGTCTATATAACAAAAACTGGTAGTGTTTATCATACGGATAGAGGTTGCGCATCTTTGAAAGCTCGAAATCCGAAAGTGGAAGAAATACCGCTTTCTGAAGCAAGGAAGAAAGGTTACAAACCTTGTAAAAGGTGTAAACATGGATAAGTTCAAAGCTTCTATAGTTAAATATATATGCCCAATTTGTGGAGAAGTAGCAGAGGAGGGAATCATAATGAATTCCCTTCTTTCAGAGAAAGCTGCTTCTGAAGTAGAGAAATTGCATGGGAAAGCTATAGGATTTTCTGACCATGCTTGTAAAAAGTGTTCAGAGTACAAAGACACAGCGGTATTCTTTATTGGAATTAATCCAAAGAAATCTTCTGATAAAGAACCTTATAGGACTGGACAAATTGTTGGAATAAAAGATGATGCTCCCTTAGTTTTACATTGTAGGGAATATATACGTTCTTTAAAGGACGGAACCAGATTTTGCTTTATTGATGAATTGGTAGGTAAAGAAATAGGATTATGGCAGCAATGAAACTAATTAGTAAGGAGGAGCTAGCTGACTTAATACGAGATAGTATTAAACTCAGTTATCTAGAAGCTGGAGGAGTTGATAATTGGACATGGTATGATGAAGCTCTAACTGAGTATAATGAAGACGACCTAGATGATGACACATTAACTAATGAATATAAGGACGCATGAGAACAGTAGCACAGAAGGTATTTCAAGTTGCCTATCGCACAAAGAACCAAGGAGTTGAAGGCTGGATATTAGTTGAAGCCAACGACTTCATAGAAGCCCTAGACGTGTTTAAGAGTCATTTTAAAGACTATGAAGTAACCGAAATTAGAAAATTCCGAGATATTATTAAACCACTTACTAAAACTATCACAGTAGAACTATGAAATTAATTAGACCTTCATTTGAAATTTTAGAACAGAAACCAAGAGCTATTGTTATTCCTGCCGATATGGAAATAGGCCCACGTATGGTAAGAGAAGAACTTCTAAGTTCTGTGTATAGACAAATAGAAATAGCTGGAAGAACCTGTTACAAGTCTGAAGATAAAATTACAGATACGTCTGCTAAAGAGTTTGTAGAAAGAATGGTAAAATCCGGTCATGGAGCTATGCTTGAACATGGTACTGTTTACTTGTTGCTGAATATGGCTTCTAGACAACAGTATTTTAAATATTGTAGTAATCCGTACTCTGTAGCTAATAGTACTGGAGAGGCTGAAAAAGGGACTTGGTTGGGATTTGTTACCACCAATTATAGAGTTCTTGTGGAAAACAACTGGCTAGATGATTTGCAATATATCTGTGAGCCTGGAAAAGAACACGAGAAGAGAATTACTGTTAAGTTCGTCTGTGATAGAGGAGTATCACATGAATTTGTGAGACATAGAGTATTTAGTTTTGCCCAAGAATCTACCCGTTATTGTAATTATAGTAAAGATAAGTTTGGCAACGAGCTTACTTTTATTATCCCTAGTTGGTTATACTACGAAGAACAGCAATTCACTGATAAGAACGATTCTTCTTGCAGTATTAGAACTGACCTATCTGAGCATGAGTATTTTATAGACTTACTACTAGAAGCCGAAAGAACTTATAATTTCCTAGTTCAATATTGTGGGTGGAAACCTCAACAGGCTAGAGCAGTTCTTCCTAATAGTCTAAAGACTGAGTTAATTATGACTGGTACTATTGAGCAATGGAAAGGATTCTTTGTATTAAGGGATGCTCCAAGCGCTCACCCACAAGCTAGAGAATTAGCGGAACCTCTACATGCAGAATTTAGAAAAAGAGGATGGTGTGAATGAAAGCTAGCGAATACTTTGGAGATTGGATGGATGTAATAGATACTGTAGAACTACGCAGGATACTATCTTGGGTAAGTACTATAGATAAAACAACTTTATGTCCCTCCTCTCCTAACATATTTAAGGCCTTTAGGGCTTGTCCTTTGAAAGACTGTAAAGTAGTCTTTCTGGGGCAAGACCCTTACCCTCAACAGGGTGTAGCTACTGGAATATTATTTGGAAATTCTGAAGACACTCCAGAACATAGACTATCGCCTTCATTACAGGTAGTCAAAGAAGCTGCAATAAATTATGAGATTCCTCATAATAGAATAGATTTTGATAACACTCTAGAATCGTGGGCTAAGCAAGGCATTTTAATGATTAATACTGCCTTTACTTGTGAAGTTGGTAGAGTAGGTTCCCATTTTGATATATGGAAGCCATTTACTGCCAAATTGATTCACAACCTAAGCACCAAGGATGGAGGTATAATATATGTATTATTTGGTAATCAAGCATCGTCATTTAAGAAGTATATTGTAAATAGTCCAAAAATTATGAAGGTATATCATCCTGCTTACTTTGCTAGGCAGAATAAGAAAATGCCATATAATGTATTTACTGAGCTAAATCAAGAGCTACAGAAATTATATGGACAGCAGATTGAATTTTACAAAGAAACGGAATATGGAAATTGTTAATTATGGAATATAATATTGGATTCGTAATAGGAGATCCTAGTGGAGATGGTCATGCTTGTACAACAGAGTATCATATAGTTGCTAATCATTCAGTAGATGAAATATCTGAGGCTTATAAGAAAACTACTGAACTCTTGGGTTTTGATTTCGTTAAGGAAGTTGGAGTAGAATTTCAGTCAGACCCGTGGATACCAGAAAAGTTTACTAAAAAGTTGTTAGAACTAGAAATAATAGACAAGGAATATGTAATAGAATCTGATTCTGAATATGGCACACCGGCTGGATGTTATGAGTTTGAATGTGCGGAAGATGAGTTTGTAGATATATACTTTGCTATAGCAAAATATTTTCTTCCAGACTTGACGTGGAGAGCTAGAAACTTAGAAGAAGAGATTCTATGGGATCTAGAGGGTGCAGCCTATGGCTTTACGTATCATGGAGAATAAAAGGATACCTAGAAAAATAAAGAAAGCTCTTAAGTATGCTTTCCTACATCCAAGGGTATGTGGAAGGCTTATAAGATATGGAGCTGTATATACTATAGGAAGAAACTCTAAGTGGACTCGTAAGGCCGCCAAAATAAAACGGCAAAGGGATTATGCAGAAATGATACACAATATAACAGAACAACTAAAGGATATTTATGCAATTAATCCAAAGAAAGACTATTCTGAAATAGATTCAAGCTTTTACGAATGGGAAGTAATAACTAATTTTAAATAAATAAAACATTATGAATTTTTCAAATATTTTTAGTAGCAAGAAAGTAAAATCATTTGCAGAACAATTGGCAGAAGTAAAGAACGTCTTTAGAACATCCTATGACCAAGCTATAGCTTTAAACTCGGCTATTGCTGAAGATATAAAGGTTAAGCAAAACGAGATTGCTTCTATTCAAACTCAAATTGAGTTTAATCAGCAGGTTGCTGATGATAACAGTAAGTATATATCTAAACTTAAAGACTTAATTTCGTAATTATATGAGTGAAAAGAAATATAAATTTGACCCAGAACATACGTTTTTTACATCAGACACGCATTTTGGTCATGCAAATATTATAAGGTTTTGTAAACGTCCATTCGAAAATGTCGAGGAAATGAACGAAGTCTTGATAGAAAATTGGAATAAAGTGGTCTCTGACGATGATACGGTCTTCCATTTGGGAGATTTCGCCTTTGGTGGAAGTAATGTATGGAAAGAGATTATCCCTCGTCTAAAAGGTCATATAAACCTCATTATCGGAAATCATGACAGAAAAAATCTTAGACAAGGATATATGTCATTTTTTGACATGGTAGTTCCGCAACTACAAATAGAAATAGAAGATACCTCCATCTATTTGAATCATTACCCATTTCTTTGTTATGGAGGTTCGTATAGAGGAGTGTGGCAGTTGTTTGGTCATGTTCATTCTGGACCAGGAGCGGACGGACTAGATATTTCAAGACTCAGAGTATTGCTTCCAACCCAATACGATGTAGGGGTAGATAATAACAATTTTACTCCTATCTCTTATAGAGAAGTCAAGAATAAAATAGAAGCACAGAAAAATGAAAGTCTGGATAGGGCTAAAGCCTAATGATAGGCAGGGAATGGAATTTAATCTGACCCCACTAGAGTTTAGAGACTTATTAAGTAAGCCAGATTGGGTTCCACTCCATTTTTTAGGTTGGAGAACATTTATAACTTCTGTATATTTTAAAATACTTTGACATGGAACATTATAACAAGAAATCAGTATCGGATGATTTAAGGAAGTATGACCACTTAGCTAAAGATTCCGACTTTATAGAAATTACTGAATGGCATAACGGAGAAGGTTGGGATATTGCCATCAACGAAAGAATGATTTCGTTAACCTGGGGACAGTTAGAAGCTATTAAATATTTAATTAAATCATTAGAATATAAGGATTAATATGAAATTGTATTATTTATTGCTGCTAGTTATGTTCTTTCTAATGAGTTGTGAAAGAACATCTAATGTATCAGAAGGTCGTCATATAGGTACTTCCGATACCGACTATATATTTGAGTATACTATAGACGGACATGACTATATTAAGAAAGGTTATGGGATGGCTCATTCCGGAACTTGCAAGAAATGTAAGCAAGAACGAGATAGTATTGTCAGTGTCTTAATAAAAGAATTAAGTGCTAATTGAAGTATTAATAAGCTATCCAGATCCTATGGATAATTGTCTTCCGCCTCAAATTTATATTAGGGAGTGGAAGACAATGGAAGTTTCTCCGTTTGAATGGTACAAAATACTTTCACGACCTTACGGATATAACTACTATAGATTAGGAAAATATATTAATAAATCTGTTAATAATGAGTTGCGTTGAATTACATCGAGGAACTTTAGTTAAAGTTAACACAAAAGGACTTACAGTAGAGGAATATTGTGAACTTCTTTGTAAGAAACACGGCTATGAAATCGCTTATGAAGGAGATACATATGCTGAAACCTTAAGGGATGTAGATGATACCTACAAGGTATTAAATGGGGAGTTATATAGGTGTGATGATACTCAATATCCAGAAGACACTTCTTACTTGGTTGATGTTAGAAGCAATGGAGATGGAACTTACGAATATATTGCCCAATTCTACAATGGTGGTACTTATTTAGATGAAGTTTTAGAAGATGGAATAAAAAATACTTTAAAATGATTAGGGAGAAAATTGACAACTTAATCAAGCAAGCTATGCTTGATAAAGACCAGCCGAGAACAGAAGTTTTGAGAGCTATTAAGAACGAATTCCTTGTATACCAAACAGCAAAAAATGCTAAGCCTCTAGACGATGCTGCTGAAATTGCCATTTTGAATAAAATGATGAAGCAAAGAAAGGATAGCGCCGAGCAGTATAAACAAGCAGGAAGATTAGACTTGGAATCTAATGAGATATATGAAATCAGTTTCATTAATACTTTTCTGCCTAGAAAAGCTACAGTAGAAGATATACATAATGCTATATGTAATCTCTGTGCTGGAAAAGGGTGGGTTAATGATGAAGACAATTTTATTATTCCGAAAAAGTCTATGGGAATAGCTATTAAAGAGATCAAGGATTATCTAAGAAATGTAGATGGAAAAGAATTATCTGATATTGTAAAAACCTACTTGGAATAATGGACAATATAGCTATCGACTTAGTAGAGAAATATATTCTCAATCATCTAGATAAATCAGACGCAATTCCGGATTTTGAAGTATATACAGTGTGGAAATGTAAAATTTTGCAGAACTGGAAATACTTGCTATCTAGCACACTTCCAGACGGAATGTATTATGAACTTACATATAACGGAGATAAGAAACAGTGGTACTTAGATGCGTACAAGAAATTTGATAATGTATGTTATAATTTAGGATAATATGAGCCATTTTGTAGGATTTGTATTCGGTAGTAATGTTGATGAATTGCTTGAACCATATGATGAAAATATGGTAGTAGATGCATATGTAAGATACACTAAAGACGAAGCTGTAGATGAAGTTAAAAGAAGACATGCAGATAATTACGAATATGCTCTTAAAGTACTAGATAAATATCAAGACCCTAAGTCTGATTGGGAAAAGGAGCAGGTAGAGCGTGCAAATAAAATTATAGAAGGTGGTATTGGAATATCCTATGAGGACGCCTGGGAAGAGGCAAAGAAGTGGGGATATGACATGGATGATGATGAAAATCTACTCTCTACCTATAATCCAGAATCTAAATGGGACTGGTATTCAGAAGGAGGTAGATGGGGAGCTTGGTTGATTCTAAAAGAGAAGGATGAAAATGGAGTACCTCTGACAGCAATCTTTGCTACCAAATCTGAAGTAGACTGGGATCGCATGTTTCCTAATAGAGTCCCATTCTGTTTTGTCACCGAAGATGGCGAGTGGCATGAGTCAGCTTCTATGGGCTGGTGGGGTATGACTTCTGACGACAAAGAAGAAGATGTTTGGAACAAGGAGTTTAAAGAGTATCTAGACAGTGTAGGAGATGATGTTGAAATTTCAGTAATAGACTTTCATATCTAATGTCAGAAAAGAATGATAAATGGACGATGTTCAAGAATTACATTCATAATGAATTGGGCATCACCAAGGATGATATAAGAACTTGGCTTAAAGAGGCAGTACAGTCTCAAGCCGAGCTTATGTTAAAGAAAACTTTTGATGACTTCGATATGGATACTTTTGTACGTAGACATATCGAAACGCAAATGAGATATTGGACTACAGACTCTGTACGCCATCAGGTAGCTAATTTACTAGCAGACAGATTAGTTATTTTAAGCGAGGATAATGAAAAAATAAATGATTCTAAACATCAGCTTAAGAACTGACATAGTAGCTTGTTATACTGATTGGCTGGTAGACAAATTGTTACATAAGGACTTTATTTATTCCCAGAATCCTAGAACTAAGGTTACTACAGCATACTCCTTAAAGGATGTAGACTGTATAGCCTTCTGTTCTAAGGACTATTCTAAAATATTACCATACATTCAAGAAATCAATTCCAAGTATAAGTGTATATACTATTATACTATTACTCCATATGGAACTGACATAGAGCCAAATGTTCCATCGGTGGATGAAAGTATAAAGACTTTAAAAGAGTTGAGTAAGATAGTAGGCAAAGAAAATGTTTTGTGGAGGTTTGACCCTTTACTTAAGACTAACAAAATATCTTGCGAATGGTTAGTGGATTCTTTCGAGAAAATGGCTAAAGAATTGTCCAAGTATGTAAGTAGATGTATATTTAGTTTCATTACTCCATATTCCCACACATTAGCTAATATGCCAGAAATAATTCCTTTCACTGAAGAGGAAAAGGACTGGATTACTATGAGAATGGGAGTTATTGCTATATCAGAGAATAATCTACATTTACAGATATGTAGATTAGGAAAGGAATACCCTGGGGTATATGTTGAAGGATGTATGAGTCCTAAGATATTTGGACTTAACATAAAGCCGACTAAAGCTTCTATTACCAGTGGATGTACTTGTAGCGTTCAGACCTACGGAATAGGAGAATACGATACTTGTAAGATGGGATGTAAATATTGTTATGCTACTATAGATCATAATCTGGCTAAAAGAATACCAGAAAATCCTAACTCTGAACTTATTTCTGGAGAAATAACGGAACCAATTAAGTACGTAAATAACAGAGTACAGATAAGTCAAGAACTAAGCCTATTTGATTAAAATGATTACAAGAATTGAAAAGTTTGGAGCATCATGGTGTGGACCATGCAAAGTACTAGATAGAACGTTAGAACAGCTTACTGGAATAGAAATTATCAAGCATGATGTAGACGAAGAGGAAGAACTTGCGAATGCAAGAGGTATACGAAATGTTCCAGTTTTGATATACTATAACGAGCAAGATGAGGAAGTTAAGAGAACGGTAGGTGCTATTTCTTTAGGCACTATTATATCAATTATAAACGGTAATTAATATGTATAGAGTATTATTGAGCAGAACAGGAGTAGCCTATGCTAAGGAATGTGATGACGAACTCGATGAGTTTGATTTTATAGAGGTCTTAAGAGACTTTGTGGATTCTGGAGACGTAATTATGTTCGTAGATGATTTAGACACTTTAAGAGATTCTATGGAACTTGAATATAAAATCGAAATAGTTGATGGAGACGAATGAAGATATTAGAAGCTATAATGTAGGAAATTCTAATTATAGCAAGCATAAAATACAACCTTGGGATATTTGGAGAGAATATAATTTGAATCCATGGGATGCGGATATTGTAAAGAGAATACTGAGAACTAAGGAAGAACCTGGTAAGTCTAAAGAGGATGCTAGAATAATGGATTACGAGAAGATTATCCATATTTGCAAAGAAAGGATTCGGCAGATTAACGAGGACAAAAAGGAAGAAGGAACTTCTTCTGGATTTGTTATTAATACTGATGGTACTGCTTGTATATCTAATATATTTAAACCTAGTGCTATCTCTTATAGTTTGAATGAGAAGGAGGCGAATGCATATGCCGAATTTCAAAAACAACATTATGAACTACATAAGGGAATAAAGGCGTGTGGATGTTCAGTAACATTTACACATAGTGGAATAGGTGTAGGTAAATCTGTTAAATGTAATGTATGTAAGGAGAGTAAGAACATAACTGATTACAATACTTGGTAAATAATAAAGGGAGAAGCGTAGACAATAAAGTCTATGTTTCTCCCTATTTTTTTTTATTCTTCTCCAATACCATTTATAGTATCTCTCTTATACATTTTATATGTGTCTTGCAGAGAACGTGGTAATGCTTGAGATTTGGTAATTAATTCACCCATCGTAGTATCTCCGAATAAGAATCCTCCAATATCATGCCAAGTTTTTGCTCCCCATTTCACGGCGGCGGGACTTGTATTATTCATAACACAATCAAATATAGGGAGAGGTCCTTTAAATTCTTCAAAGCTACTTGAACTACCCTTGTATAATAATTCTATAACAGCATTAGTTAGTATAGCCTAGCCATCTCCAGATTTTTTATGCTCTTTATATGCAGGATTTACTAGTTCTTCAAATAGCCAATATAGAAGTAGTGCTACTAAGGCATCAGATATCAATCTTCTCCGATTTCTCATTTGCATAGGACTACTAAGAATGTTTTGCTTTATTCCTTCCCATCCCCTACCATGATATAATTCAGCAACAGTATCTTGTAAAGTTCTAAAAACTCCTTGAACTACTAGAGGAATATCAGTCAAATAAGGTACTCCCGTGTCTTCAGTAGTAATGTTGCCATTATTATCTATCCAGAGCTTGTTTCCGTTTTCGTCCTCCTTCTAAACTTTCTAGGTTTCGTAAGAGGATTCCCTCCTCTTGCCTAAGTATACATCATATATACCGTTCATCCAAGTAGAAAATACCCCAAACTATGAACCAATAGCTAAGTTTTCATACATAGCTTTTGTGCTTCGGTTATATGAACCATATATAGTATCCCCTAAGTTTTTGATTTCGTCAATCTGATTTTGTGTATATCCGTCTGGAAGATTAGTGTCCAAACTTACAGGTAAGTTAGCATCTGGATTCTCTTCATTAAACTTCATAATCTAACTTAGATACAATGATTTTTGCTTATTATAAGCTTCCATGTTACTTTTATCATTAGATGCCAGAAGTTTAAATCTTTCGTCCATTCTCCAATTATATACTAGCTTTCCATCTACAATCGAATATGCTTTATGGGAGCCATCATGCTTTAATTTCCCCATAAATAGTACCATTCTATTAAGAAAGTCTGGCTTTCTTAACGTAGCATATGCCCAGTTGCCTGCATTGGTTATACCTCCTCTGTTAGTTTTATAACCCTCCTATTGCTATTCTATATTGATATTAGAAATCAAATATTTACTATTCAACTTATCTAATAAATCAATGCTCATTGCCGAATGTACTCCCTGTCTAAGTACAAACTGATATGCCCACATTACATCCTTAGCATCTACGTCAGTTCTATATTTAGTCATAGTTCTGACTACATTGGATAGGAATCCTCCGAACGTATCTCTAATAGCTGCTACAGGACTTGCCGCAATGTAAGCCGTAGAAACCGCTTTTCTTAAGGGCTGCAATCTTGCGATTATTTTTTTAGAGCTTTCCTCCATAATACTTCTGTTAAAAACAGCAGTCTTTAAATAATCGTCAATGTGTTTGATAGTCTTGGCAAATTTTTCTGAGTTATCTTCTCTAACTCCAGTTAATTTTAACTAAAGAAGAATACCCTTAGCCCTAGTCAGCATCTTATTCATTTCCTCTTCCTAAAGATTTTTGTAAGAGTAGTCTATAACTAAGTTCTGTAGATTAGTCTCAAAATAGTCCTTACCATACTTTGATAGTAATCTTTGTCTACCTTTAGTAGTCTCGGAGGCTCTAAATCTATTGTATGCTTGCATATTTTCGATATCGGAATTAATCTAAGACTCTTCCTAATCGGTTAAAATATCTTCATACATTTCTTTAAAGAACATAGTAGGATTCTTACAGTATCCTTTAACTCTTCTCTAGAAATCCTCAAAGTATTTACCTGGATTACTCCATCTAGTAGATGATGAAGCCTTTTCTAAAGGCACCCAGAGATACTATGGATTATTCTTAATAAAGGTTAGTATGCCCTTATCATCTTCTGACTTATAGGAGAAGTTATTATCTTTAAATCTCAACTTATTTATTTCAAATAAGGCCTTTTTCAGAAATTTTCTATCGTCAGCATCTAAGTCTGAGGTTGAATCATATGGATTCTTAAAGAATAATTCTCCATCCTTTTCCTAATATAGATGCTTAAATACTCTAGCCTAATCCCCAATTATAGCATTTCTAGCCTTACCATATCCTTTTGCTTCGTAATAGTCCAAGCAGGCTAAATTAAAGTCTGAAATCTAAGGCTCTAGTTTATTGGAAATTCCGTGAATTGCGTCCTAAAGTAATTTACTTATAATTCTTACCTATGTGTTAGAAATGTTCTGAGGTCTTGCTAACAGGCGCTCTACTTCTGATAAATCATCTTCTGATATTCTTATAATTCCAGAGAGTCTATCTAAAGTTATCGACGCGTTTAGTAATAGTTTACAGCATCCAATTACTAATTCATTTCTCTCAGGATTAGCTAGAGTAGCTTTTCCAGTTGCATACTTTATAATCGTATCTGGAGACAAGGACATATGCTGTCCTACCAGTATTTTATTTAGTTTCTAAATAAGTTCTTCTAATCTCTGTATCTAAACTTCATTAGTTTCTGCAGAAGATAAGGAATCTATTGTAGTCCCATTTAGCATATGTTGCAAACCGTCAATATCTGAACCAGATATCAATTCTTTTAAAGAGTTGAAATCCGTCTTACCAAGATTTGGAGATTCATGTAGGATATCCCAAAATTCGTTTATCAAAAGTTGCACAGGCGAGATATGTTCTACTGTAGCAAAGTTATTACTTATCTTCAATCCTGGGTCTTTCTAATTTAGTACTTCCTAAGCCTTGACGAAATTAGAAACAATTAACTAAATAGGATACTATTGACTTTGTATTCTTCCACCAAGTCCTCCAACTACTGTAAGGTCTCCAAGTTTTATATCGCTTCCCAACTATGGAATTATTTCATTTAATAGAAACATAGTCCTCATAGTTTCTATGTTTCCATAGGTAGCTTTCATTAATTCTCTACCCTAGTTGTCTGTTCCCTAAAGGTCATTTAAATGAAATCCTAATATATTCGTTCTTCCCTCAAAGGAATGTATCTAATCTAGGTTTAGACCAGATAGAGTTACTAGATTTACCTATCCAGTTAAGGTATTTTTAAACATAATAATATTGCAATTATCTAAGGTATCATTCTTAACAACTTCCCACAAATAATTGTACTTATCTTTTCCATTGACTTTTACTACAGAATGTTCAAAATATGGGCTAAATAGCTAATCTAGGTAATCATTGTCAAATTTAGGAAATCCGAATCGTCTAAATTCTCCAATCTGATTAACTATACCCCTAGCGCTAAGTTTACCATTATCTACGTTTAGAAGCTTGTCTTGATTCTGTTTAATTATATCTACTACTTCCTTATTCTTACTCTTAAGTTCGGAACTCTTTACGTTATAGACAACTCCATCTATAGTAAGGTTCCATCCTGTATCAGGCTATTCCCCCTACGTCCAGTATGTCCAATTCTTATCAATAAATTCTTCTATAGTAGAAGTAATTCCATCTGCTTTAATGTCCTTTTTGGGAAACACAGCTTTTAATTGCTGGTTTACCTTGTCAATAGAAGAGTCGTTTATAGTTATTGTTTCAGCATTAGATGTTATAAATCTCTGTGCTAGTTTCATAGATTCTTGCATCACAAATGCACCTCTATTATGACTATAGCATTCTGCTCTATTTACTACTATATCCTTAATATTTTGAAACTAATCATCATATTCTAATGTAACTGGAATAATATTAAATCTAATATCATTAGTATTTATTCCATTATACTATAATATTCTAGATAATAAGGCAAATTCATTTCTATATTTTTCCTTCTTTGCCTAATCCCAAAATGCTGGAGATTCGTGCGAACTTTTAATATTAAAGACCTCTACTGAACCATTAGGTTTCACTACAATATAGTCAATATGTCCAGTAATTGTATCGTCTCTTCCTATTAGTTTTGCTGATAGATTTAGATTCTTCATTATAACTGGAGAGGAATCATCACCAAATTCCTTAGATTCCTTACCGTTGCCTAAGTACACCTAGCGAAATATATCGTCGTAAACCTAATCATGTATAGCATCGCTAAGATGTTCAAAAGACGTACCTTTAGTATTATCTTCGGTCTGAGAATAAGAAGTTTCCTTACCTTGCTTAAGAATAATTTTATGTAAATCCCTACCATCTTCTGCTATTCTCTTCCAACTATTTCTTAATATAGAAATATGCTTCTCTATTTCATCCTTTGACAGCCCCTTCTATTCATATAGTGATGCCATTCTATCAATATAGTCTTCTACCTACAGAACTGGCATTATCTATTTTCCTAATTGGTCTATATACAGACCTGAGTCAATAAATGATTGTGTTGTGTATCCAGAAGCATTAACTTCTGCACATCCATTCAATACATCTACTCTATCAGAGAACTCTTTTTTAAATTTTCGTTTCCCTGCTTCCTTTAATTCAGACAACTTATCAACCACTCTAGTCTGACGATTATAATCCTTTGAATAAAGAATATCATAAGCAAGCTATGGACTCTTTTTCAATATTTTTATTAATTCATCATAAGAGTGGTTGTATTGTCTTTTACCTACTAACGTGTACTTACAATCTTTCATTTACAGTTTTCTAATATTAATCCTTTTTCAATCCCCTTCTCTATAAGATTAGAAATGATACGATTTTTCTACATCTATCCTATCTAAGACGAAACTAAAGCATTTACACTAGACTAAAAGCCTAAGTCTGTGTCTAAATCCAGTTTAATATTTTTTCTAATATTTTGTCTTATGTTTAGGAATTGCTGTCTGAACAAATCTATAGCTTCATTAGTTCTGTCGCTATAATAGAATACATCGCCATTCTCAATCTATCTAGCTAAGTATCTTACGACACCTTCTTCTATTCTATCTATATATGCTAAGTTTTTGTAGAGGTCATTGACTCTACTCTTAGTCATCTAAGATACTTTCTTATCATAGAAATTCAAAATGTCTTCATAATTTTTAGTTCCATCCTTCATATCCTAAGCCTTAATAGCTCCTAATACTATATGGAATGTTTCATGCAAAAGGTCGTTAACACTAGCATTGCTCTAATTTATGTAAAGCTAGTTATCATAAATAAAGGCTTTGACATCATCGGTACCATTTGGAAATATTCTGTTACCGTTTTGGTCCTACAATTGCGATAGTTGGTTATTATCTGTAATGTTGATTTTAATAGGAGTGTCCTTGAATAAGGTATTCTCTAATGATTCTTTAAGATTGAATAATGTACTAGTTAAACTTTGAGTCGGAAGATTGCCCTGCACATCTACTCCAGTAGAATTAATAGTTATTCCAGAATCTGTTAGAGATTTTATGTAGACAGTATAATTGCCATCGTTGTTTTTAGTACTTCTTTCTATCAAATATTGCTTAACTGGAGCATTATTAATATCAAAAATAATTTTCCTTATAGCCTCATAATCTGCATCCTCCATAGTTCTTCCCTACATGGCATTAATAGAGTAACCGTTTTCTGTCATTGCATATAAAAATATTCCAATTTTCTCTGGCAAGTCTAGGGAAGAAATATCGATTCCCTTTTGTTTATAAAATGCCTATATTTCTGACGGCTTCTTATTAGTAATAAGGTTATGCTCCTAAGCAAGCAGCTTAGTTTTAGGACCTATAGGATAAGCTATAGAACTAATAGTCTATCCAGGATTTGTTGGAAACTCTAAATGAACATATCTCTTTCCGTCAGAACTTCCTAACATCTGCTTCAATTCTATCTTGGTCTATTTACTAACGTTGGCAGAACGGTTAAAACCTTCAACTGCTAATTTAGCATCTTTGAGAGATTTAAATTTAGGAGGGTCATATAAGTTAGGACTAATAACGCTATTACTAACAATGAAGATATTCTCTCCACTTTCATTAAGATGATTGTATATATAGTAACCCTAATACTGTCCATTATCAACACCATCTTCGTTTACTGGAGTAAAAATGTTCATAGTATCATACCCAAAGTTAAACTCATCCTTTAATACTCTACCTATTCTCTTTAATTTAATCTTGTCATCGTTAGTAAGCTTCTTTCCCATATAGCTGTAAACTATCTAGTCTTTATCTTGAGATATATCTAAAGCATATAACTAGCCATCAATCTCCACATTCTAATATCCAGAAAAGAATTGCTAAGCATCTTCTAATGTTGCTATATTATCATCATAACTACTAGATAATTCTAGTTCTCCTAAAGCTCTTCTTTCTTCGTTCTTCCTAGATAGAACATTATCGAATAATTTCTTAACCTGAGGTTTAGTAAGTCTTATGCTCTATGGTACAGATCTACCTACAGATTCAACGTGGTAGTTGGATAGTATTATGTCGTTTTTGAAGTATTTCTATAGTAATTCTTCCATCTCCTCAGAGTTAAGATTTATAAATTGCTATTCGCTGACTTCCTAAGAAAATTGGGGGATATAGGTGGCAAGTCCCTTGTATAACTCAGACTTACCAAACTATTCTCTTTTCCAATGTAATCTCCTTAAATATCGGGCTAGGTCAGACTCTGAGTCTTCATTAATTACCTACTACTTATTAAGTTCTCGGCAGAAATCATTTAACACAGAACCAGAATCTATAATCTGGTCGCCGCTCTTAATAAGCTTAGTATAGTCACTACTGTTATTTAGGTAATCTAAAATAAGATGTTTAATTGTAAAAGATTCTGAAGGGGTAGAATCTACCTCTTTAGTAATACGCTCTAAATTCTTTTTGTAATTATTTCTAATAATGTCTAACTTATCCTTATACTTCTCAGATAAGTATTCATCAAGAATTTCATTATCATTTACAACCTATTCGGTTAAATATTTTTTGTGTTCGGTTTCGGCGAAGTTCTATACATCGAATTTGTTTCTAAATACATAACTTACTACTCCGTTCACTACTACTCTTCCCTTTAACATATCTCCATTGGAGTATGCTTTGTCTACAAGAGTGATTATGTAGGGTTTATCAATATCTCTAATTAATTCCGTTTCCTCTGGGTAACGAAGTTTTAAATTCTCGAAAGAACAGTTCCCTATTAGCTGTTTATCCAAGAAGTATTTTTGAGAGTTTTTTACTCTTGTAGATGAAGTCTGCAAGTCGTAAATCAACTACTTTATTTTATGTTCAGGAAGGGTGTCTAGATATTCTACAATATCTTGAAGAGAGTCTAGCTCCTTTTCACTAGACTCTCTATCAATTTTGAAATTATTTTTCCCTCCTATCTCAAGAATTACATCACATTCCATATTAACATAATTTGTAAATAAGCAACCTGTTCTATCTTATATATTGTGCTAACTACAATACTCTATCTTTCATATTAGCTTCTCCGGTTCCAGAGAATATAGAATTTTCTCTAAGTCTCTTATGAAGTTCTGGGAACATTACTAATGAGTTCTGTGAATAGTTATATATTCTTTCATCTATTTCTCCCTAAGTGAGACCCAAGTGGTCTAATTGTAGTAGGGATTCTGGCTTACTCATATCATATTTCCAAGTATAATCAGACCTATCATAGTATCTTTTATAGACATCATAACCGTGAGCTGGATTTAGAACTTTTACGTATGGTTCCGTTCTATAATTCAACGCATATGTAGAATACACAGTTGGGGCCATAGCTATTAAAAAGTCTCTCTTAGTTGGCATGATATACTTAAAATCATCATTGTAATCCTACTCTGACATGAATTTATAGTAATCGTACAAAACATTACCCTCACGAACCTAGTCTCTAAATATACCAGTCATATACTTACCTCCTAATCTAGTTCCATTGACAGCTAAGTTATAAAGCATTAATATATCTGCAACAGTATGATTTTTGTCGAAGGATTCAGTAGCTAACTCCTGTATACCTATTAGGTATCTATTATAGGTCTACTTGTTTGGAAGACTCTAGTCTATTTCAAATAGGTTAAGAGCTGTTCTCAGCATACTCTTTCCTCTATTAGAACTCTATACAAGCTCTTTAACTAAGAAGTTATCTGGGTAAGTATTTTTAAGCCATTCATAGAAATCATTTTCTACGAAGTTCTTAAGAGAATCTATACCGTTAAGAGAATTTATATACAATTCATCAGACCTTACTAAATTATAATTAGAATCATATACCTTAGTATTATCTACTTTAGATATATCTATAGGCTCATCCTTAGATAAGAAATATGAAGTAATTAATATCTTGTCTGCATAAGATATTATGTTCTTGTAATCTTTATCTGATAATGCACTATAGGACAATTCTCCTAAAGAAATTAACTAGTCTACTATCTTTGATTTATTCGCAAATAAATGTCTCTGCTATAATGTATAGTTTAGCAAATCTAGATTCATCTTATAGTGTGGTATTCTATTAACTAAGTCTAGTATATTCCAACTTGATTTAATTAAATTGTAATATGTCGCAGCTAATTCCCTATAAGATACTAAGTCACCTTGTCTGGTGTTGTATATAGTTCTAGAGCTTTGAGGTACTATAACCTTTTCATCATTTAAGAACTTGTACAAATCAAAATTTCCGTACAAATCTGTATTCACTGCATCCTATAAGATAGATACTATTTCTACAAGCGATAGTTCTGGATTATTTCCTTGAATATTCTTGATAACCTTTACTAAATCCTTTTCAGTTTTTGTCTTGGTTTGCATCGTAGCAAATATCTCTGGAGCTATAGATTGAAACTCTTCTAAATACTAAAGCAATTCAGCCTTCTTTCCAGAACTACTTGTAGCAGAATCCTCTTCATCAGATAGATTAACAAACTTAGTCTTGTAAGAATCAGAAGGTTTCTTTATTCCCATTCTGCGCTCTCTGGTAGAAACAGTAGCATACATTCTCTTAATAAGTTTAATTAAATCCATATCAGTCTGAGGAATACCTTGATTTAATTTCAGCCATACTGAAGCTAAAGTAGAAGTTTCATTGGCTTCATCAGTAATTCTCTAAAACTCATTCAAGTCTAGTTTAAAATCTAGCATTGAGTAATTGCTATTAGGATGTAATCTATTATAGTCTGCTATCTGGGATTTAATATCGCTAATAATCTAATTAATGTATTCAAATACATAATTAGTGTTCATATTATCAGTCTTAGGAAGTTCATACTGTGATAATGCTTCCATATATTTAGGACTATTTGCAGTTAGTGGTTCAGTTTTAGCCTTAATGAATTTTTGAACAAAATCTTTCAAGGATTTAGACTCTGAATCTTTATATATGTTTCCTAGCTTACTAATTATCCACATATATTCATTATTAGTCCTTCTTGGAGTACGACCTTCCGCCATCATCTCAGACATCATCTCAGCTTCAGCTTCCATAGCTTCAAACTAAGATTCCATAGCTTCTAATCTTTCCTCTGGAGATAAATTATCTTGGGGCTTTACAATTAGTTTAGAGAGGTCTATATCTCCATTTAGTATCTTAATAGCATTAGTTACCGAACTAGATTGATTTTTATATAAATCATTTCTACTATACTTGTCAATTAGCTCTACTACTGGACTTGTCATAAACGCCACAATATCTTTAAGATTGAAGCCCATCATAACAAGATGTAAGTGATATTTAGCTAAGTTGGTCCCAGCGTTAATCTTAGCAAGAATCAATTCCTTAGCATTATCTGTTGCCGCAGAAAGAATCTGAGAAATTAGCTAGTCGACATACTTGTCATCCATATCTATTTGTCCATCGTAAGTAGAGTAGAACTCCTCTTTAATTTTCTAAGAAAGTTCTGGAGAGGCATTCCATAAATCGGGAATGTGTTTAACCACTACATTCATCAGCTAATCAGTTGCTCTTCCCGATAGTCTACTATAAGAATGATTCATCTTCAAGAAGAATTTATCTTTTTGATTTCCGTTTCTTAATACATTATGATAATAATATGTTAAATTGAACCAGTCCTTTTCACCATTAGCCGCAATACCAATAACATTCTTACCAACCAAGTTTTGATTCTGCATTACATATTTGGTAAGAGGATTCATCATATTTAGCTATTTAGTCTTTGCACCCTTAGGTGATTTATCAGCTTCTTTTTGTAAATCTCTCATTGTGATAGGAGAATATGCCTAATCTCGATTACGTATATTATGAACTACGTTTCTAATATTAGCACTAGCTACATTCTTATATGCCTACTCTCTCTATCTATAACTTACCTTATAATCCTCATGCTTCTAGATTTGTCTAATTAGTCTTCTTTTTTCATCAGCATTAGCTCCAGCAATATAATTATATCTACCGTTGTTATTATCTATTTTATAAATTAGATTAGCAACTTTTCTTAATCTTTCTGGTCCAGATGATGCCAATATACTATTTAGTTCGTTCTCTATAGAGTACTACTCTCCCTCAACAACAATCAATTTATTTCCTCTAGGAAGTGGTAAAGTTTTACTTGCATCTACCATCTATTCAGATGAATAATCAAACAATGGACTCCATCCTATGTACATACCATCATCACTAAATGATTGTCCCATTACGTATGCTTTATCAATATCATAGTCAGAACCTTGCAGATAGGTCTAAATATAGCTTACATAAGCTGTGTTAGAAGTATCAGCAGTCCAACCTACACAAACCATAGGCATAAATGACTGAAGTGACTGGGCTGGAATACGAGAAGAAATAAAGTGTAAGGAGGTTAAGAATGACGAATACTATTTTCTATACTATTGTAGATACTCGTAATATCTATCCCGTATTTGTTTATATTGCTCAGAGAAATTATTTCCTATCAAAGCATTTCTTAATTCTATCATGTGTTGCTAGAATCTAGGAAGCTTTCTAATTTCTTCTGGAGTCATTAATACTCGTTTCTTAGACTCTTCATCATATCTCGTATCGTTACCAAAATCTACTAGACTGTTTGCTATAGTTCTCTGTAGTCCAGGATTTAATTCCACTCCTGTATTTACCTATATATCAATAAACTTATCTTGAGAGTATATATTATTTAATATTGAAGAAATCTAATGGTATGCATCTGAATTAAGAACATCCTAATCGCTACTTTTCTTGTCTAATGCTCTTCTTATATCCTAAATTGGAGCTATTTTATATAAGGTATAGTTAATCAGCTAATGTTCTCCATTAACTAATTCTGCCTTAGTATACTTGTATCTTTTAACATAGTCTATTCTCTGAAGAATATTCTCTACGTTTCCATTCTTATCCTAAACAAGTCTATATCTAGACTTATCAATCTCTTGATTACTCTAATCTAAGACTTTTCCATCTACATACTTCCAAGAAGATTGTATATATTTACCAATCTTTATTCCATCTTGGTGAGTATATATCTCGTTATTATCGTTTATATATTCCTAAGTATAATCGAATGGGTCTTCATAAATGTTTAGAGTTTCAACAAGATTACTGAAAGACACCAAGGTATGTTGACCATTATTCTTTACAAAAGCTAAATTATAGAATCCCGCCGGTATTTTAGGAACTTCAGTCTGTCTTCTAAAGAAGTTTTCCCCTTGGTCCATAATATCAGCAAGAGAAGCATCGCCAGTCTGGAATATATCCTTATACATATTACCTAATACTATCTCAGCTTCTGTATTTTCCAAACTTCCAGGAATAATGTCTATAACCTGTCCGTTCAATTCAAACTTTCCTTGGTCTAATAAGTCAAGAACTGCCTAAATCTCAGTTTGTTTAGGTCTCTCAGATTTCGGTAAATTCCAAGAACCTCTAATAATCGGATGGTCATATATAGTCATAAACTTAGGAGTATTGTCAACTGGGTCTACATACTGCCATCTAATCAAAGAGGGTTTTAGGTTATTAGGCTTAGTGACACATAACTTAAATTGAGTTCCTTCTAGTTCAGTCCTATTCTTGAAATTGTAATATGTTTCCATATCACTTAAATCAATAATCTACCCTGGTTCTCCTGTAGGATTAATTACTTGGACTATATCTGTGGGCATAAACCAAGACTTATCTCGTACCTATTCTGCCTACTACTTGGCATCTAGAAATAGGTTAACAAGTTGTCTATTGTACTCAGTAGTATCCTAAGAAGTAATGTTCATATATGGAATAGCAGAAGTATCTATCTTATCAGCAGATTCTCTTATCAAAGTAGCTAAATCGAAGCTAGCAATTCTTCTTTTACGCTCTCCGTACTTATTAGGGTCTACTCCGTTCTAGGCACACCATGCTTCTAATCCATTTCTCAGTTTTCCCTTGAAATCGTTTCTGGCTCTCTTTAATACGTCCTCAAAAAGATATTTTCTATAGGTTTTCGTTTTAGGGTCAAACATTTGAAAGTATTGGACAACATTATATCCTGGTGCCATAACATAACCAGAACCTGGATGTTTACGCTTAATAGACTTAGAATTGATTACAGAAGTGATGTTAGTAATAAACTAAGTATAGATACTAGGATCACTAAATGGAATCTTTAATCCCATAGATGAGTTATCCTTATTAATCTTAAACTCTTTGTTTATTTCTTGCTTAAGCTTCTCAGTTAAGTCCATATCACTATTACTCTTAGATTGGACTATCAACTTTCCTACTATCTTATAAAGCTAATACTTAGCTTTACTTGGGTCTACTGCGTAATCTTTAAAGTATCTTTGGATATTAGTTAATTCCTATTCTGAAGCCTAGAATGCAGATTCTGCAAGACCATAGTAAATCTCATTTACTGACTTGAAGTCTTTACCATAAGCTGCACAGGCAGCTACTACCTGAGAGAACTCAGTTAATTCAGAATCTACTACATCGTGGTCGGCATTTAGCTAAATGCCCAATCCCTAGATGTTAACCTAGAATGTATTTAAAGGATTATTATCCAACCACGCATCCGAGCTGTTTATGTTTTTTGCTCCGTTCTTTACAGCGGAGTTATTAAATACATATCCAATAAACTTATCTTTGAGAGGCTGGACCACATCTTTAACAGATGTAACCTTAGCATTAACCTTATGACCTACATTAATCACAAAATTAGTTAATACCTAGTTGCTAAATTCGGATGTTACTCCCTTAGCATTAGTACAGTTAATTCCTCCTAATGAAACAAATAATTCATACAAGCTGTCTATTGTATGCAGTCCTTCTGCGTATTCAGTGAAATGTTCTGACTAATCATTAAAGTAGTGATACACTTTATTAGAACCTTTCCCTAATACAGTTTCTACTGTAAAATACCCAGACCCATCTTTTCCGAAATCAGTTATCTGTACTACTTCCCCAAATTGATTCTTATAGAATAATTTTTCTCCTCCTAAGATAGCTTCTCTAAACCATCTAGAGACCTCTTCTTGGTCGTACATAGTTTGTTGAAACTGATTAATATTCTTAGTTAGGTCGATAGTACCATTCCAACGAATATTATGCATCTTCTTAAACATATTGTACTATGCAGAATTAGATTGTAATGACTATAGCATCATAGCATTAGTTTGTCCAAATGCTGCAAATTTAGCTAAGAACGATGTTAGGTCTTCTGTCTAATCGTCCCAAATAGGCTTTCTGTTAGTACCTACTCTCTAGTCTCCAAGTGAGTTATTTTCTAGGATAACTTGAATAGGAGACATCTAAGCACTTCCATCCTAAGAATCTATAGAATCAGATTCTCTAAGATTATTTACCGGAGCTGCCATATCGTATACAACAGCAGCATTAACTTTAGTTGCAACTCCATTAATTAGTCCCGTAAGTGGATGCTACAATGTAGCAGGAATAATAACGTTACGTTTGAACTAAGTTCCTTGCGCTGTATTAATGATTTCAATGATAGTCTTGTCGTAAATATCCTACATATTTGGATTACCGTCTAAGTCATTTATAGCTCTAGCTTTAGAAAACTCCTCTATGAAGCGGTCTAAGGATTCAAACTTTATTTTATTTCCAACAAGTAAATTTTCTAATTCCTTGTTAGCAACATTAAGTTTTATAGGATTATCAGCCTATTTAATATTGCCTATAGCCGAAACAATTCTATTAAATAATGTTCCTTTTGCTTTGTCAGGATGATTGATTTCTGTTCCAGATAAACTAAGTCTTAGATTATTACTAAACAATCCTTCTATATAAAAGAATTTCTATAGGAATGGGTTCAATATTCCATCTCTCTCTAGTAAAAGCTCTCCAGTATCTTTATTAATCCACTTATCAGCAAACTCCTTTCTATCTTTAACCTAAAGTATTTTGCTATCTGATAACAGCCTTACTGTCTAAGTAGCATTCTTTTCTTGGAGAGTATTAGAAATCCAAGAATTTAACTCAGAAGTAGAGTCAAATAGTCGGAAGTTTACTCCATATTCTCTAAGATTGTCTAAAAACAATTCCTATTGTTGTCTTAGGAACTTTCTTAGTCTAACTGGGTCATTATATAGTTTTGCATAAAAATCAGTAACCTCGTTAAGGTCACAGAATTTCTTTCTAGACCTGTAATCTTTATCTTTCTCTAGTTCTATCTTATCAAGATTATACTAGTTATACCAATATGCTAAATTAGTTAATTCTGATTCAGTTCTATTTCTTAAGAAAGTTCTAACATTATCTAATCTATTAGACTAAAATATGTCTTCTGCTTTCTTGAATTTCGCTCCCTACTGAGTAGATAGAAAATTTATTAGCTTCTCCATTTTAGCTACTACGTTTGCCTGAATCTAATTGTGTGCAGAGAAGAAGGTATTTTTGTATAAATCAACAAACTCCTAAGAATTGTCTGACATCAGATTCATAATATTATCGCTAAACATTGATAAGGTAGACATATAATTTAGGAAGTTAGTCTTATCAGAATATACTGTAGGCTAGAAGCATATCTTGCCAGTTCTTAAGAAGGAATTATAGAATTTATCCAAGATAGCGTGCTAGAATAGCTCAGAAGAAGACATATCCCTAACCGATTTAACATCACCTATGGGTGTAGTTATTTCACCATCAATTACTGGGTCTATATCTATAGCATCTATATTCTAAACGAATAGTAGAGAAGACGCTGCACCTCCTTGTTGACGTTGTTTATGAAGACGTCTATTTAATTCAGATCCTAATCTCGATATACTATAATTTGATACGCTAGCTCCTGCCTTATTGAGAGAGGTTGACCTTACTGACCTACCAGAAGCTTCTACGCTACTTCTAGCTAAATCGCTCAGAGCCTTGTCTCTAGTTGTAGCTGGTTTAAAGTAAACTCTATTTGCTTGTATATCAAATATATCTGAGGATGGCTTCTTAGATTCTCTATTGAATAAGCTAGTATACTTAGAGTTCTCCATCAAATACTCCTTCATATCCTGATCTCCGGCAAGTTTGATTTGATTATCAATGTCAGCAGTTCTAATTGCTAGCTTAAGAAAATGATTCAGATAATTTTTAGAGAATAAATTATTCTTTGGGTCGTATTTGTATTTATCTTTATACCCCTACAGAGTTTCTAGCCCCTTGTCGGATAAGAAGTTAGTATCCAGATAATAGTCAAACATTTCCAACAGATTGTTAAATACTGTTTCGTATTCGTTTAATAAAGCCTTGTTAGTAAGAACTTTATTGCTAAACTCTCTGATATTAATATCTGCTAAAACATCTAAGATAGGAACTTCTTTACCATTTATAGTAACGGTTGAGTTCTCTAACTCTAGGTTATCCATAGTAGAAAATAAACCCTCTATATTAGAAGCACCTTGATTATATTTAAAACCAAAGGTATACATAGCTCCTCCCTTTCCTGGAAGTTCTACTTTAGAAATAAACTTGCCTGACTAATCAGGAACGGAGGTATAGTTATACTTAGTAAGTCTATCTTCTCCGAGTTTATTTATCTGTCTCATCTTACTCTTGAATGTAATTCTTTCTACAGAGTCAAATAAGTCAGAATCCCAATTGAATTTTTGCTTTACCTAAAAAGCTGCTTTAGAGTATTGTAAATTGCAATCTATATAATTATTATTAACATTTCTATAAATAATAGCACATAAATCTGAAACTGTTTCTAGGAACTTGGTTCCAAATTTCAAGCTATCGTTTACCCTTCCTAATTCTATAGAAATGTTAGAGTTAGGATTGTCTTTATTTAGTACCTCATTATAGAACGAATAGAGAATATTTTTATGTTGTTCTGATAGTAGATTTTCATTTCTCATGAAATCTATCATTCTACCTCTAGAGTTCTATATAGCCTAAGGCTTAAATAAAATCTCTAATATATCAATAATATTATCTAACACATTAACATTTTGAGTGTTTATAAGGTCCTTTAACACTCCTATAACTGCTTCGCTGTTGCTAGTTTCGAAGTTAATATTATTATTCAATATATCTGATAATAAAGACTGCCATGCCTACATAAGAGAGGTCATATCCAAAGTTTGCGGAAGTGGCTAATGTGATTCATTATATTTATAAATGAAAATAGTGTCCAACATATCTTTTACGTTAGTACTAGTATGAGCTTCACTTCCTTCATTGTTTGCAGTTTCCCATCCAGCCTTCTAATGCGAGTGAGATTCTCTTAATTTATACTTCTAAGCAGCCTATCTTTGAGGCTCTACATTGTTCAAAAATCCTCGTTCTATCCCTATACTACCTCCTAGTTTCTATGCTAATAAATCATCAAACTGAGTTAAAGTAATATAATCATTTACATAGTTTAATAAGTCATCCTTTGGATTTTCTATTTCTTGGATAATCGGAAGGACTTCATCTTTGAAATCAGCTCCTCTTTCTATCTCCTTTAACAACTTATCTTTAATTTCAAGATAATAGTTAGAGAATCTATTTGCTAGAAATAGTTGAGTTTTGGCTTCCGAATTAGTATAGTTAGTGCTATACTTATTATTAAACCATGTATTGAGTTTAGGATTATTTAGTATAGTCTTAATTAGCTATCTATATAAATATTCCTATTGTACCTTATTCTTCTATAAGATTTTATCTTCTAGTTGTTGATTAAACTTTGTGTTTCTATTCGGGTCTTGTAATACATACTTCCTAAAAGTATCTATGACATAATAGTACTAGCTGGAATTTAACATTCCGTTACTATACATACTAGTAATAGACTGCAAAGTAGAATCATTTGGAAATTGTTCTTTTAGATGACTAAGAATACTCTCAAATTTACTCTCCTTATAATCCACAATTCTTTTATTAACTTCTTCGGAAGTTAACTCATATTTAGTTTTTAGGTAGTTATTATAGATTAACTTTTGTTTTAATTCTCTTCCAAAGTTATCAGTTACTTCCTAAATGAGACCTGTATTAATTGGTCCATATATCTCAAGTAGAGCGTCTTCTACTTTCTGTAATTTTCTCGCTTCCTTATTTTCATCAGTTTCCATTTCCTTTTCAGTCTCAGAAACCTGAGTTGTCACCTCTCCGACACTATTCATGTCGAAGAAAGTTGACAACACAATGTTTCTAAACTTCATGGCTTTCTCTGGTAATCTGTCTAAAGAAGCGTTAGCTAAACCACAAACTATGTTATTAACATCGTCAATGAAATCTCTAGAAGTCTCGTCAAGATTTTCTGAATCAGTCAAGAGTAATCTCTTATCCTCTCCATCCTTAGATTTATATTTAAATTCCAAAGTTTTTATGATTCTGTCTTCTATCCCAGGTCTATTAATTTGACTGTATAATAACTTTAAATCTGAGGCTAATTGCTAATAACTCTTTTTGTCATATTTAACATTACAAGCTGCCATAGTCATTTATTTATTAAAAACAAGTAGTATCTACATATAATAGATAGTCAGATAAACTCCATTTTAAATCTGAATCTTCTAGCTGTTCTATCTTATCGTTAAGAGTATCTTTCATACTTACTAATAGTTCAAGGTAACTTTCGACATTAGAAGAATTTGCTAATGTTTGCACTTCCATATCCTCCTAGAAGGTTTCTTCTAGCTAGTTCAAGAAGTCTGAGTGAGTCATTATATCATTTCCCATTGGGTCTACTACCATAGAATTAAATGACTATCCAGTTAATTCCTCTATAGAATTAGTCTTATTAGGAGTCATAGTAATATACATATCTCCAGTGTCTAAACTTAATTCTCCTGTATTACCATTAACATCAGTATATGTTACTTTTCCACTCTCGTATTTAACATCTTTAATAGTAGATTCTCCAATCTACATATTCACAAGTTCTACTATATTATCTACAGAAGCCCCATTCTTAAAGAAGTTTATAAGCTTTCTGTTGTTCTATATAGTAACGTACTCCGAGTAACTTTGTTCATTATCTTCCTTACCGTTATTCATTACCCAGTTTTGGAATCTCATTCTATCCTCTTCGTCTATTATCTATGAAGAGTAGCCTAATTGCTCCTGTATAGGATTCTCCACTTTAGTTTCCCCTTTCAGTTGTCTCTTTCCTCCCTCCAATAGCTTAGATAAATTTAGAGCAATACCGCCAGAAATTACATCAACATCAACATCGAAATACACAGGATTAGTTCCGCATCTTAAGAACGCGTAATCTTTTCCATTCTGACCTCTTACGTTAATTTGTTTGTAGTCCTAACTAGTTTCCAAATCTGGGTCTACAAAGATTCCATATTTGAATGGAGCTTCTTCTGTATAAGCATGAGGTTTTTCTATACTCTCTACAGTACCATGGAAAATTAGGTTGAACATATTAAATAATGTATTATCATTTCCTCTCTTTTCCAACATACCGTCTTTGAATAAAGACGCAACATCAAAATCAAATTTATCGGTGTTATTTTTGGTATCAATAGTGCTAATGCTGATTAATCCGCTAGCCCTATTATTAGTCTAATATATTCTAGATTTAGAAGCTATAGCAGAAATAGCTTTGGGGAAGAAGCTAAACATAGACTCTGCAGGGATAGTAGAAGTAGAGATTATATTACCACTTTCATCAGTTTCTCCAATAACTATATTCTTGTTATTAGTATGAATAAGCCCAGATAAGTTTCTTCTCTATTCACTTTTTCCGATATATTCATTAGTTGCATAATTAGAACCGTCAGCCTTAGCTAATCTTGTAGCCATAGGTTTAAATTCCAATCCAGCTCTCTTGAATAATTCAGGAGGCTCGTTAGCAGTTAACTATTCTAATATAGAAGATAATATGGCATGGTATTTATGCGCATATTCTTCTTCGATAGCTAACATATTAGCTTCTCTCTTTCCGTACACACTAGAATTACTAACATCAAATGACCTTACATATCCTCCGACGTTTTTACTAGTTAAGTCAATTCCTAGCCTAAAAGTAGGTATATCCCTACAATATTCCTAGTTAAACTTTATTAAGTTTTCTAAGTCTGCAGCAGTAACCTTATATCTATTTAAAAGCTGTTCTACCTAAGGACTCTTAGCACTTAGTTTAGTTTCCCAATTCTTTCCAAACAGATTAAAGAGTTCAGATTCTACCTTACTTATATCTAATACTTTACTACTATCATATCCATTTTCAGACTTCCACTTATCTAGCTAAGATATAAAGTTTTCCAACCCTGCTCTGAAGTTCCACATGGCAGTAAACATTCTTACTCCTAGTGTATCCATTCTCCAAGGTTTCTTAGATTTCTCCCCTTCTCCAGTCAGCTAACTTTGTATTCTATGAGTTATAAGCTCAGTGAAGCTTAGTCCATGATTATTTAAGACTACCATTCTAACTTCTGGAGTATGAGTATCAGGATTTCTCTTCTATTCTATATATCTATCAGGAAGTTCTTCTGGTGTAAGATTTGTATTAGCCGATACAAACACTACAGCCTTACCGAAGATAGATTCAGAAACTTTTCCTTTCAATATATCTGATTTATTTCCTAATATATATACTGGAGACACCACTTTACGTTTATCAGTATCTAAGAAATTATTATAGTCTGAAATATAGTTACCATCCTAGTCTACTCTATTATTTTCAACAGTAGCTATACTTAAAGTTCCTCCAAGTCGTCTTGGAGTTTTTCTTTTAACTAATCTAGTAGTCTAGTGAGATTCATACATATCCGAAGTAAGTTCTATAGAATGTCCCTCTGGATGTTCTTGTACTATCCTTCTTATAAATTGTTCATACTGTTTTACTGACTCGCTAAGGTTATCTCTAAATCTCTCTGCCTTAATCTTATCAGCACCAGTTATTTTCCCGTCCTTTATTTTCTAATTTATCTTATCCTTAATTGCCTACTATACGTTAGGCTTTCTTAAATTATTAAAATCAGAAAGTAGACATATATCAAATACAGCAGAGAAAGGATTATCCTAAATAGTCTTACTTAGTCCGTCTAGTCTACAAGTAACAGAAACTATATATGGAGTTCCATCTATGTCTATATAAGTAGGCTTAAGGTCAGTGCCTATTCCGAAGTTGTCTGCATCTGTAGCTTTTCTTACCTCTAATTGAAGTTTTCTATTTTTCCAAGCTTCACTAAATCCCAATAAGGAGGTTAATGCTGGGTCAGTTACATTACCTCCGAATATAACTGAACTTTGTATTTTAGTTATAATATCCTAGTATCTTTGTTTATCTACTCTTTTAGTAATAGGCTCAGTACCATCATATATGGCGTTGATATTTCTTCTCACTGAAGTTCTTTCTCCTGGAAGCCACGCAGGATATACTCTCTAAGAACCATCTGGATTAGTCATTGTCTCACGTAATCCTGTAATAGGTACTACCGTGTTAGCTTCTATTAGAAGGTCAGATAGTTCTGATACTTCTATATCCTATCTTTCTGCAGAGTTCTACTCCACAAAATCCTTATAGACTTCCTATTTAGCATCTTCTAACTATTGTTCAACCTGCTATTCTGTAGCTTCTGGGTTGAACTCAGGAGTTTTCTCTACTACTGGAGATATAACCAATTCCTCTCCTTCTTCTTTAACTTTGGGTTCTTCTTTTACCTAAGGTACTTCTTCCGAAGTCGTCTAGGATAGGTCTAATTTGTCTAGAGCCTTAGCATAGTTATTTCTGAATAACTCTACTTGTCCTGCTAAACTAAATCCGGCAGATTTCATATCATCCTAGACATTTGCTCCAATTATCCTTGGAAGCTCTGGGTCTAAAAAGATAGAAGCAGTTTTACCTCTAGACATTAAGGTATAAAATCTCTTCAAGAATGGAATAGATTCCCTAGGATTATTTAAATCGACAGACAAGTCCATATTATCTATTATAACATAGTCAAATTCTTGCCCCTGCATAAATTTCTTTCCAGGAATAATCTTTTCAGTAAGAGGTTCTCCCAAGTTAGTAAATCCTTCAGACTTTAATCTCTAATAAACTGGAGAATTAACGTCTCCTATGAATCCAATACTAGCATCTTTATGATTCGATAATGGCTTGATAATATCTTCCAGTCTAGCTCCTAGTAAGTCTCCATTTATATCATCTTCTTTATTATATACTCTGAGATTTAGCTTTCTAATGAGATTAGGAAGCTTAGCTTCTAAATCATGCCAGAGCTGATTATCTCCAGATTCCTAAATATCATTTATAGTATCTAATAATGATGATACCTTGTTATTATTACTTTGTTTCTATATGTTAGCAGTTCTTAAAGATTCCTATAACTTAGAAGTTCTAGTGGCAAAAATATCAGTAGGTGCAAGATTTCCAACCTATCCATTCTAATAACCAGATTGATTAGAGTCACTAGCTAGGAATACTGTTCCTCCAACTCTATCAGCGTACTCATCAAGTAAGGCTATCTATAAGGTATTCATATGAGCAGCCTCATCTACAAACACTAAAGGAGCTTTTATATCAGGATTAAACTTTATTTTGTCGGGCTTTAAATCAATTTTCACTCCAGAGAATCCAGGTTTTTTATACCGTTTCATAATAAAGTAGTCGGTCTCTACAGAGTGGTCAGGATTCTCAGACTTATTTATTTCTGACGTAGCTTTCTCAAAGGCTTCGTTTATTTTGTCCCAGTTAGGAAGTATCTTATCAAAGATATTAGAATCTCCTTCAATAGTATAAGAAGTTCCTTCATTCAGAGAGTTCTGTAATTTAACAGCCTAAGAAGTAGTAGGACCAATCACTAATGCAGCCTATTCATAGAATCTTTGCCTTATGTTTTTTAGTACCACCTCCGTTTTACCGGCACCTGCTACTCCATTAATATATACAACGTTAGGAGTTATGGTTCTGTCGGGATTAACTAAGCTGGCTAACGCTTTAAATCCTGCTTTATAAGCCTTAGTATGTGCAGCTTCTCCTAGTCTGGAAATGTTTTGCTATACAGTAAGTGGAGCTATATCTTCATTATCTTTAACAGAATTCTAAACAGATCTATAATAGTTGGAAGGATTATCAGATAATACAGATAGTATATATAAAGCCTAATCATACTTAGTAAATCCAGATAAAGATTCATTTAATTTACTCGTTGATTGCTTTTCTAAGTCTGTATAATTTCCTAAATATTTCTTCCAAAAGTCTGAGTTCTGGAAAAATTGCTCTGGAGTCCAACCAGTATCCTTTAATATCTTGCTAAAGTTATTATGAAGAGTTTGTTCAAAACTAAATAGCTGGCTTAACTAATTTTCAGGGTCATTATCAAATGGAGGGAGCGCATCTATACCCTCAGTTAAATCATATTGTTTATCTCCTACAGTAAATTGAAATGAAAGACCTTTTCCTATGTCATATCGTAGATTATTCACAATACTCTCAGTATCAACCAACCTTCTAAGTTTGTTCATACTGTTATTTTCAGAGATTCGTTTCCATAACTCTATTTCAGTATTAAGATTATTAACTTCATCCTATAATACCTAAGCATACTCCTAACTTATCTCTGGAAGAGGTTCCCATTCCCTAGTCAATTCTGCTCTATGAGAATTTGCAAATTCATTTATCTATTTATTCTGTCCAAAATAATTAACCCCAGTTGGAGAAGTGGAGGCAGAATAAATATATGCTTGAAGTAATTCCAAAGCCTTTTGTGCATTCTTTAACTATTTAGCCTAAGTATCATTTAACTCAAATGCATCTACCTTGTCAGCTGACACATAATCCTTATATACCTAATCTAGTATATAATTCATGTTAAATATTTCTTCCTGACTATCAGACATTTCTTTTGTTATAGAAGATAAGATAGTTTCTAAAGGACTATGAGAATTGACTTTCAGTTTATTATAGAAGGAATAGACTGGATTTTTCTATATCCTACTAGCTAGAGTATTAGTATATCTAGTCAGGGTGGCTATCTATCTCTTTACTACTTCTCCCGAAGTTTCTCTTGGATCACTAGCATTATTAGTAAGCAATTTAAGTTTAGAATCTCTTCCAAATTTTATAGGAGTTGCCTACAATGCCGCACTCAGTACTTCTGGTAGAGCAGAAGATTTTGCAGCAAAGTACTAATAGACTGCAGATTCTGAATCACTAAGACCTTTAGTTAAATCGTCTATAGTTAGTATATCACCTACAGCTTGTCCCTCCTTTAACGCAAATTCCTATCCAGCATAACCGCTAAAATTATTTAAAATATCTTTAATTGTCTGAGATTTAGTTTTAAATTCTAATGGAATAATATTATACAGTTCTAGCTTAGCTGCTTCGGTTTCTTCATCGGTTTCAGCATTATCATATTTTTCTTTGGCACTTAGTATATTGTTTACCAAGTCTTCTTTATTTTCTAGATTAGTAGCATTAATTTTATTAACTATTTCCTTTATAGATTTGGAAGAAACAGCAGAATCTACAGACATTAAAGTTTGTAGACTCGGAATAGTATCACTCAACAAAGTAACTAAACTATTTGCCTACTCTTTGACTAGAGAATAATGCTTATCTTGTAGTCTCTCTTGTATGTCATCAATGTTAGATAGGTCCTCTTTTAAATCCTGTAATATTGTTCTATAAGGGGAAGAATCAAATTTACTGCCCTAATCAATAAATGGATACTACATCTCTCTTCTAATAATATCCTTAAGTCTATAGCGAATATTCTACATTATAGTTCTGTTAGTAGAGCTATCTATAGAGTAATTAATAGGTCTAAGTATATCGTCGAATTGTTGTATATAATCAGCTAGTATCTAATTATTTAAATCAAATACTCTTTGTTGTCTCTAGTAATATTTCTAAACCTCGTCTGGAGTAGTTGTATTATTTCTAGCGTTATACTCTTCTTCAGATTCTTCTATTCCATTCTAGTCCATAAGTCTAGAATCCATAGTGTAGAAGGGCTTAGCATTTAAGTATTTGTCTAGAGATAAATCCTCCTTGTCATAAAGCTATTTTAAAGAGTTAAATATTCCTTTATACTAGTTAGCATAATCCTACTAAGCTAGCATCTGAGGAGATACTGCCTTCTCTAAAGCCTTATATGCTAAGAATGCTTTGTCTAAGTCTTTAAGCATAACATCCTTAACATGGTCATTCCACTAATCGTTTAATTCCATCTATTCCTTAATGGTGAACTCCTTATTGAGGTCTATCTTATTAAGTAACCACTAAGTCCTATTTAATCCAAGAAATGCTGAGTTAAGAACAGGGTCTAACGCAAAATTTAACTTTCTAGTATAATCTAACGAGGTATCTCCGGATAAAAAGTCATTTATTCTCTTCTAGGCATTATCTACAGCATTCTAGAAATTCTGTAGGTTTGTAACCTTAGCCTACTTCTCTGCATCCGTAGGAGAGTCAGTTATTCTACCTTCTAGGGTTCCATCAGCCGTGTCAGCCGCTTTATTGTATGCGTCCTTAGCTTGTAATAACTAGTTCTGAAGCTTAGAAAACTCCTAATAGTATCCAGTTACATGAGAAGCATTTTTGTATCCCTAATATCTAGCTTCCTATAAAACCATTTTGTCAAATAGCTAGTCCTAGTTAAGCTTAGTTCCACTTCCTACTATAGCAGCTTCTAGAGAATTAATTTTTTCTAGAACTCTGTTACCTACCTATTGGTTTTGAGATTCTTCACTTTTATCAGTGCTCAACCATGTTATGTTTCCAGCTTCATCCTAAGAATACTGTAATCCAGAAATCTTAGTATTTCCTGCGCGACCTTTAGACACATAACTCTTAACAAGATTTCTTAATTCCTAAGCTCTGCCATCATTAATAAGAGCCACTAAATCTTTGTCTCTAGTTTTATTGAAGCCCTTGTACTTCTCAACTCCGTAAAACAAACCTCCACCGACAGCACCTCCAATAAGAGACATAGAGTATCTTTCAAGCATATTCTCAAATGCTCCAGTATCTTTAACGCTCTTATCATATAGACCTAAGTCTCCAAGTAGAGAATAGGTAGCCTTAGTAAGGTCAGTTACTAATTCCTCACTAACTTCTTCAAGACCCTCTCCAAGAGCTTTACCAACTCCTCCCAAATTGTGGTCTTTTAAATTTTCAACGAATGTCTCAGCAGCTCGCTTTCCAAATGTAGCACCTTTTCTAAACCAATTACCTGGACTTTCTTTAGTTCCGGCTTTATATATTTCATCAAAAGCTTCTTTAAGCTCTTTCTTAACAGCCTAACGTCCTTGTTTAATAGATTCTGCCGTAAGGTCATCATAGAACACTTCTCCTAAGTGTGCGAATTTGTCTACACTAAACATAGCCGCAGTACTTCCTAAAGCTACCCAAGCAGCTTCTTTTTTAGTAGCACCTCTTTCAAGCATATCTGCATAAACATCAGTATTAGAGATTAAAGCCATATATGCTAGCGCTAAATCAGCTCCAAGCCTCTATTTCTTTTTCATTGTTTCCAATACTGGGTCGTAATACTTTTTCATGCATAGCTATCCTAGAGTAGACTATTTCCATAGTTCATCAGTAGGAGCCTCTAAACCTTTTAAACTTCCTCCTACTTTAGACTTGTAAAATTGGAATGCCTAATCTTCAGCTTTCTTCAGAGCTTTCTTATCTCCGAACCAATTTACAGCTTTAGCTATCTATTTCTGCTATCCCCATTGTGGTGCAACATCAGAAATTAAATTTGCTAAATTCTCAAAAGAAAATGTGTGCTCTTTACTCCACGTAGAGGTAGAAGTAGATAATGTCTCTCCTTTTGCAGCCAGTTTGTTCATCCATCCTGGAGTTTCGTGGTCTCCAGACCCAAATAGGTTAGTTGCAACGCTATGAAGCATAGGAAGAGTCTTAGTAAGTTCTTTAGCAACTATAGCTTTATAATAGTAAGGGGCTGCTGGAGTAAACATAGGCGCTATTAATGCGATATTTTTAGCAATTACTCCAGTCGCACTTTTTTCCAAATCGTCAGAATCCATGAAGTCTATTTTGTTAAGAGCTGAATCTTCTTTAGTTAGAATATCAGCTGCGGACAAAACAGTTTTGCCTATTGGAGAACGACCATTTAGTTTCTCGTAATAATAGGTTCCTTCCGGATTTAATTTATATTCACCCTTTTTATGTTTATTTCCTTGCTCATCTACTTCATCCTTTTCGTATTGAGCAAGTACCAAAGGTTCTGAGAATAGGTTCTTTATCCACTTTGCTGGACTACTAAATAAAGCGTAATCCTCTGGAGTAGAATCTTCAAACTTTCCTGTCTCTGGATTGAATATTCTCTAAGATTGAGCTATTTCCTATTCAGACTTAGTTCTTTTACTTGTAGTTCTCCAACCTTCTACACCAATCTAAACTCTATCAGGGTTATAGTTTGGTCCTAATGTAAAGTTATTTTCTTTGACCTTAGCATTAGCTCTATTGCTAGCAGTATCAAAGGCATCTAATTCTATTCCAGTTGGAAATTCATTATTCTAAAAATCTCTCCATCTGGATGCTTGCATTTCATAAAATCTGTCAAACTTTTCTTTAGAGAATTGTCCATTAGCATCCTTAAATGCTGAATTATCCTTAATAAAGTTTGATTTTAAATACTAATCCTTGCTTAGAAATTGAGTATTTTTAGTATTTAAACCTCCAATTGAAACTAAATCATCTATATCTAAGGTAGGATTACTTAAGCTTGATAATATCCAATCGTTTTCAAACATACTTAATTATTTAATAGTAATGAAGGGTCGGCTTTCTAGAAAGTCACGTCTCTTCTTTGGTATTCTTTCTCTAATATCTGTCCAGTAGTTGTATCAATATTTTGATTTCCTCCCAAAGCTGCTGCCATCTTATTCATATTTAATGAGATGTATATATTTCCCTTAAAGATGTGGTCATAACCATTTATAAATTCTGGCCAATCATATTCATCAATATCTGGATATTGTGTTTTATCTCCAGTGCCAACTGCTAAGCTAGTCTTCAATTGCTAAACCAATTCTGGAGACTATTTAACTTCAGTAAGGAATTTATTTTTCTTATCAATCTCTACCATTCCGTCTGTAGTCATACCAGAAGCTACTATAAATGGAGCAAATTTAGACTAGTCTAATTCACCAGTAGGTGTAATTAAAGAGTTTAAGTTAGGATACTTTTCAGTATCACCAAAAATCTTTAATCTGTCTTCATTAGTCTGGGAACTAAGTAGAAATTCTGCCTATGCTTTTGAATACTCCTCTAATAAAGAAAAATTAGGAGAACCATCAGAGCGCACAGGAAGATTAACTCTAAGCAATCCCTTGCCATCGTAAGTTATATTTAATAGAGAGTCTAAATCTACTTTCTAGTCTCCAAAATACACTCCACTATCTGCATTAATGATAGAGCGTAAACCTGAATCATTAAGAAGATTTTCCATAGAAGTTCTGCCTATATGGTTTCCTTTAGTATCTTTGACTTGTTCGTATGCAGTCCCTTGTACAGTCATTCCGATTCCAGACTTATTATCTAGCTAGTAAATAGTATCATGTCCTCCATGACTAGCCTATATCATAGTAACTAGGTCTGCGTCTAAATTGTCCCCAGTTCCTCCTTTTCCCTTAGAGCCAGAAGTCGGTTCATCAAGGTCTAGTGAAAAGTCAGCAGTTGAACTTAGTTTCGAATTAATTAGTGTTTGCACCAGTTCTACAGCTTCTGCATCAGTTCCATTTCTTGTCTTAGTTTTCAATAATGTTTTGGCATTTGCTGGTAAAGTTGTATATATATAATTAAGAGCTGCCTATGCTTGCATAGCCTAACTCTTAGTTAAGAGTTTTCCTTTATACAAATTGTCTACAGTAGCAGTATAATTTCCAGACTATTGCTGAGCGTTCATAAACTCTTGTAGACCGTTAATTAGTTGAGACGCCTATGTTCTAACAAATCCTTCATTAGATTCTGAAGTAGTTCCAAGGTTTCCTATACTATCCTGAATCATTTTGGTTACTGATTCTATACCTATACCATTTTTTACTACTTTAAGCAATTCGTTATTATTAGCTAGCTAAGGAGATTGCGCTCTATAATAGAGCAGTTCTGAGTTAGTTAATGGCTAATAGTCAGGATTTTCCTTTAACTATTCTAAAGATAATAATTGAAAATCTCCTTCATTATTCATACAGAATAGCTGTCCTCTATCTGTTACAGCATATTCATTAATGCCTCCATTTTTGTTCACTGTAGAGAAGGCGTCATCATATTCCTTTCTGTTGAAGTTTGCTATCTTCATTTGATTTAAAGCCTATAAGTATCTAGATGCTATGTTAGAAGTACTTGGGAATGGACTGTATTGCTAGTCTATATAAAAGTTCTAGAGAGTCTAAGTTAATACAGCCATATCACTAGGAAGTCCGTCTAACTTTTCTAACATCTTTAATAAGTCTTTATCTGTTAAATCAGTAGTTTCCTGATTGTCGCTAGGAGCTGCAGAAGCTCCAGTAGCTGCCCCACCAGTAACTGTTACTGGCTGATAAGAAACAAGAGGGGGAAGGGCGTTCCCCCCTTGCTATAGTCTTAGTATCATTTTATCATTGAAGCTTTTATAATTCCATACAAACTCTTAGACAATCTGTCTATTGCCTTTTCATTTCTATCAATAGTTTCCTTTATTTGTTTCTGGAACCTCTCTGCATCAGCAGTTTTGGCTTCTATTCCAGCTACTGCTATTTTAGAACCATTCTTAGCAGAAACTACTCCTCCTTTTTTGATTATGCTAATCTATTCTGGAATACTTTGCATAGATTTTCCAGACTATCTTGTATTAGGAATATTATAGTGCTATCTTAGCTATTCATTTTCTACCCTAGATACCTTCTGCATAGCTAATCTATATTGGTTAAATTCATTAGGTTGTAAGCTAGAAGGATTAGTTCCGGATAGGACTTTATTCCATACCGATAATTCTTCTGCACTTAATCCAGCACCATATTCATTTGGAGCATAATTGACAGCATTATAAATATCAGAACGGGCAAAATTATCTGTGAGTGCTTTATTTTCCTACTGCTTAACTCTTTCGTCATATTCTAACTATTGTCCTACAACATCCCGAATATTAAACTTCTTAGCTAGATATGCCTATTCGTATTTACTCTTATCCTAATCAGCTCCCCATTGCTATGCTCTGTTAAACATAGCAGTTTCATGTCTGTTAGCAGCGTTTTCTTTCTCCTGCTACCAAGCTAGTTCATCGTACTATCTTTGAACCTAATTACTCTTCTCTTTTCCAGCCGTTCTAGCTTCTTGTCCCTAAACCTCAGCCTACAACTATGTTGCAGTTTGTAAACTTCCATCAGAAGTTATAGGTCTACTAGCTAATCTTCTAAGATTAGCATAGTTACGCTCTCCTTGCATTTCTGCATCTAAATCGCTTCTAGTATAACGATGTACTTCGAATGGGTCTTTCAATAGTGGAACTACAGATTCTTTAGCTAAATCAGTAATTCTCCTATTCATTCTATCAGCATACACCGCTCTTGGTAATCCATAAGCTATAGTGGGATTAATATTACTAAAGAACGATTTGTTCTGTTTGTTATCATCACTAGGTTCTTGAGAAGGTTGTATTGCCGAGGTTGCAGGAGTTTCTGGTTGGTTCCATACTGCTATATCCCCATTGGCTTTTTTGTAGACATATCCAAAGTTTCCATCTCCTAAGTCTATTTTATGGATTCTTGATTTCTTTTCCTCATCGGACAAGTTATCAAATTCTTTCTCATATCTATCCATTCTTCTCAGCCAGGTAGATGAACCAACAATATCCTCCAAATTAGAGTCATAACCAATATTCCATACATTATTAGAGTTATCACTTCTGTTTCCAAACATATTCTTAAATAGTCTATTATGCTCCTAAGCTCCAGACTATTTATATGTTCTTTCCTAGTCCCAATATCCTCTAATTTTAGCTGCATTAGCATTGTATGCACTTACGTAATCATCCAGAGATTTTCCCTTAAAAGAAGAATCATAATATGATTGTAAGTCCTATCCTACTAGATTCGGATTGGAAGTATAAGAATTATTTTTAGTATAAGCCTCATTCAAATCCCCAGCTCTATAATGCCCAACATTCTCGTTAGTAATAGACGGTCCAGCCAATGACTAATTCAATGAATTATTCCAACCAGTTAAATTCTAAAATTTATAAAGTTTGGAATACCATTCTGGGAATTTTCCAGCGTTTTGAAATTTTCTTACTCTAACAAGATCTAGAGTACCACCATCTTCACGTTTAACAGTTCTTCTATCATCCCTTGATGTTTTCTTTTTCTTGTTAGATTGTCTATGAGGAAGTTCTCTATTTCTGAAAGCTTCAATAACGTCGTATCTTCTCTAGTTAAACAGTCTATTATACATATCCTATTTAGCTTTATAAGCTGCCCCTGTGAGAGGTCTTTTATACTATGGTGCTCCATATAGATTGAACGCCTATCTAACATTTCTATATGCTTCCTCAGATTGAAGTCTTGCACTCCTTTCTGGGTTAGCTTCTATGGCTCTCTATAATCTCTATTCTCCAATATCCTTTCCAAGTCTCTCTCTTTCAGCTCTAGCTAAACCTTCTCTGATTCTATCATAGTTGAATGGAGACTATTGAGGTTGTTCAATCCTAACCTACTATTTTGGTATAATAGCTGGAGGATTAGATATAGGAGGTCTAGACGGATTAACAGTAGGAATAGCACGGGAGAATCCCATAATGAATCTAGCCTAATTAGCATCAGGCGATACTATTTCTCCCTATCCTGTTGGTACGGCAAGTCTTTGCTATCTAGTAGCCTCTGCCAATTCATCCTTAGCTCTCTTGATGTCATCTTCTACAGAAGTAAATTTTCCTTCTCTCTTAGCATCCTTATATCTCTATAAGCGTGCTTGGAATGAATTATCAGTACCATCACTAGCCCTATTCTAACGTCTTTGATTTAGAGTCTATATTTCCTATTCAGTAAGCTTTCCTTTTCCCGATTTAACTCTCTATCTATTAATAGTAGCTATTTCCTAAGAAGTAAGTTTTCCAGTTTGAGAACTAAGTTCTCTTAATTTGCTAATATCAAACGTACTTCTCTATTTATTACCTTCAGTTGCTTTACCTTTAGCTCTGTTGTATGCTTGTGGATGAATAACTCTATTGTAGGCATCTCTAACTGCTGGAATTCTTAATGAGGGTATATTTCTAGTTCCTAGCCATTTTTCTCCGGGACCAAACGTATGCTATATAGGAAGATCTCCAGAATAAGTAGTTACTGGTTTGTCAAAGTCATAGTAATAGTTTTCAGAAGTTATATCTGCTTTCCCTTTACCTTTTCCTAAGCCAAATCTTTTCCTACTTTCAGCTAGCGTTACGTTGTAAGGACTAAGAATGGTATTCTATTCTTTAATAGTAGCTGCCTCTCTAAGTTTTTTCATATCCTGTTCGGATATTCTTCTATATCCTTGTTCAGTCTTTAACCATTCATCATTGGTCCTAGCAGCATCAACATGAGATTTAGCCTTAGACGCTCTATGAGTAGCAGCGGTACCTCCTAATACTATCTAAATTCCATTAGCAATATTTCTCCAATCCTCTACTGTTAGTGATTCTGAGCTATTTAACTTGCTTAATGACTTGGTAATTTCTGGAGCATTTGATATACCCTGTGCTGTACTTATAATTGCCATTAATTTAGGAGCAAATCCAGCGATCGCTTTAATAGTCTTTGGAATCTTAGCAGCTCTAGCAAAAGGTATTAGAGATAGGGCATCTAGACCGTAACTTACAGCATTGTTTCCTAAGGATTCTAAAAATCCCATTCCTTCTGCCATATCTGCAGCCTAGTTTGCTGCAGTAGAGGTCATTCCTATACCAGCAGAAGCTACTGATCCTACACCAGTCATACTAGCTATTAAGCTAGCTACGTCACCTCCTATAGCCCCTAATCTAAGAAGGTCTGCTTTCGACCATTCTGTATGTGGAGCCTAGTCACTTTCTATCTATTCCTTAGTTCTTCCGGTAGCGTAAGATTTCTACTCAACTTTCTATTTTTCTTCCTATGCCTTGTTTCGTCTACTCTCCATATCTTTGAAAGTTCCCCCAAGCTAATGTTTTTGAGCTTCATTAGACTTTTTGTTTCTCTTGTCATATTCAGAGTATGCCATTCTTTTCTTTAACTCGTCATTTAATAGCATAGACTACTCTTGATATTGTCTAGTGTTAGGATTGTAAGCTATATAGGTCCAATTATCATAGTCTTCTGACCCCGGCAATACATAATATCCATTCGGCAAAATGCTCTTTCCCTGTTCATCTAAATACATTGGATTTATAAATAGGTCAGCCTAGGCTGCTAGGTCTAAGTTATTAGTTATATGCTATGCTGTAATGTCCGTACCATCTTGCAATATTAAATTGCTCTTACCTCTTATAAATTTACTAAGCTAAGGAATATTTATATACTACCGTATAGCCTCTCTAACAGCTTCTTTATTATTTGGGTCAGCATTAAACTTCTTAATTGCAGCTTCTTCTACTGCCTACCTAGTATAGGATAAAGGTAAAGGTATAGAAGGCTCTCTACTCTAAAATGGGTTTGAAGCCTAATACTATGAAAAAAACTTATCTCTATCAGCCTCGTACTATAACTAATTTCTCCTGTCTATTATCTTTTGGGCTTGTTGCTGCTATTGTATTTTCATTAGATCTTCTGCAGCCTATTGTACTTCGGTTTTCTTCTACTCCGCACCTGTGGCAAAGAATTTACTCAAAAACTCATTTCCTATCCCAGCCTAGTTAAGCGCTATAACATCCTCTGAGTTATATCCATTTTCTAAGTTCTATGCGGCTGCACGCAGTTTAGAAATGTAAGTCTCTCTATCTTTAAACGGAGTTCCAGAGAAGTCATAGTTCCCTACATTATTTAGATAATTTTCTATCTACTCCTTTAGGTAAGCTGCCCGATTAGTAGTACCTCTTAATCCAGTTGTTTCGTCTAAAGTATCTTTTTCTAAATACGGACTTAGATTAAATTCCCCTCCAGCAGGGTTGTTAGCAGTTGTCCAATTAGCTAAAAATCCATGCTTAGATAGATTAAAAGCGTTAGATTGATTCTGTGTGGTCGGCTTATTTTTTCTTGCATCTCTTAATGCCGTGCCAACCTTATTAAAAAATGTTGCTACCTATCTATTAGCCGAAAATGTACTATATTTTTTCTACTAACGTTTTCCCATAGTATTCAAATCGTCAGTAGTTATTCTGTCTCCTTTGTCGTTATAATAATATTCTGATCCAACTGGGTCTATATCGTCATTGTCAGTATTACTTAGCTAACCAGTTGAATCTATTATTGATCCAGAAAAGTCAGTACTAAATCTGTTAGTGTTATTAGCAAGCTAATCTTGTAACCCTTTTAAAAAGTTATCATACGCGGAACGAAACTCCTATCTCTATCCCTCATTCCAATTCTAGGAATTTACATATGACTAATAGTTATGGTTAAGGTTACGAATGTAATCATTTAAATCCAATTCATCGTCTCCAAACTTATATTTCACAGAAGCCGACTTTTGATTTGTAGTTGGTGTAGCCATAATTTGTATATATTAAAAAGAAGGGGTACACCTAATTATATTTTAGATATACCCCTACGTGTTAAATTTGTTAAGCGTTTATACGTCTCACTAAACGACCGCCTCTACGGTAAACAGGTTCCCCTTCTGCTGGAGCTGGGGCAGCTTCCTGTGGGGCAGCTTCTTGTGGACTACCTCCACCTCCCAATGCTTCGATTAACATTTGGCATACTTGCATAGCCATTTCACAATCTTGTCCTTGAACAGCTTGCTGTGCTCCTTGAAGTAACATAGCTGTTGGGTCTTCACCACCTTGAGGCGCTGGAGCAGGTGCTCCTGCAGGCATCGGTCCTCCTGCCTAAAACTTATTTCCTAACTTCATAAATTAAAAATTTAAAATGTAATTAATGCACTAATTATCTATCTATCTTATGTACTTCAATACTACATATTAAGATCTTCATAACCAAGAATTTTTGATACGATGTGTATATTGTTAATTTTCGTCGTTAGAATTTTTGTCTTTTCCTTCCGGAACTTCCACATATTCTGGCGGACGAGTATTTTGACCCTTTAATACCTTAAATATATATTTGCCCAAAGATTTGCAATATTTATCATAATCTTTGTCTTTATTTTCGTAAGCCTTTTTAGCTTTCTTAATGAGAGTTCTTGTTTCTTTTCTACTTACGATTCTTTCACCTCCCTAGAGATACATCTAAGTAGTACCATCTGGAGCAAGCACCTTCATAACATATTTGTCATAATCTTCAGAGTCGTCTATTTCAAAATCATCTCCTTCTACAATACCAGAATCCTAATTAACTTCTAGAATATACTTAGCGTTCATGAACGGAACTAAAGTTTCATCTTCTGGCTAAGCCTTATATACTAAGACTACTTCATCATTATCGTTAATGGCTATCTAGTCTAAAGGTATTTTAGTATCTTTCATCCACATTTCTCTAGTATCTTCATCCTCCCATACAAATAGCATACCTTCATCGGGAGGAAGATTTTCTACTCCCATTAGACCTTTCTTTCTATCTTCTTCTGTCTTGGCAACTTGACAATTATATGTCTTATCACCTACATTTACCTTTACTCTATCCATTATTTATATTTAGAATTATAAACTGAATCTAGAGAACTTACGTAAGAAGCTCTTCTAGTGGCTTCTTCTATTCCTCCTTTAGGTCTTACATAGCCGAGACTAAAGGCTCTTGCCTTACTGGATGCTGGAGTTCTTGCATTAATAAATACCTTTCTAGCACCTTCAGCATTTTTGTATCCAGACCCTGTTCCTCCATGATGCCATAAGCCTTCTCCAGTTTTTTGTTCGTTTTTAACAGTGTTAACTATATATTCTGCTTGTCGCTGAAGTTCTGGGTCTATTCCCTTTTGTACGGGTCCTCTCATCTTATATGATTTCATATGGTTATATCTGTCGGTACCAAACCCCCACTAGACTAATCCTCTTCCTGGTCCTCCTCTAAGCTACTTTTTGTGAGGGTCTGCTCCGCTTTCAGGAAGAATAGAAGACAATATACTCAAAGAAGTATTATAACCTAAGTTCTTAGAGAAGTAGTTATGTAGCCAATCAGAATTCTCCCAATTAACCGGAAATTTACTAGATAAATTCTATCTTGCCTTTTCTGGAGGACTAAGTACTTTTCCTGCCTACTAATACTTTATAATACCACCGTCCTTGAAACTTCTGAATACTGCTGCAACTCTATCAGCATAATCAGTAGCTTCTGCATATCTTCTCTTACCTTTGTTCTTACCAGTAAGTTTGGCGGTAAACGTATTAATGTCATCATTCTCATCAAAATCATATAAATTCTTCAAGAACTATAACTTATCAGCTGCATATTCATCCATAGAATTATAAGAGCGGAATTTCTATTTGATGGGATTGCCTTTAGCATCATGGTCATTTCCCCTAACATAGTCGCCTTTCCATTTAGCTCCAGTAGTTAGGTTTCCAAAGTTGAATTTACCTTGTGCAGAACGTCCCCAACTGCTTTCCTGAGCATCTTGGGCAATTAACATCTTTATTGCATTATCATTAGTCACTCCTGCTTTTCTGTAAGCAGCCGCCAAGTCAGTTACCCAAGTATTTCTGTTTTTATATGGACTATTCCATTTCATCTGGAATCCAGGAGCTTTTACCTATGATAAAGAGATAGAATAGCTAGTGGTTGCTGGCTCAGTAACAACCTACTATGGTCTAGGAGAATCCTAGGAAGGAGCATCTCGATAAGGAATATCAGGCTAAATAAGCTAGAAGGTGGGAACGACTCTAGAGGGAGTTTCAATACGTTTGTAAGATACTAACAAATCATTTAAGTCCATCTATTATTCCTCCTTGTTTTAATGTGTTAATTAAACCTGTTCTATCATCTGTGTTAAATAATATTTCTTTTACTAACAGTTTTCCAGCTTCTATTGCTACTTCATCCTTTTCTTTCTGAGAGTATTCATAGTCTGTATATTTAGAGTATAACTCCTCCAGCTTTTTAGTAACTTCTAGTGTAAATATTATTTCATTTTTTTCTATCTCTGCCTATTGCTCCCCTTCATTATCTATAACTGGAATACCTTTCTTAGTCAAGTTATCAGCATTTTCCATGTTATGTTTGCGAGCATGAAGGGCGCCTTCTGGAATTATATTTTTCTAATTAGTTTCTTCTATTTCTGGAGCGTCTATAGGTTCTGGTTTACCACCATTTTTAAATTGTTTAGGCTTCTTTCTATAGAAGTATCTATCTTTCTCAAAGACTAAATCATGAGAATCTTTTAATCCATTTTCCCCAGAATGATAAGTATCAGTTTCGAAATGAACTTCTGGATTACTCTATTCATTTCCTAGCTTTAAAAATTCATAATCTCCATTGGGTAACTGATAGATGCTTCGTAGGTGATTCTTTCCAATTCTTAAATCTTCATCAGAAGATTTTCTCCATGCTTCTAACTCCTCAAATGGTAGTACTTCAAAAGCTTTCTTAAGGTCGTAATTATTCGACAACCTATCTTTTGGAACAGTATCGTACCAAGACTAGAAAGTAATCTTCGGAGCTGCTCCTGTTATTCCATCTACTTTCTCAGTTTTTCCTCCTTCCTATAGAGTTATAATGGGAGTCCATTCTAATTCTCCTCCAGATTCAAACTACTCTACAGCTTCGGTTATAACGGGTTGCCACTCATTCAAATCTATCGCTCCCTATATCTAACCTCCTAATTTATGAGACTATATATTAAGTTTTTTAATTCTCTGTAATTTAGTTCCAAGTCTAGCAGCTCTCATATATCTCTAATCATAGCCGCCATTTAGGTTGAAGCCATACTAAATATGGTTCAAATCCGACATATTAGTAGCTATAGAAGATAAATCAGAAGCCTCATTAGCTATATTAGTCATAGTCGCCTATTGAGACTCTGTTCTATTTATGAACCTATTAGCTGACCTTCTTGCCCCTCCACTGAATAATCCATATTTCTTTCCAGCTTTTTCTTCTGCCGATGCTATATTTCTAACAGTACCTCCATAAGAACCTCCTACTTGTTCGATAGTTGCTTTGTTTGCCGAGAAATCTCTAGTTTTCTTACCGAAGAAACCATTAACCATACCAACTGGAGTAAGAGATAATAATTTGCTACCTAGTACAGCATCGGTTTTAGTCATAGAATCCGTACCCATTCCACCCCATTTGGTTAATACGTCACTAACTAAACCTCCTGCCTTCATTATTCCTCCGACTAGAGGATTTATGCCCATTACTACATTTGAAGCCTGGTCAAACGCCTAGTCTCCTGCTTGCTATAATGAACCATATTTACCAAGGTATCCATCTTTATCACCTCCAATTAGTCCGCTTAGGAAATCTGAGGCTTGTCCCACTGTATTCCACCCTCCTAGTTTCTAGAAAGTTCCCTATGATTTCTAAGGTGTAGTACCTCCAGACATACTCTTTATCTATGTAATAGCTTTAGAGGAATCTCTATCGTTTTTTAGCTTCAAACTAAATAAGTCTCCCATTCTAGCATTAAAATCTATAAGACTATTAGTAGGAGCCATTATCTATTCAGCTCTGTTTCTGAAATCAGCGCTATAATCAGTTCCCAGCAAATTCTACTAAGTAATAGCATTACCAGGTATGGCTAATCCATTCGTAGTCATATATGGATTCCCAGAAGGAATGGAAAGCCCATAATAGGCTTTCGCTATTCTTCTGACTTTATTTATATTCTTATTAAGCATAACTAATTCTATATACAGTATTTAAGAAATCTATAACAGCTAATTCTTCTCCAGAATATCTAATTCTTATCTTTAAGAATTTATCCTTAACATCTATTTCTTTTCTATTCTAAGCCTCTCCAAAATTATATTTGTAAACATTTACATCATCTAACCAGTTAGTTAAGTCTAATGGTTTCCAATCTCCTCCAGAATTATATCCAGATAAATCGTATAGATTATACAGAGCATTATCTTCTCCCCACTCTGGATGATTTACATCATTTCCTGGGAAATCTATACCACCAGCAGACAGTACCTAATCTGGGATTGGAGAATTATAGATAGGTAATGTTGGAAGCATTTGTGAACTATCCTTAGCCTTAGCCCAAGTAGAATTTTGTGGCTATATTAAAGCTCCAGAGAATTTTCTCTAATACTCATTCTTGTAGCATACTAGGATAGGATTAATTGTAACTTTCCATCTGTCTTCTAAGTACTGACAGTTAGCAGCAATAATAGACCTAGAATCGTCTTGACTTAAATCATCTAAGCTTACGGCCATTGCATGATTCCATATTCTATATTCCTATCTATTTGGATAGTATACGACCTCTGCTCCTGACAAATGGCGATAATCATGAGATTCTGGATATGTTACGTGAATATAATAATCCTCTATCTCATTAATTGTGTCCTATCTGGTATAATATTTATGAGGGAAGTCCGCAGATTTAGGCTATTGTCTAGGCTAAACCTTTAAGAAGTTTCTATCATAAGAAATATCCGCACCATTGTATTGCCATAATGCCTTCATAGCTTCCTGTCTAAAATACATATTTACCTTGTCCTTTGCAAAATCGTAAGTCTCTCCAATTATTTCATAATGAAAAGACTCAGGTTTAGCCTTATTAGCAACAATCTCCAGATTTGTAAATATCTTATGTATTGAAGGGTCATTAACTACTACACACTCAAACTCAAATGGATGTTGCTTTCCATACCAATATGTAGGATATATATCATCAGCTATGTCAATTAATCCGGCCTGTCCATGCTTCCAAAAATCCGTAGACAAGAATTGTAAATTCCATCTAGGAGCTATACCAACAACAGACTCATAGTAACCACCATCAATTAGAGATGTTCCAGACTAAAATCCTGCCTTCATATTATAATATGCATCACTTAATTTAGAAGCATTATAATCATCGACAATAGATATAGTTGCTTTAATATTCAATAGTGTTACAATTTTATCCGCATTAAGCATCTCTTCTCTCGGAAGAGTAGGACGCTTTCCTGTTATATCCTTGAATATTGGATATTCTAACATATCTTGTATCTCTAATGTCTAGTCATCAACTGTGTCTCCAAGCTTTATCTTATTAGTATCATAATCAGCATATACGTGTTTAGCCTTATTTCGATAATAAAGCTCTGACAATAAAGCCTTTGATGTATACAAGGGCTAATAAGTATAGAATGTATCACCAGCGCCATCAGATACCTAAGTAAGCTCCTGACCATCTTTATAGAATACTGGAGTATATTCATCTCCTCCCTCTTTAAATTTAAGGCAGTAAAGAGGCATAAAGGCTCCAGCGAACATAGCATCGTCTGGAAGATATATACCACCTACACTATCTCCACAGTTCAATGGTACTATTTCAAATTTTTTATAATTTCCATACTAATCCCTCTATAATGAATAAGATATCTAGTAATGTAACTAAGAATCTGGAAGTATTCTATTACTTAAGGATAATACTCCTATGTACTTCTTTCTGCTCTTATTATCATCGGCAATACTATAGTTAGCAGTTACCCATTCCCCCTTCTTATTTATATATGAGACTGGAACTCTAAAATTAGTTACTACTTCCCCGTTTTCATTTTCAAGGTTTTCTATGATAACATTTGATAAAGTGATACCATCAGCAAATGAGCTTTCTGTATGACTTGTGCCGAGTTTCGCTATCCATTTAGAAGTATCTCTATTAAACGAGAATGGAATATTATTTATATTTTCCATGTAGCTAGGAACCCAACTGTAGAAGGTAATGAATTTTTGAAGTAACTCATTCCAACATAAGTTCCAAACTTTTTCCTCGAATCCGTAAGTATTATCATAGAATGTAAATAGTACATCTCGTTTAAACGCATTATATACAGTTTTCACATTTCTAATACCTATCTTAGGAGTAAGTTCTCTTTCTCCAAGAGTAATGTTCTTGTTTAGAAATTCCTGCACCCTAAAATCAGAAATACAAGTAAGTGTGCTGCCATCAGTACGCCAAATCTTCTTAGCGACGGTGTCTACTCCATAGACATACTATGCAGAATCTCCAGTCTTTCCTGGGACTTTTAAGACACTTTCGGGCCATTGACTACCAAACATATCAGAGATAACTCTTGGGTTCTCTGGGAGCACGTTAGAGGTGTTTATATAGACATTTCCACCTGCACCTTCACCCGCAACCGCCCTTTCATTGACTGGTATCAAAGCAACTCCATGTTCAAATACACAAAGAAGATTTGATTCAAGTGATATTAATTTAACTATTTCTCCATATTCGCGAGTATAGTCTCTATAGTGAGTTCCCTAGAATACTCTAAATCCATTCTTGTATGCATCGTTGACATGAATATCAGAATACATGATACGAGTACCGAACCAGTTCTTGATATATGGAACATCAGGAAGTTCAAAATTCCACCGTTCACTTAAGGATTTGCTAAATCCCTTGTTGTATATCTAGGACTCCGGAATCTTATAGCACCCCTCAGTAGTCATAGGAGAATATGGAAAAAATCCCCTAGGATTCCCAGTCATAGCAGCTTCATCAACATAGGAATTGTCTATAGTCCTAATGTTTAGGTTATTGGAAGATCTAATTTTGAAAGTAACCCACATACCTAATTCAACAGCATTAATATCTCCAAGATTTATCTATTCATACTTTTCTGTGTTATTTGGGTCAAAGTTTTCCTTCCAAGTAGTACTATCAACAATATCATCATTATATGGAGCTGAGGGATCGTTAAAATTTCTAATAACTCTATGTGTTACCTAACATATATAACAATCTCCCCTATATAATTCGTACTTATATCCGCACTTCCTACTCTAATTATTAACTATAGCTGATAAAGGAATAACTAAATAATTATCCTAATCTTCAAGGGATATTCTATCCGATATGGAGAAATATGAAGATTTATCGCTAGCTCTTAACTGAACATAATCTCCGATATTAGCTCCATTATACCCAGGAACTAAGATCTCTACTGTCTCAGCAGGATTATTCGGATAATTAGTCACCGCCAGATATGGTCCAAAACTTCCTCTGATTATATCAGAATTTATTTTTATATCGTCCGACGTTGTATATTCTTGTCCAACCTATTCATACCTGAATGCTTCCTCTGCTTCTCCTGCACGACTTCTAAATTTATAAGAGTCTATCCCTATTAATTTGGTATCATCCGGAACCCCACAAACCTTACATTCATACTATTTCTACACTTTTGTATCATAGTATGATGGCATATAAAAATGTCTATCATCATTACTAAAATAGTTCTAATTATATCCAGTTAGAATGTTTACCCCCTAAGAAATAGTTGTTCTTAGCAAGTGTTTATTTCCAGTAAATATCTGATTGAAATAAGGCTAATTTATTTCATAGTCTGGGCACAAGATACCTCGTATATTATTAGATGATTCATCTTTTATTATAATTCTATTAATAAACTCTCCTCCAACCTTTCTAGATTCATCTTTTTCCACCCTTTTATAACCACTTGGAACTTCTGTATATCTTCCCTTTAATACTTTAGTTGCAGCAGACCTCTAAATTACTTTTATTCCCTCGTCAATAGATGCAGCAACGGCTGTTAGGGTTGCTGCTGCAGTTCCAACTATTCCAGCAGTTATAGCAGTACCAGTTATAGCAAATGCTGTATAAGATAAACCTGTAGATAGAGCTACCGCAGAAACAGCAACTCCACCAAATGTAGCTATACTACCTAAAGCCACTGCAGTTATAAGAGCAGTAACAGCAAAAATTTTACCAATAGAACCCCATATAGAGGAAGATTTCTTTTTCAGCTAGAAAAGGTAACGGCTGAGGAATCCCTCCGAAATATAATTAATTCCGTTAATGTCAGAAGTTTCAACATATGAAGTATCAAGAGAATCTGATAGGTCTGAAAGAAATCCATTACAAGTAGGAATCGTGGGGGTATTAGATACTTTATCTACTCCAATAGTAATTCCCTAAGCTAATATGGTAGGAATACGTTTTTGTCTAACGAAAAAATATCCCTTAACATATTTTTTCAATTCCTATATAGTCTAGTTATCTACTCTAACATCCAATGCATAAATCTTGTCTGTATCCATTGATGGGTCGAGTGATACTACTCCTCTAGAGTTTTCATACGCTCCTCCATTTATCGCTTTAATTCCTTCATCTGCCTCTGGAATTAAAATATATCCAGTGTCCTCTTTGACTTGCACTGTTACGTCATTACCTGTATCTAAGTTTCCTTTCTTAAAGAAGAAGTGATTATATTTACCATCATTAGTTCTGGAACCCTATAGTTCCTCTTTAGATAAAAACTCTGACTTTTCATCAAAAGTTCCAACCTTTTCCCTCCCTCTAATATTAAACACCGGAGTAAGTTCATTATTAGGTAGTATATAAACTATTCCAAATCTGTACAATTCGTTTCCCCAATACCCAGTATTCTAATAAATAAACTAAGGGTCATAATACCCTTTATTAGTAGATGCTATACTGTAGTTTTGGTCTATATCTAGGGTATAATTAACTTCTTTTAAATATGGTAAAAATCTCAGGGATAAATCTTGCAATTTTTCATATACTATCTCCGGCTTATGCACATTTGCCATGAATAGCATATTCTGACATACTGCCGAAGTACCTACAGCATCAACAATATTATATTGTAGATTTATATCAGAGGGAGCTATTTCTGTAATATCTTCAAAACCGGTAACTACGATATTAGCGAATTGCGCATCATTTACAGTATATCTCTTTTCGACTTTAGCACATTGTAGGATACTATTCTCGTTAGATTCAGCTGTTGATCTGGAATAGTATACTGATACATAATTATAGGCAGAATCAATATTTGATAACTGAAATCTTACTTGTTTAGTACTATTTTCGTTTTTTTGCCCAGTGTGAATACTAGAAGGATCATCGAATCCGATAAAAATACTAACTAATCCTGACTCAGCCACAAAATCGGTTTCATTGCCGTCAGCATCGGAAAACTTAAAGTAGAAATGATAATTTCCTACTTTTAAGTTACCTCCCGCCTATACCCCCTAAAATAGTAATTTCGGTATTTTAGTCACCCTCTTATATAAGGAAGTGTCTATATCGAACTGATCCCCCTAGTCATATATATTAGTATCGTTGTTTCCCTTTCTATCTATAATTTCGTATGTATTCTTTCCAGTTGCACTAAATCTACTATTTATAAGTCTAGGAATATTAATACCATCGTTTAAAATCAAATTAACAGAACCATCGTAACTATACTAAGGAACTATATGAACTGGATTAGATATAGAAAATTTTAATTCGTCTGTTACAAAGTCTATTAATTGCCCTTTCTCATACAAGATTGGATCAGTCTCTGTAGCTGGTACACCTATCCAATTTTGATTTTCTGAATCAGGAAATATAGAAAACTATTCCTTCAATTCTTTTAGAGAATAGTAATTTTCCTTGTATAGGTATTTATTTTCAGATAATCTATAATTTCTAAGAGGGTTGTATTCGTAAACTAGTTTTCCTTTTGTGGGTAGGGAATTTGTCATTACCTTAAGACTAATGTCCCCATTTATTACTTGTACGTAATCCATATTATATTTAACTTATTTTTTTCCAATACTAGGTAAACTCTGCATCTTTAGATGCTCCAGTATACCAATTTCTATCAGATTTATCCTACCCAGTTCCTATCATGTATAAGTTTTTAGTAGGATACCTTCTGACCTCAAAAATCTAATCAGCATTATATTTTATTAGCTACCCTAAAGTGTCTAAAGTTCTTACAGTAGAATCATAACTGGAAACTATCAAATCACTAGCATCTACCTCCTACGCCCAAGACCAGTTACATAACCTATATGAAAACTATTTAGTCAGAGGTACTAGGTTATTAGATTTATCTAGATAATATAGAGAATTTGCATATGTCTAGGAAGAAGGAATAGCAACTGTAGAATCAGCAAGATATATTAGTGATGCTATCTAAGCTACCATGTTTTTATACGTATTTTTCAATTCTTCAGTAGAAGGAATGTTATATTGAAAATCTATTACCTAAGTTGTTGGCTGTAGCTATACCTAAACATTATTATTAGAGGCTATTTTTAAAAACTAACTAGCCTCTGGGAATTTTGTTTCTACAGCTTCCAGATATGCAGAAAATCTAAATCCATTAGCAAATGCTACTAATTCGTTTTGTTTCTATACTTCCGATTTTACTTTTAGAGTAATTAGTATATGTTTTCCCCAAATCTCTGAGTAATCTTGCGGGTAGCATAAATTACTAAACTTATACCCTTCATAGGTTTGAGATGTGGGAGTCTAATAGTATATCTAAGCTAACATAGAAGCAACCATGTTAGCCTACGTATATCTACTTCCGGCAGAAGGGACCTACGTAATAGCTTCTCCTCTATCATTCCTTTTTCCAAAAGCATCATTTAGTAGGTAGAAACTAGAATCCAATTTATTAAGTGCTAACTAGAATAGGGCTTTCTTACTACTATTTCCTCCGTCTAGATTAGGCATAGTATGTTCATTGTCTCCTCCAGATAGAGCAGAAATGCTAGCCCCATCTGTATAGAATCTCTATGACTTTCTCCACCTACTCCAACATATTAGGACTAGTGGAGAAGTTACGTCTTTGTTTCTTAATGCTGTTAGTAGTCTACTAGAATTATATGTAATATTAGACTTGCTTCCCATTTCTTCTGGATTTTCGGTAACGGATGATTGAGATGCTGAGCTGTACTATCTCCAACATATTCCTCCCTATGACTTTTCTCCTGCTGCAGTAGTGAAACCTAATACTCTTCTGAAATAGAAGGTAGATAAGTCTGGATCCCAAGCAAGATTCAATCTATCTCTGTTACTTTGAGATCTTATAATAGGCTCAACCTTTGGATAGGTTCCAGAATATGGTTCGTTTGAATTAAAGCATTGCTTTGTAAATGAAATTCCGGTAAGAGTAATATCGACTCCCTAATTTATCATATAATCTCCAGATAATTCTAACTTCTTATATGTAGTTAAATCGTTTTCTGTTTTGGGGTCTGTATATTTAAATTCTTCATCTTCTACCTAATTCAAATACTTATCGGAGAAGGCTATGTTAAAAGTATCTTTATAGTTCTTATAGGCATCAGCTGATTCCCAAAGTTCGTTACCTCCGGAAGATTGTTCCTCACCATATAGATATTCTTTTAGAACTTTTCCTATGAGAGTATTATCAAGCTTACCGTTAGAATTTTTAATATTATCATCTAACTACGGGAATAGAAAATCATATCTAACATTATTATATTCTGATATAATGGAAATTTCTTCAGTTGATATATAAGACTGCCCCAGTCTTATCTAAGTCTATAACTTATTACTCTCTGATTCTATAAAATACAAAGTCTGATAAGATTCTCCTAATCCTACCTATAAAGAAATATTTATATTTCCATCCTACTAGCCATCCTAATTAATATGGGTTACTGTTGCTCCCAGAGAATTAAGAGGTATATTTTCGTTCTCTGCTGACATTGCGTTATTATAATATAAATCCTATTTAAGGCTATAGTTAGGATTAGATCTAATATTATAAGAATACCCTAAGTCTAGCTACAGGGGCAATATATCAAAGTCAGGAGTAGTATAATAATAATCATTATACATGGAATTCATCCATAACCATCTAGAATAGTGATTCTACTATAAAGTTCCATCTACAAAGTTTCCTAATTCGTCTACAACACCGTATGTAATTTTTATGTCCACTTTGTATAAGAAATTTGGATACAAGGAACCGGCATCATTTAAATATATCTTAGAGGTATCGTGTTCGCTAGTTGCTTGTATTGGTTTATTAACCCCATCCCAGTATACTAGATTATCGGATAGTTCTCCAGTATAACTCTATCCAGCATGGTAAATCGGTTTACCTTCTGAGTCTATAACACCTAATTTGTAGTTAGTATTATTACCTCCAAGACCAAATTGCTCTGTAAAAATTCCAGAATAGGATTCCTTTTCGCTACTTCTATACGTAGCAACTACTCCTTGATTATCATAGAAATCAAAAGTTACTTCCTTTACTTTTTTATTACTAGATAGATTTATATCCATTCCATATGTTAGCGTACATACCTCTCCCTAATTCCAATATCTCCACTAGGTCAAATCAGTAGTATTTCTTCCTACTTTACTAAAATCTATGATTAGGTCTATAGCATACTACTCTAGCACTCCATACGGCATACATGGAGCTACTTTAATTTTCCATATAAAGTTACTGTTATCTATTTCTACTTCCTTATCATTTATATAGCTAAACAATGGAAGGTGAATATTATCTAGTAACTTTATGGTAACATCCTTTTTGAAATAATTGTTTACTACATCTGGGGATAGTATTACTCTTCCAGTACCTCCAGAATTATCATACTCTCCGGAAGAATATAGCTCATTAGAAATTCCCCTAGTCTTAGCTATCTTATTACCTTTAGAATCTATCTCAAAGCCATCTAAGTTGAAATAGTAGGTATTAATAATGTATTCTCCTGTATCAGTTTTAGCCTATGTTATTCTAGTTACATCTCGTAATATCCCATTTACATCTTTTGGCCATCCCACATTATAATTTGTGTGATCAGAAGTTATAAAATAATTATATGAGGTATCATGACTTTCTGATATTACTCTATTCTTTGGTTCTACCCCTTGATTCCCTATATAAGTCTAATAATTAGTATTATTGTTTTCCGGATAATATATTCTTCCTAACTCTACTTTAATATCGTATCCAGGACTTGAAATTGGAAGTTCTATAGGACCCTATAAGCTTCCATATACATAGTTATTTCCTTGTTTGGTTGCTATTCTATACTTACCTCCGTCAGTCCCAACCCATTCTGAACTAAGAATAGCTAACCCACAAGGATTAATATCGTTATTCTTGGTGTTCCAGGACGCATGAAGATATATATTATAAGACTAGTACTTCAAATCTCCATCATCAATGGCTGCTACTTCTCCAGAAGTAACTGAGTATGCACAATTGAAGCTGTCTATCTATTCTAATTCCACTAATACTGCTAGCTATCCGGAATTTTTGCTCTAGAAGATAGAATAGGCAGAAGTTACTAAACTCCTATAAGAGTCTAGATCTGGAGTACCCTTCTAAGTTTCTTGTAAATCGTTTAAATAATAATGCACATCATCATACCATTTCAAGGTAGAGTCTAAATAAGAAATCTTACCAGAATCTTCTATAGATATTACATGAATCTTGGCTAACCTAGGCCAAGTTCCATATTCGTGAGATTCGTTCCCATAATCGGTAAGTTTGCTAGAATTTTGACTTAGACTATCAGAGTTACTATATATAACATATTTATCTCCTGGGTTTAAAGATTTATTATCGAAGAGTAATTTCTTCACAGAAGTAGCCATTAACTTTCCCGTTGGAAGCCCGTCCTTAAATTCCTAAAATTCTGCAGAAGATATACTTTGCGACAGATCAGATATCTCTTCACTACTTATATTTCTTTCTGGGCTAGGAAAACACCCTATCTAAGATTTATTAGTAATTGGATTATAGGATACTATATAAATAATATCACCAAACTCGCAAGTTCCCACAGGAACATACCCATCAGGAAGATATGCAGTTTCTACCCTGCCATTACCCATGTCATTCTGTAGAGACATTTCATTCCCATTAAATGTTAATAGGGTAGCATTCAATGCAGATGTAAGAGTCATAGCCTGAGTATTATCTGGAGCGAAATCCATTACTAATCCTTCTGCAAATGTATTTTTTGCAGTCATAACTGTATTAGCCATTGTTTTCTTGTTTTTTGTTATATTTTCTTAAATTATCTGAAATAAATTGATAATTATAATTAGCTAGTAATATATCCTGAAATTTGAGAGGTTCTCTAACTAATATAAGCTCTGCCTAATCAGTTGTTAATTCTCTTTTATACATACTAATTCCAAAGTCAATAGGCATGGGCAATTTAAATATTGCGACCCTATTACTTTCTGATATATTACACTCATCATATATTTTGTAGAGGATGATCTTAGAAAAGGTAAATCTTTTCTTTGGTCGTCCTCTTTTATTTTTCTATTCTAAATATTCGTTATACTAGTTCTAAGTTAATGCAAAGTAGTAGTATCCGTCCCATGGTATTCGCTTTCTTTTATACATTATGCGTAATTTAATTCTCATTTTCTTTTTGTAGTACTCAAAGTATTTCAAAGAATCATTCATAAGCTAGCCACAATAAAACCAGAACCCCTATCTATTGATTAAAGTGTCACCTCCGTAACTATTATGTAAGTATAACGATTTCCATCCGTATTGCAAAATTCTTTTAATATCCTACCTAGGAATATTTGGATACTCTTCACAAATTTGGTCATAGTAATCCTATATAGTTTTTTGTACCATAATAATTAATACTATTTACCCATATTAGTGTTATCTATAATTCTCTACTTATCCTTTCCGGAAAGATAGATAGGTTTCTCCCTAGGGAGTCTTTTCTCACTCTACATCTCTAGAGTCAACTAGTAACCGCTAAAGTTGGACATAATAAAATCTACATCATTCCATTTTCCATTCTTAAATGCCTTCTTAAACTTTTTACCTTCTGTTCTTTTCATATATAAATATGCCTAGGTTCTTCCCATTCCAGGTAATTTAAAATGGACATTGTTATCTATAATATCGTCAACTACCATCTATACGCTTCTTGCAAAGATAGAAGCGGCTAAATCTCTTTTACTTCCATCAGAATATGTCTCTTTGCACTATTCTGTTGTCATTTTTAGTTTTTCTACTGGAAAATTCATAAAGGTATCATGCAGAGAAAAAGCATGACCCATTGCATAATTCTTATCACTCATAATCATAAACAAAAATAGGGAGACAAATTGCCTCCCTACATATTTTACATAGTTGGTTTATAGCTCTTATTGTAGAATTTACGTCCCCAAGAAGCCTATACATTTAGTATTTTATCCATTTCTTCTTGTGATACATATTCTGGAACTCTAGCAGCCTAGCAATGTAGGAGCCACTATCTTTTTAATTCCTAAGCCATTTTCAACACATTCTAGTTGTTAGTACGTATTGCTTCCTTGTATTTATAAGTATAGGCAATATATTCTGCTATTGCTATAGCTTCCTTATCGTTTATCTCTGGAAGACCTTCTTCATCAAGTAATATTCCATGATAGAGAATATTTATTCTTCCAAGTCCTTTATTTACATAAAGCGTATCTCCCACTCTTTTATATTTAACGAATTTTCCGCTAACATAAAAAGGATCTAGGAAAGCTTTTCTACTTTCTATATAGTTTTCAGTATACAAAGACTGTATATCTCCAAACTCTTTTGTATTACTCGTATATCCCCAATCCTCAGGACCACAATAAGTTACTGCTTCTATAATGTCAACATTACAAGGCAGCTAAACTGACCCATCCTAACAATTTATATCTAATGATGCCCTATATAATCTAGTATTTTTGTTTCCAATAAAGTTATATGCCACTAGACCGATTTCTTCTAGGTCATCGTCATCTCCTTCAATATCGTATAGCGTTTGAGCTAAACTTATAGCATAATGAAAATTATTCCGTCCCATATTATCCTCCTGTTACATATTGCTAATCGTTTGGAAGAGGTTGTGCAGCCACCTATCTATAGTAGTATAGTTTTTCTTTAGTTAATTTCTCTTTAACTAACTAATCAATAAAACTGGTGTTTACATCTGGGCCATTAAGCTCGTCAGTATTACAGCAACTGTACTATTTAAGCTATCTAGGATCTTTGAAGACAGCAACTACAGAAACTTGTTGCAAAAATGGAGCATTAAATAAGAAGCAGTCTAACATTCCATTTGCGTTTGGAGCAAAATCAATCCAAACATATGGCTTCTTCTAACTTCTTTTTCTATATTTTCTATTATTAAATTCTGATAATGATGTTACTATTGTGAACTTATTTTGTCTATCAGTAGAACCTATGTATTCTATAGCTTGCTTTCCGTATTGCGAAATAACCTGTGGAATTTCAAAATGAGCTGTTACAGTATCATCTGCACTTCTCATTCCACATCTACACCTTTCAAGAGATTCACAATCTACATCTATGCAGTTAATTGCTATCAATAGGTCTTTGATAGGGAATATTCCTCTAAGGAAATACTAATGTAATATAGATAATCTACAGGCAACTATTTCATCCTCTAGCTAATCCATATTCATAGATAAGTTCTAATGATAACCTCTTAGTCCAGATACAACATCATTACGAATTTGGGATGCAAGTTTTTCTATATACATTATTCTTCTGTTTTATCAGGATTAGTCATTATCCTATGTTTGCAAGTAAAGTTATAACATCTAATACCCTTCAGATAAGTAACCTTAGATTTCAGAGTAGCGATTTCGTTACATTTTGCTGATATAGCCTGAGATTTCTCTAGCATGATTCTATCCATCTATTCTCTCAATTCTGAAATCTGCTTTCTAAAATCGCCTTCAAGTTCATGATAATCTTTTATGTACTTATCGCACGTTTTCTATAAATAATCATATTGGTCTTGTTTGAGGTCTGTTTTCTTTTGCTCAACATCGACCATTGAAGATTCTGCTTCAGCTTCCACCTATTTCTTCTTGCTTTTAAATGTACAAATGTAGGTGATAACTGCGCCAATACCACCACTGCCTATTACTGCTAAGGCCCATTCTAAAATAGACTGTTCCATACCTTATTAAAAAGAAAGGCGGAACAGGGTAGTCCCACCTTTAGTTTATTTAAGAGCTTAATTCGCTATCATCTTCGTCGTTACCAGAAGTGGCATCAACGTCAACTACAGTACCTACTGTACCAAGTGCAGTTTCCCAAGCTGAAATCAAGTCAGAATCATTCTTAACCCAGAACACATGAACAGTATGAGAAGTCATTCTCTGCCCAACTGCGTGAAGACCATCATTTGTAGCTGGTGCTTCATATTCTACAATATATTGATTGTAGATAGCGCCTACTATAGGAGTTTCCATCTGACGGATATGAGTCCATTGATAGTTTGCAGCGGTAGGTAATCTTAAATCTTTAATGATTTGAGAATATGTACCGAAGCTATTCTTACCTCTTTCATCCAACTTGATGTCTGTAGCAGCAGTTTTAGTTGGGTCTAATTCTGCAACTTTATCTGCATAATCATCATAAGCATCAAATGTGCTAATTTCGATTTTGCGGAATCTCTGATATTCAGTAGCTCCTTCTAGGATTAATTTACTACCAGATACAGATACGTTAATCAAATCTTTATCACATAGGAATACGTGATTTTTCTTAAGCATATCTGCTACGTTTTTAGCAATAGTAGCAGCTTCATCAGCTTCTTTTACAGTAAACTCAATCCAGAATGGCATACCTTTTTGAACCCAGGGAGTTGAATAAATATAAGGTTCTGCACCTTCAACACCCAAATAAATATCGAGTCTGCAATATGTTTTTGCTCCACCTGCTTTTAAAGCAGCTAAAAGAGCAGAATCTGCAAAGTCTATAGTAGCTTTGCACATTACAGCATTATATCCAGCTCTCTTTCTGATTGCTTTTACACAATCTTTTACAAATACAAAGTCTCTTTTAATCTTGAGAGCATCAACTTCTACACCATCAATGTTTGTTTTGCCACTCTTGAAAAGGTAAGTATTGTCAGTACCTTTTCCATTTAGTTTACTTGAATCTGGATCCAGATTCGAATTAATAATCGTCTAAGTTTGGAAATTTAAACCTGTTGCCATAATTAATTAAATTTTAATTAGCCTTGTTGAGGGGCTGGTTGCTATTGCCCAGTTGGTCTAGCAATAGATTGAGTCATCTAAATATTATTGCCTAGTCTAGGATCGTTTACACGTTCCATTACTAAGTGTACCAACTCGTTTATAATCTCTTGGTTTACATAATCTGGGAACTCCATGATTTGAGAAGTATCTTCTGTTAAGTCTATCTGTTCTTGAGTTAGACGGATAAACTATGGACACTTAACATAATCAATCTGCACTTCTACTAATTGGAACAAACTGTCGTCCTTACCATATCTAATTTCACAACGAACATTGGAAGTATTTCCAGCTCTAAGGGCAATTGGTTTTTCTACAAGAGATACCTATTGTTCTGTTTCTCCTATTTTTAGTTTAAATGTTCTTTGGAAGTTGGAATTTTGGGTTTTCACATTTGTGCCACCAGCAGTTCCTGCATCAATATCATTATCCTTCCATTCTCCTCCAGAAGCGGAAGTAACCTGATAAATTCCATTCATGTCAATACCAACTTCTTCAAGACCTGTTCCAGTAGTAACCTCAGTACGAGGGTCTGTAGGTAATACCTATTGTTGGTTAAGATTATGAATATAATAGTACGGACGCATGGGCGAAGGTCTATTATAAATATCAGTAATGATTTGACTCCAAGAATCAGCAGTTAATCTTGTTGCAGGGATTTCAATATATGAGCCTGCATCCCAGCAATCTTTTTGTTTAGCAACATAATAAATGCAAACACAATTCAACATATGCAAGTAATCAATAGGCATATATACTTCATAAGTAGCTCCGTGCAGAGATTGGATTGAGCGATGTGCTTTACTTAAATAAGAAGAAGCCTAACCAGTATATCCTCCTTCTGGAGAATCTTGATTTCCAGTAACTGCTTTAGTGTTTTGAATGGCACTGTCTTTTGCAGCTCCAGATGCTCTACCTGCAAGTTCTACCTTGTGAGGAGTCAAGAAAGTTGTAGCTTTCAAGACTCTCAGATCATCAGTAGTTTGCTAGTTAATATCGTATACATTGTATACTTTATTAATGTACTAGTTTATAGCCTTATTGAATAAGTAATTAAACTCATAAAGCTTTAGTGAAGGTGCTTGAATTTTACTAAGTTCTATTAGCGTAGCTTCAAAAACCTGTCTTGCGGTCATTTCGCATTATATTAAAATATTGATAATTAATCTTCAAACATATCAGGATATGTGTCTTTTCTAATTAAGGCTAAGGTTTTGGCGTTTCTAGATAATTTCATCCATTCTACAACTGCATTATCTGTAGCTCCTAATGCTACTTTACCATCTTCCCCATAAACAAAGAGTCCATCCTTTTTAAGAATAACTCCCTTTTCACGAGCTTCTATAAACAGCATACGAAGTTGAATATCTCCTCCAGTGTAGCAATTAATAATTTTCTCTGGAGTTTTCTCGGCTATAGACAATAGATAGTCTTCAACATCAGCATTTGGCTGATTTTTCATATCTCTACCTAATACCTTGGCAACTAGCAATCTTCCTTCATATCCACGCTCATCATTCATGATATAATTAGAAGCCTCTACAATGAGTTTACGTCTAGTAACTCTACGTTGAGCTTCAAATCCAGGTCTATCTACATAAAGCTCTGCAGTTCCATATCTAGGTCTTTTAGACCGCGGGTCTACAGTTCCGTCAATTAGATAGTCTCCTTTATCATTCTTTGCAAACCTGTCTGGAGCGATGAGGTCACAATTTTTAATTGCTTCCCAAACAGCGTTCTCATAGACATCATCCAAATTAAAAGTTTTACCATCCTCTATTACAAACAACTCTGTCTCTGGAATATAAGCAGCTAATCCTTTTGACTCTTTTTCAATTTCTTCTGGTGTTAAAATAATATCTCCTTGAGAGTTAACTCTTCTAACACAATCTGCATATCTGCCACGAGAATCTTTTTGAGGTTGAATATAATATTTCTGTCCTACTTTACCAAACACACTTCTTAATACAACGATGTTACTCTTTAAATCACCGTCTTGTACTTCATTAACCTTTTTTGCCATAATTCATTTTCATATTTTAAAGAATTAGGTAGGGAAGCACCTCGTTCCCTACCTTATCTAATTTCTATTTAATCTTATCTTATTTAAAATTACTCTTTACAACGAAGTATAAAACTTCTATAGGGATTGAACACTGCGATACCAGCGTATCCGTGAATAGTCATCATACCTCCAGCAACAGGAGTAGAAACTACACCGCTGTCACCACCTGAACGTCCACCTACACCAAGTACTTCGTTAAAGATGTAGTCTTTTCCTTTCAGAGAGTACATAGCTACAGGAGGTTGAGTAGAAGTCTTACCAGTCGTAAGGTCAATACATAGAGCGTATGGTTCTAAGAACTCTCTACTTAATGTTCTATCAACTTTAAATGATACAACATTTCCACCCCATTCATAAGCATCAAATGTAGCACCTACTTTGATGTATTTTCCTTCTCCGCCTCTAGACCACAAGTAAGCTCCATCGGTCTTACGAGTTGCTAGATAATCTCCAAGAACTCTCTGTACAATTCCCCACATTCTTTCGTTTACCATGAATACAAAGTGGTTGCCAGTAGGCTTCTCAGCTTTTTCAACCATCGTAGAAATGATAGTGTGGAATGTATTAATAGTTACTCTATTAGCAGCATATTTAGAAGCAAATCTTTCGATTTGAGGAATCATACCATCACCAATAGGAATTGGACGTCCAGTACCTCTATCAGAGATAGTAGCTTTACCATCTACCCCAATATTTCCTTTAGCTAATAGAATCATATTTTCACGAGCATACAAGAAGTTTTCAATTAGATTCTTCTTCATAGGCTCAAGTCTGTAAATCTTTTCAGTTAGGCATCCTTGATTTTCTCCTTTACCAACCTTAATGAAAGTATCTTCCATCAATGCATATTTAGAAGAGTAGCTATCGTCAACACGAATAGTTGTCATATAGTTTCTCATCTTTTCAACATTAGATTGATACTTAACGAAACCAGTATCATGCAATTCTGGCTTAGCGTTACCAATGAAACGAGTTGTATCACCTACCTAACATCCATCTTTGTCTAGGATTGATGAATAGTCATCGTCGATGAGTCTTACCATTACAGACCACATATTGTCAGCCTTTCTAGTAGGACGAGATACAACAAAACATTGCTGTCCAGTCTTCTCAATTTTGAAAATTTCGTGTAATTGATAATAGTTTTCGGGGAAAATCATTTCAATTTCAGAGCCATCAGCTCCATCTTCAACAGGCACAGCTGCGAAGGGGATTCTCTTAATATAATTAGTTTCTACTTCCCATTCAAAATAAGTAGAATCAATATTCTGGAATCCAGTTGCTTTCTTGGTATCTCCATAGAAAATATTTCTTAGAGCCTCTGTCAAGAAAGTTGCAGTTAATTCTGGATAAAGACGAGATACAACGCCTAAACGGTGAGGTCTTTCTCCTAAGAATTTACTAAAATCTTCATAAGTTCTAGTGTCACCCATCGTAGGGCGATTAGTTACAAAACTCGCTACAAGCATAATTATTCTTTTTAAATGTTAATAAATCTTAATACCAATCTTCATCATCTATAAACACATCGTCTGTGGTTTTCTTTTGTGAAGCGGGTTTGTTGAACACCAATTTAGGCTTAGGTTTTCCCTATAAATCCGCCTTGGCTTGCTCATAACCTCTTCTATAGTTATCCTGAATCTGTTTGTTTAATTCTTCTACTATTTTATCCTCATTAAGAATCCAAAATGCGGCTTTAGTAAATAAAGCTGGGTCATTCATAGCTCTACCAAACGCACTTAATCCCTAATCATCTATGTCTAGCATAAACGAGGATAAATCTTCTATATCATCATCAGATAGTTGCAAAGGTTGTCCTGCAAAAGAATTTAGGTCTTTAATTTGACCTTTGATTGAGTCAGCAAATTTATTATATGCAGCCTCTTCTCTAGCAGCTTTCTCGCTAGCTATCTGAGCTTCTTCATCTTCCTGAAGTCTTATATATTCTTTACGAAGACCTTCTACTGTTTTCTTGAATAAACCTTCATTTTGTTTAGCTAATTCAAGTGCTTGATTGATTTCCTCGTCAGAAATATCGGACCCAATTTTATGTAATAAATCCAACGCATAAACCTCATCGTCAGAAAGATCATCGACTCTATATCGTTTAGTTGGTTCAACTTCTGGCTGTAAAGACTAGATGTACTCCTCTGGAGTCATTCCACTCTCTCTAATTGTGTTAATAAGCTACAATTCAGATTCATCGAAGTCCTACTGTTCTGGTTCTTGGTCAATCAAGATATTAATCTATTCTTCTCTGCTTAATGAGTCCCAAGCTCTTTCTACAATAGCACCAGTTTCATCTTCGAATTTAATTTTTCCTGGGTCAGTAATACCTTTAAGACGTAGTACTTCAGTTGTTAAATCTTCATCTTGCTATCCAGAAGGTGTTCCGCCATTAGAAGGCTGGTTGCCATCACCATCTTCTGGTTTTGTTTGTTCAAAGGAATCACCTCCAAACTCGTCGTCGTCAAAAATCACTTCATCAAAATTTTCCATATACATAATCATTTTTTAGTTAATCATACAATATATATGTATTGATTAGGTAGACAGCAATTAAAACATAATTAAATGTTAATTTCTGATAATAAGAAATTATAATTTCATAATAAATATTAAAGAATAAGAGCGAGGTTCTATCTTTATAGGATTATTCGGCCATTCTGAGTCTACTAATTCTTCTTCCTAACTTTTAGTAGAAGATAGAGAAGCTTCTCCGTCAGTAGCTAATGATATTGAATGAGTATGACTCCCACCAGTTGCATTACCTCCTTGAGTCTTTATATTTGATACTCCATCTACTGTTCCAGATTCGGTAGTTACACCTTCTCCAGCAACAGAGGTTACGAAAGTCTTAGTAACTCCTTCTATACCCCAATTATAGTCGGAATAATCAAGTGCTACTGTTAAATCCCCAGAGCTACCAGTAGTTCCAGATATATTTCCGTCTAAGCTATGAGTATGTTCTTTGTGAGGGTGACTATGTTTAGGAAGATGTTCTTGTGCAAGAATTAATTCATTATTTTCATTTAGCTCAGAAGGATTGTCTCCTATCTAGTCAACGATTGCTACTGCCTTAACGAACTTCCCAATTAGGTTAGGCGTCCCATTAGTCCCATCACATACTGCCCATCCGACAGGAATATCAGATGCACCGTTGAACATAGTAATAGTACCCTTTGGCACAGCCCGATCAATTAGTTCTTTAATCCATTCTATATTTGGCACAGCCCGATCATATTTCTTATCATCGAAATCTTCTGGCACTTCAATAGATTCATCATATTTTGGGAAATCGCATCTTTTCTTAAATATAGGATCGTAGAGTTTAGAATTAAGTCCTATAAAGTTATCAGAGTATATTCCTACATTTACTTCTTCCTGTTCCTCTGGACATTCTTTAAGCTATTGGAAGTCAGTCTCCCTTACTGTACCAATTCTGGTATGAATTGTTTCGTCTGGCTTTTCTACAGTCTCGACTATTCCAGATTCATTAGTTATTTCTTCAGTAATGATTTTAGAACGGTCTAGCACATCTATATTACTTCCCTATATCTTAATATAAGGTCTGCTAGATAAGCAGGTTAGAGCATTTATACTCTAGTCTAAAAAAGAATTGATATCTTTCTAGGATACTAATATAGTAACATACTCTAGAGCACTCTCAATAATTTCATATTCTTTTGCAGAAGCCTTATTCAGAATAATTTCGTCAGTTTCTATATCCCTAACTACTTCGTTTTCCTCACCTTCCTCTGCCTACTATGACTATTCTTCAAACCTTATATTTTTAGGTCCTGCCAGTATTTTTGCTTTATCTATAGTTCCAGTGTTGGAAATGCTAACCTAAGACTATCCAGAGTTTTCTCCTTTCTGTATATTTAATACAGTGGTTCTACTACCATCGTCATAAGTAACTTCTATAGAAATTAATTCCGGAGCCACCTTATCTTCTAAAAGCTTTGCTAAAATAACATAGACTCCATCTTCCAGCCCTATACCCAATTGAATTATATACTATGTCTAATCTTCAGAGAGATAGATATATATATACTATCCTGCCTAATAACTATTGTTATATTTTAATACGCACTTAACTTTAAACTTATCGTCCTATATTTCTTGTGTGTTTATTACTTTCTAGATAACATTATTATGCTAACTGTATATATCTGACTCCCTAAGTTGTTCAGAGTATACCACGGAGGGGTCTGGCTGATTTCTCCATACTATATCATCTACTTCAAGAATAGATCCCTCCTCTGTATTATACAACCTGAATCCCTCATTTTCTGAGGCCCCTTCTGATTGTATAAGCACATTTCTTTTTAATGAAATAGAATATCCCACATAAATCATAGAATCTTCTATTAATAAATACTAGTCTCCATTCATTAAAAGTACCATTTTCTAGGTATCGAATGTGCTATACCCATCATTAGCATATATGTGTAAGGCTCCTACATAGATCTCATCAAACTTATTTGTCTGCTCTTGTCCAGTTAATTGTTGCTAAGTTAGGTAATAATCTTGAAGTTCCCCCTCCTTCACAACATAAAGTTTTCCATCTCCTTCTACAAAGATTATTCCAGCCTTTATTCCCGAAGCTTTAGCCTATTCTAAAGTTTCATAGTAGAATCCTGCATTAGTTAACGCTGTATATTTCTAATCCGCAGTTACTTCTTTTTGTTCAGCTAGGAATGAAACGTAAGTAGTTCCAACTTCTCCAGCTAAATTAACTTTAGTTCCATCTATTGAAATCCAAACCTCATTCCCTTCTTCCGTAGGAACTAAATAAATTCCATTACTTGAAATCTCATCTGAACTGGTAGCAACTTTAAGTATGTCAGCTCCAGCAGAGGCTAATTTCCCATTCTTAATTATATCTATAAATTTTCCACCCCATTGGACTTTCAAATCTCCCTTTGTTTTTATTAAAAAGTTAGAATCGGTAGAACCAATAGTATTATAGGTTTTACCGAACATATTGGTTTTACCTTCTCCCATGTTATTTTATTGTTAATACTTGTCTTCTATCTCTATTAGAATAACTTATATGAACCCAATCTAAGTTATGCTCATCTATTAGCTAGTCAAATGGTAATTTTAGCTTTTGGGCTAAATCGAATAGCTTTTTATTTTCCGCCTTAGTATCTTCAATAGTTCTTATATCGGCAGCCTATCCAGTCATGTGCTGACTATTACTAGCTCCTCCTACAGCCTTGTTTAGGGCTGGACATCTATATCCACTAGTAACAACGATTGGCTTCCCATATGCCTCTCTAAGAGGGTCTAGAACATTTTCTATAAGAGCTATCAAATTTTGTTCCTATTCTTTAGACGGAACATTTTTAATTCCCTTCTACTAAGCAGTAGTGCTCTTTGTTAGTTCTTTGATAGTAAAAAATTTCATAAGATTATATGTTTATATGTTTACAGTAATATATAGTCATAACTAGTGATTTATCAAAACAAAAATAGGAGAACTTCCCAACTTAGGGAAATCCTCCTACTAATTATATATAGTTATCTAATCCAGTTTCTCAACTATGCTTTAAATAACTTTTTTGCTAATTGACCACTTAGATAAGCAGCTTTCTCGGAATATGGGTCAATACCAAACTCTTTACATATATGCATTTCAACATGATTCTTTTCATGGTTATAAGTATCTATAAATTCCTCAGCGGAATCAGGTCTATTTATAACTATGATGCTTTTGTGTTCTTCTTGGTTAGTAAACGTAAAACCTGAATTTTCGTAATCCTCTATCCTAGAAGCTGCCCTATGTAAAACATCGTCTGGACATCCCAAATCCTCTAATCTACTCAAAATGTATTGAACATTGGGATTTTCTACAATTATGCAAACTTCTATATCCCAATCGTATTTCTCAAACAATACTCTGAAATGTGTCATATCACATCCTCCCAGTCTACCATAGTTCCGTTAGCTACCATAGTAGCATACCATCTTCTCATAGTAGTACCATCTCCAGCGTCTTCATCGTCTATGGTATCTTTAATGTAAAGAGCAAAATGCCTTTCATCTGTTATACTACTTCCGTAATAATCAGCCTTACACATATTGCCAACAAATACATAATCATAGCCAACATTATTTTCTAGTTTAATGTTATTCTACGTTAATACCTTATCAATGTATTCTTTGGATACTGGCTCTAGGGATTTTCCTCCCTTCTTCATAAAAGAAATAGCGTATGAACACAAAGCCTTATTGAAATGCCAACCGTAGTTTTGTAAGTACTTACGCATATACTTTGGCATATCGTCATACATATCCAAAGCTGCTCTCATATCAATAGTATCTTGGGTAGTCTTCGTCGTCGTAGTCAGAATCTCTCATTCCTCCACGTCTACGTTTTCCATATCTTTCCATGTAGTGTTCACCAGATTTACTTTCTAGTTCTGATAAACAATGCATCAATTTCTTTCCATGCTTAACGATTTGTTCAGCACAATCTGAAAGATGCTCAAATTTTGACTCCTGAATTTCAATTATTGTTGCCATGTTGTTCCTATTTTAAAGATGTTTTAATAAATTCTCTGAACATTTCTTTAAGAGAGTTTATTTCTTCCCTTAAAGCCTTATTCTCCTATTCTTGTCTTTGTTTCTCAACTATTTCTGGATTTAATTGCGATAGAATTTCGTCACATCCTTTAATAATACTCTAATGTGTTTCGATACTATTAATTATATCCAGGCTTCTTTGCTTCATCGAAGAAACTTCACTATTCATTGCTTCTTTGTTGCAGGAAACCACAATATTGTTTCCGAAATCCGCGATGTCTCCCATCGCTGGCAATTTCTAGAAACTAGCGGATGTGCCGTTTATTTCGGCCGTAATATCCACTATCATTTCCTGATTATACATTCCTGGGTTTCCATACTTTGGAACTGGTATGGATACGTTAGTAACCTTACCAATTTCCAGAGTAGGGACAGAATCTTTATGCAAGATAAATAGCTAATTACTATTCCTTAAATTCTAAAATGCCATTATACAACCCCTGTTAATAATTGTAATGTATTAGTACTGTGTTCAAACCAGCATAAGTAAATACCTGTTCCTGGTATCTGAGACACAGTTATATCTGCTCCGTTATAACCAGTCAATTTCTGAGCGTTACCTCCCCCACCACTGGTGAATACAATAGGTAAAGTCGTAGTAGTTCCTGCTGGTATAGCCTAGTTAAGTCTTACTATTAATAATCCTCTAAAAGGCGCACCTATGTTACGGTGATTATTAAAGTCAAATTGTACTTCATTAGCCGTAACTGTTACAGATAAGCTACTAATTGCTGGTATTCCTCCTCTATTTACGTTAATATAAGTAGGTAATAACATAGTTACCTCCTTTCTTAACCCCAAAGAGAGTTACCACAGCATCCATTATTCCATCCTGCATAAGCACCAAGAGCATATCCGTTAAATACGGCTTGAGTTGGTACGGCAGTAGCACAACTGTATGGCAATGTTACAGTTTCAGGAAGTTTACACTTGATTCCATTTACATCACCTTGTAGAGCATTTACAGCAGCAACAATAGGAGTAGTAGCTTGACTTATCATTTGTCCAAATGCAGCAGTCTATTGGGCATTGTTAATAACAACAGCCTATTGACTATTCTTTTCACGTAGAGCATCAATCTTATCTAGCAGAGCCTGATTCTACATTGCGTCAAGCTTAGCTATAATCTGATTAGTGTTTGCAGTACCTGTGTCTCTAATAGTATTTTGAAGAGAGCAAGTCTAAGTCTGAGTTGCATAAGCAGTATCGCAGAAACCTCTTTCTACTGCACGTCCTACTGAATCTACACTATTAGTAATCTGATAAGTCTGTCTTTCATTTGCTAATTGATTTTGGTAGCCTTGTTCGATAATAGCTTTCTGTGTGTTGCAGCAGCAGTTATTAATTGCTTGAATAACATCACAGTTACCTCTTTCTACAGCGTTGATAACTCTTTCAGAAGTATAACCAACTTGTCCTCCTACTGTGGCAATTGCATTTTGAATATTGCAGCAGCAGTCTTTCAATACTCCGAAGTCGCAGTTCAGATTAGTAGCAAGTTGACCAAGAGCAGCAGAGTTACCTTTGATTGCGTCCATTAACAGCTGAGTGTTCTAGTTAGTATTCATCTACTCACGTAGACCAGCTAACTGACCTTGAATTTCAGCAGATTGTAAGTTCTGACAGCTATTACCGTCTCCGAACTCTCCTCTGTTCATCCAACGCATCATCCACATCCAAACTAAGTACATGAATGGATTATTCCACATTCCATTTCCAAATCCTCCCATACCACCGTTCATCATAGCCATCCAAGGCAGCATCTAGTTAGTACTATTTTCCTAACCATCAGGTACGATATAAGTTCTTGTATCACTCATAGTTTACGATTTAAATGTTAATAATTAAGTTTATTTGTTCTAGAACTACACTATAATATACATTTCTATGAGTGATATTGAACAATGCTAAAAACAAAATCGGGAATCTTAAACAGCTATATTATGTTGTCATAATATAAACTATTCAAGACTCCCGATTTCTAACTCGTTACTGAGTTAATTCTTGCTGGCTAGAAATATATCTAAATCGGATTTCTGCCAACTCAATTCTTTAAAACCTTCCTATTTGATTCCTTTCGGAATGAATCCATCTCTAACATAGTCATCAAAAGTAGCTCTACTAACACCAAGATAATCACAAGCCTAAACTTTACTCATTCTATAATCTGGATTAGCGATATTTGATAACACAGAAATAATTTTACTCTGCTGTTCCATTGTGATATTACAATTATCAGAGTCAATATCATCTATGAATTTCTGTAGCAAAGTTCTTATTATAGATTTCAACATTTGCATTTAATTTTTAAATATATAAATAACATTGTAAACATAACAAGAAGTACAAAATACATTCTCATCATATTTAGATCGGAAAGTGGTATTTTAACTATATCATCTATTAAAGCAATAATGTTTGATAACAATACATAATGAATAGGCACTCTGTGCCAAGAACAAAATTGGAATATGTAAGATTGTAGATATAGAGTAATAATAAAACATATTGAAAATCCTCCAAATACATTTAAATAGTAATGAGGTAACTCATAATAATTCAATACTACAAATACAGTTTCCATTAATGCTAAAATAAATGGAATATATTTTAAAACATAAATAAGAATTTTATAAAGATGTTTATTTACACTTTTTTCCTGCTTTTCCACCTTTTCCGAATCCTCCCTTAGTACTAGATACTTTTCTTCTTCCCATAATTGTTATTCCTCCGTTGAAAAGTGTTTCAATATAGAATCTATTACTGTATCTATATATGCAACGAACTTATCTCTATTAGGTTCTGCAACATTAAAGTTAGTAGAAACCATAGACGTATCAGCTGGCTTAAAATATCCGCAGTCTCCTAGATATTCTGACAATTCCCCAGAAACTGTTACAGAGAAATTTATATTAATAGCACCACTTACATCCTTGCTAGCAGTTCCCTCCATTACCCAGCTATCAACTGTATCTGTAATTTTATAAGTCTCATTCTATTTTACAATTTCCATAATTACTCGTTTATAAATAAATCAAATATAATCTCCATTAGGTCAGCAGCCTTAATAATGTTTCCATTAATTTCTACATCATTTCCAGAATTAACATCTAAAATGTCTGAGTACTCATCTAATGATAAAGTATCATCTGGTATATCTAAGACTTCTTCTAATCCCTTTTGAATAAGATATTCCTAATATTCAGAATTAGTCTTGTTATTTAGCTAGTTAAATCTAGCATCCTCTTCTGGTGTTCTATCAGCTTTTTCAGACAGCTCTCTTAATTCATCTGTAATAATCTGATTGGCAAACTCTTGAGCATCGGCATCAAATTGCTTCTTAATTTTATTGTAAGCCATTCTAATGCGCATAATCTTTACTTTTAACTCTTTTGGGAGTTCCTTGTCACCATCCTTAAGAATAACCTTGGTGATTACATTTTGTTTTGTCAATACATCATTTAAAGTCATAAATCATTAATTTTTGGTTTATACTAAACTAAATAAATATAAACTATTTTAAAAGTTAAAATTTATTAATTATTCTAGAGTATTAGTTATGTATGTAAAAGACACTTTATTTGGTAACTAATCTGCTTGGTAAGAATAAACATATAACGTTGTTCCAGAAACATAAAAAGTGGCCTATCTAAGGACTGACCCACCACCTTTAGAAGCAGACTATCCAGTTGTATAAACAGCTGATGGGAGATTAGTTAAAAGGGTAGTTGTTCCCGTAGACCCGTTCCCACCTGAAGACATATTTATAGATACACATACCACCTAACCATATCTAATTACATAAATATATCCGCTTATACCAAAAGCGCTAAAATAATGACCACTATTCACAACTTTATAACTGTTGGCTGCATTAGGAATTCCATTATTAATATATATAGGAGTCGATGAAGATCCTATAGTATTAGTATAGTCGTCAATAGAGTTAGTACCGCTATAATAAGCTAGTTTGCCAGATGCTCCAGAGTTAACTGTAGCATTTAAGTAATATGTCATAGCAGTAACAGTTCCATTAGTTACATATACTCCTCTATTTGAGGCGCCAGCATTACCCTTGGCGAAGTCTGCTAATGATTTGTAGGAGCCTCCAGCTAACAATACATAGCTATTACTATTTACTGAATTATGATAAAAACCAGCACCTGCTCTAATATATCCAGAAGACCATGAGTTTCCAGTAACATGTGATTTATAAGTACCATTATTCGGAGAAGTAGCTCCTACAGTAATTCCCCCATTTGTAACTAGATAGCCGTCAGTTCTTATCTATCCAGTATTCTGATAAACCGATTTACTCCCATAGGTTCTAATCCAAGTACTGTCGGACATATACCATCCACCACCATAAGTCTAAGAATACCATCCCGTAGATCCAGTACTTCTAAACCAATTTGAAGTATAGGCAGTACTAAACGTAGGTGAAGTACTTGTACTAGAAGAAGTAGATACTGCTATGTTAGCCCAATATCTTGTTCCAGTCCAGAATCCACTATCATTTGTTAAATGACTAGTGTGAGTCGGAACATTAACTGTTATTGCAGAACTTCCGTTATACGTTTTAGAAGAAAATTTTCCTGCAGAAAATGTTAGGGTATTAGCAACCTTTGCAGCCGTATTAACTATAGTTATTCCAGCCATAGAAACATAACTATCAGAAGGAAGAGACTGTGCTGTGGAAGTATTACCAGTATAAAATGTCCCAAGAGTAGCAACCTCAGTACCTGTTCTCCAAGTCTTAGCTAGAACTCTATAGTTATAGACTTTATACTAACCACTTGGATTGCACCATAGCTAACATAATCCACTACTATTGTTATAGTATAATCTGAATCTATCTAGTGGTATATTTCCTACAACTTCAGCCAGGTAAGCAGATATATTCTTTGCGGTTCCAGTTCCATTCTATCTTAATTTAAAAGATATTATTCCCCACTACTAATTATAAGCTGAATGCACAAGAAGATTAATGTCAACATCATTATACTAATTATTTAATGTTATGTCCCACACCTTTCTCCAATACGACGAAAGTCCAGACGTGGCACTTGTGACAAATCCATCTTTTAGTATATAATTTAGATGCCATCCATCTAGCATATCAGCATTTAGGTTAGAAACAACAGTAGTAGAAGATACTGTGAAGGGAGATGTTCCAGTCGCTACTGTAAATTTCTACTATGTACTAAAAGTTTTAATTCCACTAACTGTCTAGTTTGTAGCAAGAGTTACATATCTACCATCTAGAGTAGAAGAATAGTTATTATTATCTAGTATAGTAACCCAATTACTCCAAGCCTATGAAGCCACATCTCTTTTACTTCTGTAGTACAAATGTCCAGGATTACTATCCCCAGTCCACTAAAACAAAAGTTCTCCATAACCTTGCCCACCAATATTTAAAACATTACCGAAGTTTACTGGATAACCATTTTTATAAACTTCGTACAACCTAAGCCCTCTCTATCCAACAGTAGTTCCAGATATAGCTGTTCTATTTCCTAGGTTATTTAATACGTTAGAAGTAGTAGCAAAGGGAACTGTTAAGTTATTAGTAGTACCATTTTTAGTCCAGGTTACATAGTTTCCATTAGTTCCAAGAGATGTTACGAAATTAGCTGGATTTACATAGGCAGTATAATTAGAAGAGTCTAATATTTTTTTCCATCCACCATTAAGGGACGTGGCTGTTCTCCAATATAATCCTGTAGAAGTATTAGAAGACATTAGTAATTGCCCATACCATCCAGATGCTGTCTACATAGTAAATACACCAAAAGCGTCAACTCCAGAAGGTTTATCCTTCACACTATTACTTCCTCCAGCGTGATATAAGTATCCTGGGGTAGTCTTATTAGCTAAGGTATCGCTTATACTATGAGATATTATCCTATTGGCCGTTGCTGCATTACCAGTGATTGAGATTCCCCAAGTACCACTTGCTCCTCCACCAGTCTTAGTTACAGTATAAATAGTGTAATTTCTGTTAGTTAATACTCTAGACCACCCAGAGCTATATTCACTTCCGTTGCTTGTATAAAACAACATTTCATTAACGGCTGGATTACTAACACCACTGTTATTCATTGGAGTTATGAATAACTAAGTTTTATTTGTATCACTAGCTCCCCATTGGAATATAGCAGTTCCAGCAAGAGGAATATTTACTCCTGTATCTGTTGTTATGTATCCATTGTTAGCATAAGCCCAAGAACCTCTTTCCGCATACGCTACAAAAGCTTTATTTACGAAATTAGAAGAGTATGTATCAGCCGTATACGCAGTTCCTTGAGAGCCATGTCCTGCTATTTTCTTACCTCCAACATAGCGTCCGTCTATAGAACCAGTTTGATATGTGGTAGTAATAGTAACATTCTAGCTTCCGTTAACAGAGGCGCTACCAGTCACAGCTCCAGATAATGTGATTGTTCTAGTTGCTCCCCAATAAGCAGTAGTAATATTAGCAGAACCATCAAACGATGTTCCGTTTATTGTTCTAGCTGTCTACAATTTAGTTGCAGTAGCTGCATTTCCCGTAATAGAAACTCCAAGAGTTGTACTACAAGCCGTAGGAGTTCCAGCATTTAAATATATGGGAAGAGTTGCAGAACCTTTTGTAGCTGTACCAATCTTTAAAACTATTCCAGTATAGTTTGCACTATCTACTATAGTTTTCCAAGATTTAGTGTTGAGTGTAGAATCAGTACTATTTCTCCAATACAAACTACCACTATAATAAGAGTAGAATTGCATATATCTAGTACTTCCACTTCCAGTATTGAATTGAACAAGATGTCCAGATGCTCCAGGATAAGTTACATTCCAATTACCACTTAGGTTATTATTGCTAGATAACTCAGTTGTAGTTGGAATAGAACTTGCTATAGTCTAACTTCCCCTAGCTCTAAAGAATGATGTTTCGTGATAACCATCCAATAGGTCAGAATTAAGATTCGTGACTACCGTCTTACTAGTCACTTTTAGGGGAGCAGTTCCATCAGCTATATTTGAAATTAGCTAAGTTCCAGTTATTGAAGCCTTGACTATCAGAGGGCCAGTCATAGTATCTCCAGTAACATTTACATAGCGTTCATCTGATTCTGTCTTTGTATAATAATTTTCAGCAATAGCAACAGCCTTTCCGTCTAACCTGAGAACTCCTTTACCTATAAATAAACCTACAGTTCCGCCCAACGGGTCTGTACTAGTAGGATATGGAAGAATACAAATAGAACCAGTTCCATCTCCTCCAGTATTATGCTGCCCAATAGATGGGTTATAAGTTCCCTAAGATGTTCCTCCTTTTAACCATTTAACAACTGTCGTATAATTGCTTGTACTATTCTAATTCTAAGTAATAGTAGCATTATTAGCTAGAATAGGACCAGTAGAAAATGTTTTCACCCCAGTAATGGTCTAAGCTGTATCTAGGGTTACAAACTTGTTATCTATAATTGAATAAAATTGAGTCTTACTTATTCTCCTGATAAATGTATCAGAAGTATTTCTCACATATACGGAACCAATATCTGTTAATGCTTCATCTGAAATTGCAGAGTTAAAGTAGGTAGCGTATATATGCTAGCTAGCATTTCTCTAGACAAGTGTATTGGCTTTGGTTTCAGAAGAGAGCTCTAGATTTCCTCCATTACTAAGAAGAACTTGTGTGGCACTTCCTTGATATGTGGTTCCTATAAGCTTACCATATCCATCTTTAACCTTTATCATATTATTCTCTTAAATTTAAATGTATAAGTGTAAGCCTTTCCAATACCAGAACTTGCACCTATCTATAATTTTAAAACTCCAGAACTCTGCATAACAGTTCTTAAGTAGATTGTTTTTCCATATGCATGACCAGAGCGATGTAATATAATTTCATCTGTCTCTGTATCATTAGTATCATCTTTGTACCAACTCATTACACCAGAACTGTAGCAATTGTACATAGTCCCAGTACTATCATTAGCATTAACTTGAACCTATACTATATAGGTACCATTTGCAGGAAGATTTGTGGAAGTAATACCAGTATCCATCCATGCCTGTGTGACATTTAATGATTTTGTGATAGTGGTAAGGTTGTTAGACAGCTCATCAGTTTTTAACATAAAGTCTGATACTAATTTGTGTCCCCCACCTCCTAGTAGCACATATGAATCAGAAGAACCATTTTTATAATATCCATTAGCGTGTAAAATCCCGTTATCATATATTTGTAATATATTATTCCACGAGGTTCCAGTATTAGTAGACTGCTAAAAGTTAAAAACAGAAGTATTAGCTGTGGAATCATCTGTTATAGATATCCTCTACTAATAAGTTCCATTATTCCAATGAATACTCTGAGTTCCATTAAACTGTATATTAGAGCCAAAAGTTTTAGTTCCCGTAATAGTCTAAGATGTATTTAGAGTAACATAGTTAGCTAATGATTGATGTTCTGTAAGAACGGGCTTTCCACCTGAATATAATTTATTAGCCCACAGACTACCAGTACTAGGTTGTGCATATATAGTAGTAGTAGTATAAACCTACTGAGTAACATTAGCACTTAAATCAGAAGGAGTATTTGTATTGGTATAACCTAGGATTACAGGTCTAAAATTTGCAGTAGTAGTAGCAGACTATAACACTTTCTAGTCAGTATTTTGGTCTGTATACCATCTAATCCAATTCTACCAAGCTGTAGAGTTGTAATATCTAAACCATATTTTTCCATCTGAGGTAATTAATTTCTAGTAGCGATAACCACTAGCATTTCTACCAACATATAACTCAAATGCATCTACACCACTTGGTTTGTTAGTTACACTATTACCTCCACCAGCATAGTACCATTTTCCTTCGTCTAAGTAATCATCTAGATCTTGATTAGTCAACTATGTATAAATGAATGCCGCAGCCGCAGGTATGGACCAGGTGCCATCTTCCCTTAAAAATCTAATATTAGTTGCAGTATATGAGGGAACAGGCACCAATCCGTTATAACCTCCACTTCCAGCAGAAGTATGTTTCTTAAATACTGAGTAGGTAGTATCTGTTCCCTTGAATTTCTCCCCTCTAACGAATATATTTAAGCCCCTAAGGTCGAAAGTTACATCATTGTTCGCGGGAGCAGTTGTGAGAGCTGCAGCCGTTTTAGGATTGTATGCTATCTTCATAAATTATGCCGTTTCGTATTTCTTAGTACTGATGTTATACCAGCTTATTCCAAAACTAATATCTTGTATATCATCTCCATTAGAGTCTGCCTTTAAATAAACGTCTCCAGATGGTACGAAATTTAAAGTCTTCTCGCCAATAGATACTCCACCTATAGTGATAGGTCTCCATGTATCCTTAGATGCTGGGTCATAACCAAGAGCATTAATAACATTCTACTTAGTAAGATATATACTACCAGCGCTAGTAACAGAAATTGTTTTATTCGTAGAGTCTTTATCTACAATTACTCCTCCTATAGTAGTAGTAGTTGCGGCTACTAGAGATATTGTTCTAGCTGCACTACCATTATAAGTAACTCCAGCAGTTCCAAAAGTTAAGCCTGCACCAAGTGACAATGCGTTACTAACCTTCTTAGCTTCTCCCACTACTAAAGTAGACTGTGCAGCCCAAGTAGGAGCAGCACTACCCTTACTAAGTAGTACCTAACCCTAAGTACCGCCAGTTGTTGGAGCATAAATGGTAAATGTATTAGTACTATTACTATAAACATATATAGAAGTACCGTTGACAGTGTGTTTAACCTATCCGTTAATATTTGCTTCTACAGCTGTCCAATAAGCTGCAGTGTTTAATCCACTTCCTGTTCCGTCTTGTATACATATTAGTAAGTCGCCAGCTGAACACGTCTATCCAGCATAAGTTCCCTGAGAAGTTACTCTATAGGTATCTCCGACCTCACATTTAGTGGGAAATCCCTAAACCTCTACTCCAGCAACGGTATGTGTCGTATAGCTTCCATTACTATAGGTAATAGTTCCCTTATATCTCATAGCGTCATTTGCTGCAAAAGCATTACCAACGTACTCTACTATCTGTTGGGTGTTTAATATAGTAGTAGATGCAGTACCATTAGTAATAGCATCAGAAATACTAGAGGCAATAGGTAAATCGGCAGTAGTTATCTCCGCCCATGTAGCATTTCCTCTAAATATTTCTGTAGCTTTTCCGCTAGAAATAGGAACTAGACCCCTCATATTCGGAGTGAACGTAGGTGTAAAATCTTTTCCATGGGATATAATATGTCCATCCTTGGAAAAGAATAGCTTCACAAAATCCCCAGAAGTAGATTCCGGCAAAGAAAGATTGCCAGATATTTCAGCATATGTATTAGCAAAATTTAATAGTGCCATATTATAAATAATTCCATTTTAATATAATTTTATTATCTTCATCTATTCCAAAATCATTCCCCAGAAGTAGATTCCGGTCTTCTGAACCATTATACTAAAAATAGCCTTCTTGATCTACAACTACAGTCATTTCACTTGTTGGGGCTACTTCAACTATATGTCCTCGGCTATCATATTTTACCTTTACTGAAGAAGGAGATTCATTTGCAGTTATGGAATTGGAGTGAGCAAGAATTATATTAGACCCTTGTTTAAATGCCTACAAGCCAGACCCAGCAGGAGTAATAATCTGCTCAATCTTTCTTTCTAGCATATTATCAAGAGTAATAACTTCCTCACCATCTTTAACTAAAACAGCTTCAGCAGTAGTCTAAGGAACGAATATCTAACCATGTTGCTTAAGTTGTTTAATAGTTAGTTCCATGATTATCCTCCTATTACTTGGTCTGAGGAATCTGTTTTGACCATACTGTCATATAAATCTCTAGGAATAGTATAATTAACTACAACCTTAGCACTACCATCTGATGTCGTAACATCCTATGCTGTTATAGCATTAGCTAGCTAACCATTAATCGTGTTGATAGTCTAGTTAAAGGTTTCTGTAGTTACATATCTAGATAAATCTACATCTGTTTGAACTTCCCCAATTTTTTCCCAAATATACTTAGCCTATGTGTTTTCATAGACACAAATATACTCAACAAAAATGTTTCCTGCTGTACCAGATGTTGCAGGAACTAAATATATAGAATTTAAACAGTCTTTTGATGCTGTTGGTAGCTAAGTAACTATCTTGTATAGTTCTATGCTATTAGTAGTACTAATAACTCCATCTGGAGATATAGTAATACCTACACCAGCAGTAAGTTTGTCCTATTTTCCTTCTAGAGCAGTATTAATTTCTTGGACTGTAGTTTTTAATTTAGCAATATCTGCAGCATTAGTTCCAACTACTCCCATAGTAGTTCTCAATACTTTATCGAGAGTTGTTATCCCTAATGATGAAAGCCCAGGGAGATTAGAAGTATTTACAACTACTGCTTCCGCTAGAGTAATAGGTACAAATTCGGTTTTTGATTGAAATAATCTTTTAATTTGTGTTGTACTCATAATTTAAATAAATTATTAGGTATTTGGTAGTCTGCATAAGATTTAAGTGTAGAGTCTACAAAATCTAAGTTGGCTATCATATTCTGAACTTCCTTTCTAGTAATAAAATTGTTGTTGTTATTTTCTACAATCTAACCAACAATCTTATCTATTTCTTCTTTACTATAAACTCCTAGATTATTTCTAGCTAATGTTTTCTCAGATTCTGTTTTAAACTCTCCTAGATAATTTTCTTTACATAAATGAGTTTTATATTTCGGTTTGGGACAATCTATAACGATCTAATTATCACAACCAAATCCTGTATCTATACTTCCTATGACCGAATCTGGATTCTTTTTCTTAGGAATCTTACAACCTAGATTTATTTCAGGAGGTGGAGGGACTGGCTTATCGTTATGTTCAAATCCCGTACTTATAGTAGTCATCACAGAATCCCCTTCTATGAAATCAATATGATTCGCAGGAGGTGGAGGGACTGGCTTAACATTGTAGCCAAGTTTTATAGTATTAAGTAATGATTTAGAAGGAAGTAGCTAGGGTTTTTCGCCCCCTAGCTATATTTTATCCTTTTCTAAATTTTCATTCATTTAATGTAATCTTATCTGGGTATCCAGATGTATAATCATAGTTTACAACATCTTCAACTGTCCTAAGTTCTTTTATCGCCTATAGATGTTTTGTAGTTGTAACGAAACACTTTCCAGCATATACTTCTAATTGAGATAGAAAATCTTTAGCATTATCAACAGGCATCTCAATAATTTTATCCCCAAGAACTATGGACATTTCTTCTGGATTAGAATCAACTAAATTTCTTAGTCCTACTCTAGTAGCCTTATCTAACCAATACTCTTCTCTATTATAAGTAAAAGAATTAACATTTGAAGATTTATCATAGGCTTTTATTACAGCTTCTAATACTTGAAGCATAAGTCTAAAATAACATACTCCATCTTTTAACTCAAACAGTTCCTTCCAAACACTTAGAGGAAGCTTTAGAAGTTCCTCTTGAGTGAGTAAGGTTTTCAAAGAGTCATCCTTATTAATTACATAATAACGATCATTATGACTTATTTGCATGAAATTATTAGCCATTCTTAGAATAATTAAATTTAGTAAACGGTACTCCTTGATGTTTAGTTAATCTCCAAGCATTGTTATATTGAACAGTATTCCAGTAAGATGGGTCATTATAACTACCAGCAACCCATTCATTTTGGTAAGTATATTCGCTTCCACTATATTGCTAAGTCCTTTGATAAGAATAGTTATTAGCAGCAGATGAGTTAATAGAAGTAGTTATGTTATTAACTCCAGCATTATCTCCAGAGCCCACAATATTAGACCATACAGATGGGAACTAATTAGTAGCTCTAGAATAAGCAATAGAGAATATAGGAGTAGTTAATACTCCACCTCCATTAGAAACTGAAGTGCTAATTGGCTATCTTACTGTATCTCCAGTATTGAAATTACTTCCTGATACACTATATCCTCTGTAGTAAATAATTCTTGAGAATTCGGCTACAGAAGGAGCGTACCATTTTCCTTTCTAGTATGCAGCATTCAGTGTTTCATCTTCTTGAACCTATGGTTCATACACGTGCATACTATAGAAGTATGGATATAACAAGCAACTCATAATATCTGTTCCAGAAGCGTTTGTCCAGACAGTTCGAATAGCTTCACATAAGTTATTAAGATTAGCCTTAGATTCAATATAATATTCCCAGTTAGTTCCTTCTCCAGAGGATACCTATCTTCTACTTATATAGGGCTTACAAGTTGAATTGTTGTATAGTATAGGAAGCAACTTGCTATTCACATGGTTAATATATAAGGCTGTATCTGCTTCTCCAGCAAATGCTGTATTCACTTGAATATTATAAGTAGATACATTGATATTATTAATCAAATTTGCAGATGCAGTACCAGAGACAGTTTCATAATTCTATACTGATACACTATTCAAATAGGCTTGTACCTAATATAATTGCTATAGTATCTATTCCTGAGAACCTTGGTTTCCATCATTACTATATCCCAGATAGTAGGATTTTTCATCATCTGTATACTCTTTACCAATTATATAAACTACTCCAGAAGTGCTATTCGTTTCATCCTTAGCGTAGACTAACCCTACAAGAGTTTTAGTTGCGTCAAACGAACTTGTAAATGTGCCATCTGCATAAGCGAAATCTCCAAGTTGTGGGGCTTTCCAAGTAAAGCTTACCCTAACAGCTTTCTTAATAGCAGTTCCACTATTAGCAACTTTCATACTGATAGTCACAGTGGCTGTACTACTAGATTCTTTCTTTAAAGTAATAGCACCAGTCTAATCAATTGTAGCTACATCAGTAGATACTCCTGACATAGAGTATGTAATATCTAAGTATCCATTTACAGATGGATTATATGGGTTAGTTCCCTATTTAATTTCAACATCATTACCAGATGCTACGGTAATATCAAATAGATTTTGACGAACAATCGTTCCAGATTCTCCAGCTTGGTAGTATACAGAAACTTCTCCAGCGCAACTGAAATCCAAAATTTCTGCACTTTGGAAGTGTATTCTAATCTTAGATTCAGGGTCAGAAATGTCACCAAATGTGTTAACAAGTAACTATTTAGTAGCAAAGCTAATTGCTTTAAGAGTTGTACTTCCTGCAGTATTTACAATGTAAATATCTCCAGTTAAGTTACAAGTATTTGTAAGAATCATCTTTCTTAAAGCATCTTCTGTTATATATAAATTTGCATTTCTAATAGTCACTGACTATAGTGCGTTACAATTTATCAACTATTCACAGAAGTTAGCTACGTCGAAGCTTCCAACATTATCACAGTCAACGTAAACTGTAGATAGATTATTTAATCCCTCAAATGTAATATCAGTCAATCCTGGATTATCATAGATTCTAAATGTTTCTATAGTATCTGGAAGAATTACATTCTTTAATCTACCAGTCTGTGGGAATACTACACTCTTAGTAGTAGTCTTAGAGAAGTCTATAGTTTCCAACTTTAAGAATTTAGACAAGTCCATTTCTGTAGGAAGTGTCATATTTCTAAGAGTTAAACTCTCCAATACTGGGAATGAAGGTGTGAACAAGCTGATTGCTAAATCTGGATAATCGCTTGGGAATAGACTAGAATAGTCATCTAGCTAAGCATTATCAATTTGGAACTCAGTAGCTCTTGAGAAGTCTGCGTCAATAGTAGACATCTTTAGACCAAGGATATTTAATTTCTTATACAGAGTAGTTAAATAGATACCTTGGTTGATTGCAGGGTCTCCCTGATTAATCTAAGCAACATATTCATTTCCAGCCTATGCCAGATTCTTAATTGCATCAAAGTTAGAAGTCTAGAAGTCTGACAGATATAGATTCTTTCCATTGTAATGATATACAGGATAACAATCTTGATATGGTTCAAACTCCATTCTTAATCTCAAAGTATCACCACTACCAGCAGAACTTGCAGTTCTTAATGCAATAGCTCCCAATGATGTTTGAGCATATGTGGATAAGAAAGCGAATCTCTTAGTCATGAATTGTTTTTCACAGGCTAAGCAAGAACCGTGACTTTGTTCTATTGGTTCGATTTCATTATTACTATAGTAAGAAAGAACTTTTGAGTTCTTAATAGCTTGAGCGTTTTCATAATATATCTTAGCAGTATGATTATATGCTACTGCAGGGAATGTCTCCTAAACATTAAAGAATACTTTATAGAAATAGTTAGATTTATCCTCCATACTATTACTATTCTTAAATGCGGTATTTATAACACTTGCTAAATATGTTTTAATCTCAGACTCGAAGCATTGGTCAAACATATAGAAGAATATGTTATTAGCATCTCCCCAGTAAACTGAGTCAGATTCTCTATATGAAGTTTCTAGTAGATTATAAGGTTTAGATTGAAGACCGTTGTTATCAGTTACTAGAATAGTATCTAAGTCGTCTCCAATAAGTCTAACTAAATAGTCCCCTTTTCCATTTTCTACAAACTATCCTTCTCCATTATCTTCTTTCAGTTTTCCAATAATTTGGAAGTATGTATTTTTTGCTCTGTTATCAGTTCCAGATACAAACTTTATAAAAGCCTAGTGGAAAGCAATATCATTTACGTCTACATATTTCTTTATTCCAGTAATAAAGTTTGCTTTGATTGAATCAAGAGCCGCAGGAATACCTAACGTACTACTTGTTCCAGCCAATTCGTATACGTTTGCTCTAGCCCATCCAGTAGCTGATTCATAACTTACTCCAGCGCATACCCAAGTCCCGTTAATATCATCATAACGATAAATGTCTCCAGACTTGTGACCAGTTGGGTTTATTGTACAGCTACTTGCAGTTACAATGTACTTTCTAGTAACATCCCATCCTGAAGGACTGGTTGCACTAGTTTGTGTCATATTGTAATCGTGTCCATATACAAAATCATAAAATTCTCTAAACTTTTTTAAAGATTCATGAACTGATTCTGCAAATTGGAAGTAAGTCTTTCCACTATCATTTTCCACTTCTTCACAACCATAATCAATGTCCCATGCTCCTCTCTAGTCATAGACTACAGATTCATCTTCAATCAAAAGATTGTCCCAAGGACGAAGAAGAGAATTGGCATAAGTAATTGTGGGTTGATTAGTTAGTCTATAAGTATCCTCTCCGAGAACTCCAGTAGCTCTTTGTAAAGCTTGCCAAGGACGTCTAAAGTTAACAGATGGGTCAGTATTCTCACCACCCTCAAGCATCAAATATTCTGGAGTTTTATTTTCATCATATCCGCTAGAAGCATCGTCTCCCTTACCAGCACCCCAAGTTTGAAATCCCATAAATTTAATAGACTCGTCATTGTCTATTAAATCGGCTAACTGGATATTAGAAACATCTTCCATATCTGTTTCCCAATAGAAATATAAGAATGGCTCTTCATGAACAGCCTTCTATCCTCCAGATATTAGATTACCTCTAGATTCTTTATAAGCATCATCAAATAGCTTACAAGAACCAATCTTATGAGATTGCATAGAAGAAGCAAAGTTAACCTTTCCGACTAACTTAGTAATCTTATAAGCAGTAGTGTCTTGCTGTCCATCATACGGAGGCATTACATAATAACCACTAGTAGAAGACGCATCTTCTCTAAATGTATTAGTCCCTGGATCGAGCTGAGAATATGGAATAAACGGACTCTTTATTTTTTCTCCTTCTGGAGTTTTTAACTTATTAAGAGCATATGTTACATTCCAAATCAAATATCTCATTGCAGAAGAACCTTGTCCTTTAACCTGTCCATAAGTAAGTCTACCTCCATATTGATTATTAACTGCCTGATTTACATAATTAACAAACAATGTTACTGGAGACTTCTTTTGGGCACCTTCTTGCGGTGGAGTTTCATTATCCTCTCCTCCCCATGCTCTATTTGGGAACTTAGCTCCCTATGGGAACACATAAACAAGTGTATTATATTTCTCATTAGCTTTTACAAATGATATTTCTCCATCAGTTCCTAGAATATCATTCTTATCATAAAAGTCTTCCTTAGAAGTTTTTTCCTTTAAGAAAGAAAGATAATTTTTCTGAACCTAATTAAAGGTAAGAGCTACACTATTATATACTCTAAATAGATAAAAATCTATATCAGCAGTAGTAGGATTTATCTACAAAGCAGCAGAAGTAAATGTATTAAGCTCAGAATCAGTTAGAGAAATTTCTCTATCTATTACTCCGTTGACAAAAATTCTAACTAAATTTATGCTTGTTGTAGGAGCAGCTTGGTCAAAAGCATCCTAGAAACTGGCTAAGAAATTAGGATAGTAAATATCGCTTTTAGATATTACAAACCCTTTCTATACAGTTACTATCACATGAGTTTCTACACCTTCTTGGAACTGTGCGTTTCTAGCATTGAATAAATCATTATCTTCAGTATTCCAACAGAACTACGTAGGTCTTAATTGGAAATTTCCTAAAGTAGCAATAGGCTTACTTTCATCACTAATATTATATGTCTTAAATCCTAACTCTATGGTAAAGTTATTTCCAAGTCCTAGACTTATAGGAGATTTAAGAATAGGAGTATCTTGAGCAGATACTTTAAATATAGTGCGACCGTCTTCTTCCTACCATCCGTCAGATGATTCTAGAGTAGAAATCACTGTAGCTGGATTAGATGGAGTTGCATACTCATCTGTGACGAAAATATCATTTAGATAACCTGCAATCTAGTCAAAGTTTTTAGATGGAGCAACATCCTGAGAATATATAAACTCTGGATTTACTGCTTCCACTTTCATAGTTTTGAAATTACTAGTATATGCAGTAGTCTGTCCTAAACTGTTAGTGAACACAGTATAGAATTTGTAATATGTATCATCTACCTTAATAACTAGATATTTCTCAGAATCACTACTGTTTATTTCTATATATTTCTTATATGAAGTATCATATACTCCCTACTCGTCATATGAAGAAGCTCCTATGATTTCATACTTCATAATTTCAGTGGGGTTCATACTTCCAGAATCTGGCATTTCATTTTCCAGATATGTAGTAATAGCCATCGAACTATTATCTGGACTAAATACTGTTAATTCATATAGAGTAGCAACACCATTATTAGCTATACCATTACTTACACCATTGATAGCTACTATAGTATCCTAGCAGTTATATGTATAAATAATATCTACGTATAAGTAATCAGTGTAGATTGAACTTTCAGTATTATGAACTGCTCTAACAGCTAATTGATTAAGTCCAGATGTTAGACTAGAATAATTCAAAACTCCACCACTAGTAGAGAAAGACGTTCCATTGTTGAAACCTTCTAGGTGATAATTGCTAGTAGTTCCACCAGTAAGTGAGAAATTAACTAGGTTGTTACCTAATACAATTTCACCATTATAATTTAACGTAATTACCTCTGTAGTGATTGGTAAGTCTAGTGTATCTTCCACATCTAGGTCATCTACAACTTGGGCTGTAATCTTCTTAGCAGACTAAGTTTTAGTAAACAAGCTAGTTATATCAATCCAAGCTAAGGTATTTATTAAATTCTCTGATGGTATGTTAACTCCTGTTATAGCACCTGTAGATGGATCTATAATACACTAGCTATACTTAATATTATTTACTCTAAATGTCCCTGACTAAGTTCCATAACTAATCTTGACATTAAAAGGTCCAATTCTATCTGTTGTTACAGAAGTTGTAGCAACAGCATACATAGCAATACCTACCTTAACATTTCTGTCTGAATTGTACTGCATTAACAAAGAGCCATTTGCCTCGGTATATATCTTATCAGACTTATTGTCCAACATCACCCCATATACCATTATACCATAAGAATAGGTAGGAGGAATAACTGATACTTCAGTTTCTACCTTCTCTCCATTACTCTTTAGAAGAGTAAGCATACTAGTAGCTGAGTCATAAGACATATCAGTTATGTCCTATCCTTCTACTTTTTCTATTTTTCGGCAAATAAAATCCTCGACCTCCATTCCAGAGTGACCATCCCACTCTGTCAGTAAATCTGTAATCTGATTAGGTAAATTTTCAAATTTTGCCATTTTTACAAATCAATTATTTTTCCATGAATCATCTTTTAACCAAGGTCTATCTTGTAGCCAAGTTCCGCTACCAAAACAGCTTCTAACAGCGTCATATACGGTAAGCCAGACTAACTACGACCCTTTATATATGGCTCCTATTTTTTTGTCAGTTTCTTTTTTAAAATTAAGAACTGTTTGATTTATATCTCTTAAAATAAATCCATTTGAATCATATATCCTAAGATCTCTACCTTTTAATATAGTCTTAAAGACTTGAGTAACTAACTTCCCATTACGAAAAATCATTTTTACTATAATTTAAGGGTATAAAAATTTTGATTGTCTGGACTATATATAGCTAAATCTTCCTCTGTGGAAGTGCTCAAAGTCATTTTATCAATAGTAAGGTTTTCTATCTAATTATTAAAATCATATTTTGTTGAGCTTGAGTCTACTTCCCAAATTCCGTTTATCTAGACTGCGGTTATTTTTATATTAGTATCGGACACATCATATTTAATATACATAGGCTTATGCTATGCAGTATTTTCTTTAGGATTTGAAGAACTAGTAGCTGCGGGGAAGTAAGCCAGCAACCAAGGTATTCTATAAGCATCCCCAGATGGCTATTCTTTATTAGAGATTAATTTATATCCAGTTGCCTAGCAAGTTACATAAGTTGGAGCTGTAATATTTTCTACAACTTCGTATCTAGCAAAATTATTTACCTATACCTAATCTTGTCGTAGCACCTAAATAACAGGTTTTCTAGACATATCTGTAGTAATTTCTCCTGACAATATGTCTACTGCAGAACTAGCCTTATTACCTTCTAGATACTCAATAGGTGCATCATAGATAGGTTTGCTTATTCCATAAGTATGTTTATGACCAGCCATTACTAATCTAATTCCCATCTTTTTAAAGAGCCTAGAAAATCTATAAGTTCCATTATTATTTATAGTATTTAATTTAGAACCAGCTCTAGCAGTAGTACTAGTATTCATAAAATCATAGGTAACTATTGAAAATGGGGCATCGTGAGTGTAAACAATACATTTTTCGCAGCCAGTTGGAAATTCTTCAGTTTGTTTCCATGATTTTAAATCTTTTATAAACCATTCTTCAATAGCCGCATTTACAGCTTGAGCAAATGTAATATCTCCTTTATCAGAATCAATATCTTTATTTTTATACATTTTACTAGAAGCTTGAGCATATTCAGAATTTAAAGATACAAAATGATATTTACCATAATTAAATGAATATGTAGAATAAATAGGATAAGTATTTTCCTCCCAAGTAACCTAACATGGATTATCTGGATCCATTTCAAAAGTAAAATATCTTAAAACATTGATATGATTATATTTTGAAGTATTTACCTCTCCATCTGTTAGTTCTGAGAAATCTTTTCCACACAAATCATTATTTCCAACAGTAAACATCTCTGGGAGATTATTTAAGTATTCTCTACCATCATAATAATCTAACCATTCGCTAACTCTATTACCATTTTGAGTAATATCTCCTGTATTGATAGTAAATTCAATATTTTGTTCTTTACTTATCATATAAGAAGATTTTTTCCAAGCTTGATATTCTTGCCAATTAAATCCCTGCTAATCAGAAGTCTAAATATAACTAAAAGTAGTTACTTCTGAATCCCCTAACACTTTAAAAATATAAATTTTACTTGAATAATTAGAATTATCTCTTCTAATTCGATATTCATAAGTTCCAGCTGTTAATTTATCTATAATACATTTATGAGTAGTAACAAAAGTCCCATCTGGAGCAATCCATTTATATCTTTTATAATAATTTATAAACTTATTAATGTTAGCAGTATTACTACTATCTTTTTCAATTATAGAATAATGTTTTGACCACTCTTCTCCCTATTTTCTTATCTCCACATATTCATCATAATATCCAACAGAAATCCAGTTGAAGCATCTAGTTGCACCACTTCCAGAGTCGGTTGCCTATCTTCCAAAAGTTAAATTTACATAATTAGGAATATCCTATCTAAATAATGTAGATATAGTAAAGAAATCTTTACCTAGATACGAAGCTTTAGGAGTATATTTTAACTTTATATTGTCACTATAATAATACTATATACTATTTCCTGCTTTAGTAGTATTCTTAGTTAAATCTATATAAGTCCATAAATCTTTAGTTTTTCTTTTAGCAAAAGCTTTAGTACCTTGTTTAGCCGTTTCAAACATAAACCATCTAACAAAGATAATATCATTCCAATTATCATTAACCAACAAAGGAGAATTCCCCTCTGCTGGTGCTTCTGCTTCAAATCCGCAAGAATCAATATACCCAATTAAATTAGCTTCCCAAGGATTTCCAAGGCTATTAGATTCTAATAAGGGTTTAAAAGAATCTCCAGCACATAAATAGAAGGCAGCTTTATTCTATTTAAATTCTATATCCCACTCCATATCATAAGAGTCTACTTTTATCATACTACCTTTAATTGTATTAGTTTGTCTCCCTCTAATAACAAAAGTAGACCCTGCCTTGATAACTCCAGTCAATGGGAGATATTGCCAAACATACCCAATGTCAGATTCTAATCCCTTAGAACAATCTGTGTATAATAAGTATAAACCATTTAAATTGATATCCTTTTTAGAGCCATTACCTAACTCAACATAATTATGAGAACACATTGTTCCTTCGCAAGCTATAGAGTTTATGCAGAGTAAATGGTCCACATATACATTCCACGACTCTAATTTAGACCCAGGTTCTGTTATCATATCATTAGTCTCTACGGTAATTATCTAGTTATTTGCGTCTATGATAGTTTTTAAAGTTTTCTAGTCTTTAGTAAACATAAACTAGTTTACAGGGGTCTCCTATAATGTAGTTGCTAACTTAGACTTATCTCCAACCCAAGCTAGCTTTTGGTTTATTTGTTCAGCGGAGAAATTTAAATTTTTGTAATTTTCCATTTATTAGATTTTTAATATTGTAAAGTACAATACTTAACAATTTTAAATTATTTATTCACAAGTCCAAAATCTTTTTTGACTTTGTTTTTAATATCCATTAATTTAGTAAGATATTCTTGATAATCTGTTATGATAGAAGAATCTGTGCTAAGGTTTTTTGTATAACTATTATACGAGTTGATTAAATCAAATTCTTCATCTATGGTTATAAAACTTCTAATAATAGCTCTTACGCAATCCTTATAATTAGGTTGCCCATTAAGTAAAACCTAGATGAAATTGTACTAAGTTTCAAATTTAGTACTGTCTTTCTCATCTAGTATTTCAACTTCAGCCTCAACTTCTCTTATATCGTAATTATAATAATAAGTACCGTTCCCAAGTTTTTGAATTACCTAAGGACAAACGTTCATTTGTATTCTATTCGGTTCTAACATAAGGTGTTACTTTAAAATTTATAGGAAATTTGTATCTAAGCAAAGAATAATGTAATTTCTTATTCTTGCTTTTAAAATAATAGGGTTTGTTGTTATACATAAAGTGCACTCTGAAATGGCTATGATAATCAACCACCTCTATGATATGAATATACTTATTATAAAACTTAGATATATTGACTTCCTTTCCATTCCAATTTGAGAACTTCAAACCAGTCAAAGTTTCTATCTTTTTCAACAAATTCTTAGAATCACAGAATTTCATCCAGCTGAAATAAGATCTCATTCTTCTTTCCAATTCTTCTTTATCAATCTTATTTTGCTTATATAGATTTATAAGCCTAAACATTCTCATTTTTATAGATTTTCTTAATAGAACGTGAGTGTGATAAAATTTGTAACCTACAAAATCTACTCCTCTACTTTCTACTGGAAATATCTAGTAGTTAGGTTTTAATTCTAAATTAAGAACTTGTTTCAAATACAGTTTTATAGATACTAATACATTTCTCAAATAATTCTTGTCATTACCAAGAATCACAATATCGTCAGCATATCGAAAGTAGTACTTACATTTTAACTCCTCTTTTATCCAGTGGTCAAAATATGTCAGATATAAATTTGCAAAGAACTATGATAGATAGTTTCCAATAGGAACTCCTTTGGCTGAATATATTATTTCCTTCAATAGACTTAACAGTTTCTTATCCTTTATTTTCTTCTACAACATCTCATACAGGATGTCATGTGTTATAGATGGATAAAATTTTCTTATATCCATTTTTAGGCAGTATTTAGTTTCATCTGAGTATTTCTACAATACCTTGAATAAATCATACTCTACCTTATGAATCCCTCTGTTTCTTATAGAGGAATATGTCTAATCTATAAAAATACTGGTCCAGATAGGTTCCATAATATTCATTATAGCATGATGAGTGATTCTATCAGGGTAATATGGAAGTCTAAAGATTAATCTTTCTTTAGGCTCATATATTATAAATGTACTATATTCAGAAGTCTAATAGATTAGCTATTTTAATTTGTCTGATAATTCCTTATTTTCTTCTAATCTATTCTTATCATGCTACTTAATACCACATCGAATTGATTTATTTCTTCTAGCCTTATCATCAGCTAATTCGATGTTTTTCAAATCATACACTCGTTCGTGCAAATATCCTACACGTTTCAATTTTTATATATTTCATCGGAAGCTTTCGAGATTTAACCTACTAACACCCTTCATTTAACACTACGTTGTCTTTTGCCTAGAGGCAAGGATATTACTTAGCAAACTAAAAAAATAAAATAAATTGTTCTAAATATATAATAACTCGACATTGGAATTGGCATTGCTGACGTCATTGTTAGAATTGAAATAGCTGAGACCTGCATTGCTGCCATTATTCGCGTTGCTGCCTACTAGCAGTTCTTTTTTGCCAATCAACGGTTTTTAGAAGTAATATCCTACGATTTATATCTAAATCGATTTTCTATATTTTATCTTAAGATACTCTATTTAGAGTCCTAAACCCGACATCGGAACCGGCAAGGCCGACGCCATAGTTAGAATAGAAACAGCCGAGACCCGCATCGCCGCCAAGCTTCGCGCAGCCGCCCACCCGCAGCGTGCGAAGCTCTGTAGAGGTAGCATTGCAAGAGTGGTAGTCACATATATAAGTTGTAGCTGAGGCTCCAGTACAAGAAGATGGTATAATCTCTGCTGTCTCTCCTAAGTCAAACTCTTTAATGTATCCATCTTGCGCTACCTCGTATCCTGCTATGGTCTTGCTGCCAATTACGTCAGTAAACTCTTCCTTGTTTGTGGTAGTATACACACTACTGATTTCATTTGCCGCAGTTCTTTGAATAACTACTCCATCTAGGTTTGTCCAAATATCTCCAAATGGATTATCAAAACCTCTCCATCTTGGAACTTTAAATGTCTTAGTCGCTACTGTATCTGTTTCGTTTGTTGCAGTACACTCTGGAATAACTAAATCTTTGATTCCAGTGAAGTTACCAATATCATTACAATAACCACATGGAGTAATAGGATAAGTTCCATTATATCCAGACCAACTTGTAGCAGAGTTACTCCAGTCTGTAACTCCAGGACCAAGTCCTCCTTGACGATAACCATCAGAAGTAAGTTCGGCATTATAGGCAGCCTGGGAGTTAAAGTTAGCATATTCTATTACATAGTTCCAGTAGAATATCCATTTATAATATTCATAGCATAATAATTCAGAACCTGCATTTGTAGCATAAGTTCTCATATTAGCTCTAGAAACATTAGTTCTAGGTTTTCCTAAATCGCTTCTAAAAGCATCTTTGGTATCAAGTTCAGTAGTTAGATACTCATCGAATTGTGCTCTATTTCCACCACCTCTAAATGCTTCTGTAGTATTGACCACAGACACAGCTTTAGGGGTTGCTGACACAGTATTATCAACGGTATTTCTATATGCGTCAATTAATAGTTCTGGTATTTCTACCCATGAATCATCAAGCTTTACTAGAGAAATTCTAACCCATCTTTTATTTCCATTAGAGCCTGATTTACCATAAAATTTAGGAGTGTGGACTCTTACAGTTCCATCAGTTCCATCGAGCACAGAAGGAGTACTTCCATCTTCTTTGTAAGCCCAATCGTCCGGATATAAATAGTAATTTACCACACCGTTATTTGCTACACATCCTCTGTAAGCGGACTAAATAGGGAGGGATTTATGTAATAGTGGGTTTCCTATTCTAGTAAGGATAGGAGAAGATACGGTAATATCCCATTCTACTCCATAAGAGTATAAGTCTACGTTACTGCTTAACTCTGTGACTTGTTTGCTTAGACTCTATTGTTCTTTTTGTAATTCTTCCCAAGCAGTATTAAGAGCATTAAATTGTTCCTCTAACTTAGTACTAGTATCTGCCCACTATGCAGTCCCATCTTCAGAAAAGGTTAAAATCTATCCAAGTGCTCCTCCAGCAGGTATGTGTTTATTTCCAGAAGTAGTTGGGTGTACATAATTATTTGCATTATCTGCAATACCACTAAGTTTCTGTTTTTCAGTTTCTGTGTAATTAGCTTCAGAAAGTCCTTTTCCTAATTCTTTATCTACCTTACTTTCCAACTCCGTTTTAGTAGCTAAACCACTTATATCCTAGTGTTCCTTTAAATAATTTTCATCATTCTATAACTAAGACACTTTAGTTGGAATGGCACTAGATTTTGCATATGTCTAATCTATAACATTTCCAGAGCCATCATAGGTAGCCTTTAAGTCATATACGGTTTCTCCAACCTTTATAGATTTGATAGCTGCCATATTATTGTATTATTAAAGTTTCTTCTTCTACATTATGATCTATTCCTTCTATGGAGGCAGTTAAGTCTTCAACAGCTTTCTACAGTTCAGCCTTGGTAGCGTAGTTCTTTAATGTATCTGGGTCTATTCCAGATCCTCCTATATTTCCTCCAACAACTTTTACTGGTTTTGCTGAGTTCTTAAACTACCCTTCAACCCAAATTGTTCCCATACTATTTAAAATATTAATTGTTCATTTTCTCCATCTACCTGTACGTTACCAGAACCAGGCTATATTGCATCTATTTTCTTCTACAATTCGTCTACAGCAGCCTTTATTAATTCTTCCACCTCAGCTTTTGTATAGTAGCGTTCTGTCAGATATTCACTTCTGACATATCCTGTATCCTATATATCTTTTTCTCCATAAGTACAATAGTACGTATCGTTCTCTGTCTTATTATTTTCAACTAAGTCATCATAATCTGTTTGTGGAAGACATACCAATTTAGGAACCTCTTCTGTAAGAGCAACTTGCTTTCCAGATGCTAATAATCTATTGTCTTCTGTAGTAAGTTTAACAGAACTTTCAATAGTCTGTTCAGTTGTTTCATCTTCTGAACTTTCTCCAGTTGTTCCCTATTGTACTTCTTTTTCGACAATTTTCTAAATAGTAATATCAGAAGTTTCTATAGAGGTTGATTTTAGAAGCTCTGTGCTAAATTCCTTAGAAGCGGCATCCTAATCTTCCTAATATTTCTTCTAGGTAACAAATATAAAATCGTCATCACCAGTTTCGGGAGAATCTCCTCTTAAACTTTCTTTTGTCACATACTCCTCTGCTATCTAATCGGAAAGGTCGGTTAATGACTATTGAGTGGCGTATGTAGATTGAGCATTTTCTTTTGTAAGAAACTTTTCATCTACCTACGAGCTAGTGTAGTATGCTTTAATATCTTCTGTAGTAACGTAGCTTCCTAGTTTCTATAAACCAGAAACAATTTCATCAATCTATGTCTTTGAGTAATAATTAGTAGCAACCCAGGACTAATACTGATGTGTAGTATGGTAATTTTGATCTAAGTACTCCTTAGTAATATAGACTTTAGCATCATTTGTTACATCATACACATAGTAATATGTGTCAGGTTCTATAGCCTCATCTTCTACCAGTTTTAAATATTCCTCTTCAGTTAATGTAACCAGATTAGGAACATCTGACATCATGGCGAATTGGTCTTCTCCAACAAACAATCCATCAGATTTAACATCTACTACTAGCTAATCCTTCCCTTCTACTACTGGAGACTTTATCTATCCTACAGTAATACTTTCTAGGGAACCATCTCCATCTACCTTTAAAGTCTTATCTAGCTCATCTTGAATAGCCTATTGGTCTTCGTCATACTATTTCTTTGTAACAAAGACAAAATCATCTCCTTCCATTCCTTCTCCTCTAAGACTTTCTTTGGTAACAAATATGTCATCAGTTTCTTCCTTAGTATAATGGTTAGATAAGGCTTTAGATAACAAGGATTCTGGGTCCTCTAAATCTAGATCAGTTTTAGGGGCATAATTCTCAGTTAACTCTTCAAGAGTAGCATACTTGGAAAGGTTAGAGATTGTCTAGTCTAAATCCGTTCTAATCTGTACGACAGTAGTATTTAGAGCTTTCTATTTCAACTATTCCTCTATCTTTTTACCCCATTCTGCTGATAAATAAAACTAATCATCATCTAGGCTGTCTTCATATATATAATAATATGTTTCTGCATGAAGATATGTTTTATTTTCGTCTATAGGTTTAAAATCTTCTGTGGTATTTTCAGACCATTCCTTATATTCAGCCTCTGTACAGGTGATTATCTAAATAGATTCATAAGAAGCTTTCCAACCTTCTTTGTATTTAATCTTAGACTTATCTACTAGCATATAAATATTTCCGTTATCTATATTTGAAACGGTCATGCCTTGATAAGCATATTTCTCCGGAATAGAATATAATTCGTCTAAATTATCGACTACTGTTCTATTATCAAGAGGTTTAGGAGTTTCTACGGTTAAAGCAACGCCTAATGTAGCATCACCTGTATATTTAAATGCCATTATTGTGATAAAGTAAAGTTAATTTGATGAGGCAATGCTGAAGAATAAGTATCCTTCTTAGTCCATACTTTATAAGGAAATCCATTTATCTATTCAGTAGAAGTTTCCCAGCCACTTAAATCAACATTTAGGTATCCTAGTCCTCCATCTACTGTAAATGAATTTAGCTAAGTATTACTTCCAGGTAATTTTATAATAGCCTTTCCACTTAATGAAAATGTAATAATTCCAGAAGATTGTCCAAATGGAACAAGACTCTATTTGATTAAACTATCTGTATTACCAGAATACCAAGGGTAGGTAGCAGTCACCTATGCTGTAGTTGATATTGAACCAGCCTCCACCCTCTTGTCTGTAACCTCTCCCTTGTTGTTAATAAGATATTCTCCAGCAGCATAATTTACGGTACCAGAATGCACATAAACACCGATAGAATCATATGTTTCAGATTCTACAGGAGAATCATTATAGGTAATAGTTTCTTCTCTACCAGTTTCCTCTCCAGCATCATTTTTTATAAATGTTAAAGTAGGGGTAAGTAAAGCGGATCCTACCTCCACAATCTAAGAGGTGAAGCTATAATACAACTAAGGATAAACCAAATCTCTAACAACAGTAGGAAATAATAGAGTGTCTATAATCTCATTAAACGGCTTTCCTTTCAATTTTTCAACTGTAGTTCCTTGAATAACAGTAGAAGTAGTATCATCTGGAAGTTCAGTTTGATAAGTAGCTATAGTTTCTAAACTTGTCTATATATTTGTGATATTCTCAGTATTAGAATCTACTTTAGAATCAGTGTTCTTCTAAGCTTCCTATACTCCCTTAACTTCTTCCTTTACCTCTGTTAGAGATGGTTCCAGGTCTTTTACATATATTCCAGGTAGAACTACTGTGGAAGGTTCTCCTTCCTCCTCTACTGGAGGAATTTCCTACTGAATCAGATGTATTGCATTATCCTCCTACTAAGATAGAATTACTTCTAGAGTATTATCATCCTTTATTTCTATGGTTTTGGAGTTTCTTAGACTATTAGTTATCCAATTCTAGATGTTTTTGTCAACATCTATATTTTTGATAGACTCATTAATATCCTCTATTGCCTCATTAATCTAGGTTATTTTCTCAGAAAGATTGTTTATGCCAGTTCTGTTAGATTCAATTTCTTCTTCAAGTTCTTCCTTAAGTACAGTAATAGAAGTTCTGATATTACTTATATCAACTTTTATTTCCTCTATTTCTTCTGTATTAGCTTCGTACTAACTTATAAAGAATAAAGCATAATCTAAGGCATCTTTTACAGTATTGATATTCTCTGCAACATCACTAGTATAAGTCCATTTCTATTCTATGTACTATACTAAATCTTTCTAGGCTTCTATAGTTCCTTCTATATTTCCCCAAAGAAGACTCTACTCATCAGCGATACCTAGATTCTTTCTAACCTTAGCTCTTTCTAATTCAGTTCTATATTCTCCAAGATAGTTGTTTCTTAGGAGAGGTATAGGTTCACTTTTTATTAAATGTCCTTTCTTTCCACAAGGCTTTATATCAGCATTGCTTACCGAAGTATAAATAGGCTGTATCATTATGATTCAATAATTGCTATTTAATAAATTCGTGATTATCTAATTTTACGGGTAGGTTAATAAAACAAATTAGATTCAAAATATCCTAATAATCTGGTCTATATCCCTTTCTAACCCTTTTAAGGAAATCCTCATACCTTTTAATAGCCTTTCTTTTAAGAGCATCCACAACCTATACGTTTATGTTCATGGTGATTGTTACAGAATCCACCGCAAGTACGGAACATTGCTAACAATCTTTCAGCTTCCATGAATTGTTTAAAGCCTATTAAATAATCTATAATGTTAAGTGTCATCCAGATAAAATCTCTTGCAAATATATCTGCATCATGTTCTCTAGTTAGACACTTATTTAATAAAGAGTCAAAGAGTTTCTTACAGTAGTTAATATAACACTATTGCAGATTTCCTGTAAAGAATACATCTACCTTACATTTTTTGATAGTAGTTCCTTCTATATTTCTCTCAAGGATTTCTTTTACAGTACATTCCTCTAGCTCTCCATCTACTTCTTTATATAGTTTCTCTCCATCAGTTATATAGATAGTTTCATAATACTCCTTGTATTCATCAGATGAATTTTCATACCATTTCATATTAGGAAGAATTATGTGGTCTACTACATAATATCCATCTTCTTTCACCTTAAATGTACAAGAGTCTAAATCCTCTGTATGGTCATTGAGAAGTACGTCTATCAAAGTAGCATCTCCTATACTAACTTTTATGATAGTATTTAGGGTAGCACTTTCACTATACTTATAAGAATCATAGGAAGTTACTACCTCTAAATCTTCATCAATATACTATCCATATTCCTTTGAAAAGTCTTCAATAGTTATTTCCCCGTTAATCTGGGTATGTATATCAATACTAAATTCCATATTATAATAATTAAGACTCAGTAGTAGGCCATTGACCATATTGAGCAGGAGTAGAAAATGGTTTCCACTTACCTTCTTGTCGTATACGTCTAGACATAAAAACTGAACTAAATGATAAACTAATATCTTGAGGATAGTCTGTCCATGTATATGACTAACCTTCAGGAGTCGGTGGTAGACTATTTAATTTACCAGCTGGTTTCCCATTCCAATAATAATTATAGTCATATGCCTTAGTTGGAGTAACAGTCGTTGTTTCATGTCCTTCTGAATCTACATATAGAGGATTTCCATCCTCATCTGTTTTCTGCTTATACTCAATAACTGGAGTTATTCCCTCAGTTCTAGTGTATATATTCTAGATAATAGTAGAAACATCGCTTGCCACAATCTCATAAATAGTAGTTCCCTGAGATTCGTCAGCTCCCTAGAAAGTAAATTTAGTTCTTTTCCAGATGTATGGATTCTCTTCAGTTGGAAGTTCAAAAGTATCAGTCCACTATTTAGTAGATAATTTTATCTCAGATTCTTCAGCAGTATCAGCAGGTAAGTAATGAATCTTAATAATAATATTATTTACCGCTTCACTAGAACCAGAAAGATCTGACACCTATTTAAATAGTTTCTTTAAATCTTCTTCCACATTTGATTTGGAACCAGAAGCATTACTAATAATTACTGAACCATCTGAAATAGGATAAATCTATTGCTAATCCTTATTATATACAATTGTTCCAGTTGCCATATTAATGTATTTGTCTTATTTTGTCATTATATGGATTTCCATCATGAAGCTAAGCTAACTCTATTTCAGTTCTCTTTTCTTCTATATCCATTTGTCTATCTTTATATGTAGAATCAGATTGAGCTTTGAGCCAGTTAACTTTATATTCTAACTACATTTTCTGCTACTCTAATCCTAATCTCTATTCATCCAAACTTTCTATCTTCTACTAAGCTTTCTATAGTTCTTGCTGTAACTGCTGTGCCTATTGTGAAGTTTCTTCCAGTTTTTCCTATAGCTGCTATAGCTAATTGTTTTCTTCTTTACGAATCTATACTGCTTTCTTAACCTTATATTTAAGGTCTGTAAGACTCTTAGCAGTTAGTGCTTCAAATATGATGTCAGGATCCATTTGCTGACTTTTAACAAACTCTGGAATAATGGCTTTAATAGTTTGTAAATCTTCCATTACTTCAGAGCTAGAAGTTATATGGATGTCATAATCAGTAACCGTAAAATATTCTGGAAGTGCTGTAAATATCTGCTAGTATTTATCTCCAAGTATAATAGTACCAGTCAATCCTTTCTTATATGTTATTTTAGCCTAGTTTAGACTATCCAATAATATCTCACAAGTGATTAGGTCCATCTACTAGAAATAATGCTTGGTTACTATGTAAGAGTTAGTAACACCTTGCTTAATATTAGTTACAGCATCGTGAGTTTCTATTCCATTTAATCTTTCTCTAAATACTCCAGTTATAGATGATGTAGTTTGTTCTACTGATTGAATTGCTAATTCAATAGCCTATACAGCCTAAGCTTTTAAGGTATCATCAAATCCATTGTATATCTAGTTAGGTGCTTGCGCTCCGTCATTTCTCTCTTCCTAAGTAGAATCAATCCACATGATACCACCCTTCTTGTATGCTAACCATTTCTACACTCTTTCTGGCCATTTTACGCCTAGGTTAGTAGGAAGCAATGACATATCCATGATTACTCCAGCAGTACCGCTGTTAGCTATCAGGTTATCCCTATAATAATTTAACAAGTCATATCTATCCTGTAGATGTGCACACTTTAATATCAGAGAGTACGGTTGTTGAGAACGATTTAAGAAATATACCCCATTCACAGACAAAGAGCAGAAATTAGGATTATCTTTTGACCTCATAACAGTCTTGTCTAGACCTCTCAGAATATATATTTCTTCTCCAATTCTAATGGTATTGTATCTCTACATTACAAAATCGTCATCAGTTTCTATCCACTCTACATCATAAACAGGAATTAACTAAAATCTATGAGCACTATATTCATTATCTGGATATCCAGGAATAGTTTCATGATTCTAGTCTTCGTTTACTATAGTACAAGTGTCACCATAAACTCTTCTATAAACTGCAGCTGAATCATCGGCTCTCCATTCATCTTTTAGTCTTTTCAGATCTTCTCTAGAGATTTCTTTTCCGTATTTAGCTAATATCTAGCTTTTACTCATCCATTTTCTAACTACTACTCTATACGAATTTCTAACATATGGAGATTCTGGATTCCTATCTACGAAAGTATTTAAAGGATTCAGAACTTCTATTTCTATGTTAGTTCCAGAAGATGATGATTTTACTCTGAAAAATGTATAGCCAGTAATTAATAAATCTGTAAGTAACTATCGGAGTTTAGTTATTAAATCGGTTTCTCTAGACTGCATAATATAATGAATAATATTCTATGCAGCTATCTCATATTGAGAAATAAAAGACTAATCAATGTCTTGAATAATTTTATCTAACTAAGTCTTCACGGCTTTATCTGTAATATCTTTTCCGTCGATAAATTTCAGAATAGAATTACTTAAATGGTCTCTAAGAAATTTAACTATTCCTTTAGTTATTTCTAACTATTTTTCTCTGGTGATATTACTAATGGTATCTGAATCCTTACAAGAAATCTTCGGAAGGATAGGGGTTCCTAGATATTCCCCTACTAGAGCATCTACGTGCTTTTTTAGTAATGGTGTAAATTCTACAGAAGTAGGACTACCTATTCCAAAGTTTTCTTCCAGGTAACGAAACTATTCTGGGTCTCTCTTTCCGTTATAGTAATTATAGGCTTTCTATAATTCGTACTTATCATATACAAGCTCCGCAATAGCCTCGTTCGTCTTGTCTATCAGTTCTTTTTCTTTCATAACATAAATTATGCTGTTCTGGAGGAAGTTTAGTTGCATTATAGTATTTAACTCTTTGTAACTTCCTACTTCTTAATTCTTCCTTTATAAATGGGAGAAATTCTTCATCAGGTAAATCAGCTATAATGACTAAAGGCATCTCTGACCTATCAAAGTTAAACGATACCTTATAACCAACTGGATCTAGGTTCTGAATTTCAAGCCCACCTACGTATTCCATTTTGTACAAGTCTCTCATATAACCTAGGATCACTTGTTTCAATTCTGTATGGGTCATCGTATTCATTTTTTTGTATGTTAGTTTCAAAAGTCTTAGAAGTTGGTATAACCCCAAATCTTTTGATTCCTCTCTCGTCGTAATAATAACCATAATCTTGGAATTGTTCAACTTCTTTTTCAACAAGCACTGGCTATCTTCCTGACAATTCCTAGTCTGCCAATTCTGTCATTCCCACAGCTGCTACAATATCGAATTTACCTTTATTCTCATCATTATATCCAGTAAATTGGTCTAACATTTCTTCAAACCATATAGTATGACAGAAATCCTCAATAAAGGCTGCTGTCAAATCAGTATGTTGTTCTATAATAGTTTTGGTAGCGGGTGTTCCGTACTATTTAGTAGTTCCATTCTTGACGTCTGTTAGAGTAGCTCTAGGTCTTTTCATAAAGTAGTTTAAACAACCCTTTTCTCTAGCCCAGGTAATCATACCTACACGGGTAGCTTCTATGTTTATTCTACAATTATAGTATCTAGCTAAACACATAGCTATTTTATAGGCTTCTCTAATGTCATTAGGTCTGTCTTTATACATAGCAACATACTACGGTTCGTTTAGACCAAATGCTCTTCTTTTTATAGTTATACAGAAATCAGAAGGATCTCTTGTTTCTTTTGAAGTTTGACTAGCTCCTATATCAATACCGTCTATTCCTGCAACATATAAATCATGCATTTCTTTGTACGCTGGAGATTCAAATTCTTCTCCCCTTTCCTCGGCTTCCTATCTAAGTTTATCCATCTACTCTTTATACAAATCAGACCATACAGGATGTTCAAGTATTTTTACTTTTCCGTTAATATTAGGAATCCATTTAAAACCATCTATATTATCCTAGGTGTGTTTATTATTTTTATAGAAATAGTCTATGTATCCAGATTCTGGTCTTGGTCCTATTTTCTTAAGTCTTATATTAGCTAACTGGTCCGCAATAAGAATCTTGTTGAACTTGTTAACACCTTCAAGATTAAATGCTTCTTCTGCATTCCAACATCGTTCAGCACACTTCTTTAGATAGTCATCTGGAACTGCTAATAAATTGTCGCGCTCTTCCTATAGATACTTCTTATATTCTACTGTATTACATACACCTCTATGGTCCATGTATTCTGAATTTAGAGACTAGACAAAATATGGAATGAAGAACCCACTTTCAATAGTAGTCCCATCCTGGGTATAATTATGTCTAAATGGAAGAACTTTGTAAGCTTTTGGATTATAATATATCTTCTTAAGACCTGCTAATGGAGCGCCCATATCACCACCAGTACCTCCAAATAACATTGTTCCACGAGGTTTACCTTGAACTTCACAAAGCTCTTGTCCCTACACTACAGCAGTATCTAGTCCAGGCCAAGATCCTGCTTCATCATATATTAATAAGTCAACACGGTCTCCACGAATATTAGATGCCTTAGCTCCGTTTATTCCAACTACTTCCGATTTAAATCCAACATCCTCAAACTGTCCGTTTACCTTAATCTGTTTACCGGACTTCTTTCTTAAGTCTTGGTCAATCAAACGTAGTTTGAAGAATCCTCCTCCTGTACAAGTATTCAAGAATGTTAAAGCATTATCAAACTTACTAAAAGTACCTTTAAGGAAGGTATCATTAAAACAGGTAATCATTACTCTGCTTCTTCTGATTACTGAATACATTCTTGCAGATAAGGATGCATTTATTTCAGAGAATCCAATAGAACGAGCTTTCATAAGAGCTGCGTGTTTATGCAGAACTCTAGCCATCTATAGATAATGAAAGAACATATAATGAGATGCGAAAAATATAGGAAAGTCACTACTTGTTCCTTCTCCAGATGCCTTGTTATCATCAATAATAGGAAGCTAGTAGAAGTTTAGGAAGAAATAGTTATCTCCAGTAATTGTATAACCATTAACAGTCATTCCATATTTACATCTTCTATACTATTCCTTCCAAAACTCATTATATCTCTTACTATCTTTTAGATATGGACAATACTTTCCAGTTTTTCTATATACTTCTCTGGTCTCAGTAAACCAATCTGGGTCGAAATCAAGACCATGTGTTTCATCTATTGGTCTATATCCAGTTATTTCATAAGATAAAGTAGGGTCAAATACCTCTATCTTATCTCCTCTTTTTACATCCCAATAATCAGCATTTTTGCCTCTTTCCTCTCTTATCTTCTATACTAGTTCTCTAGCTTCTTTGGCATCCTCTTTTTGTTCTTTCTCTCTTACCTAATCTACTATATTCTAGATTTCTTCAGGTAATATTTTTTTCTTTCTAGGCATAATTAAAAGTCTCCTGGGTCAAAGCCGTCTGTAGCTCCACCTCTTACAGTAGATTGTTCTGTAAGCTCTTTCTTAACCTGCTCTTCTAGTGTTACTAATTCTTCATGAACTTTATGAAGAGTAGCCATTTCTTTCATTACCTTTTCAGCTTGAAAGACGGGTTTGCCATTATTATCACGTTCATTTAAATCTACTATAGTATCAAAATAATCAATAAACTAGTCAGCTGCTCTTTTAGCTGCTTCTAGAAGTTTTATTGATTTGTTAGAATCCTACAATGCTCGGTATTTTCTACAGGCTTCCCTGAATAACGGGTCATTAAATTCGGATTCAGATAGTCCAGAGTCACTAATAGCTTCATCATGTCTTTCATGTTCTGAATATTGGCTATAGGGACTCTTCCAATCAATAGCTAGATAAATGTAAGATAATTCTCTAGTTACTCGTTCCTTGTCAACAGATTTATCTCTCTGTATCAAAGCCTTAAACTCTTTAACTAGAAGAAGCTCTGGTTCATTTATTTCTAACTATTTAGTTAAAGTGTTATAATTAAATACATTCATACTCATCAATCATTAACATTAACATCTTTAATCTTTTTATTTCATTTTAGAACCGCATTTACTTACTTTCATTTTAGAACCACAAGCATCTTTCTTAGCATACTTTGTTCTATCTGGAACCCATTTTCCATTTTTAAAGTTTCCCTTGTGTCCTCTATTTGCCATGACCTCCTAGTCATTATATTTATTAATAGATACAGAATCTCTGGATGCTTCATCCTTTGCAGATTTCATATCCTTTTTATACTAAGCTCTTCCAGCCTTGAACTTGTCAACTTCATTAGCTTTCTTAGTAACCTTAGTTCCTTTCTATGCTTTTTGGCAAGCTTTGCAGATTCTTCCTCCCTGTTTAAAATAAACAAGTTCCTCTCCTTCTGGGCATACTCCTTTTAATTTTTTATAGTATTCTAGTTTAGCTCCAAGTCTAGCCATAACTCCGCCTTGCATCTTCTACATAAATTCTTGATACTTGGCTTTGATTCCATCTTCTCCAAGCTACTCAGCGTAAGCCTATAAATCTTGCTCTGATTGTAGTTGTATCCCTTGTGCTTGGGCATCTTGTATCAAGTATGCCATGAATGCTTTCTGTAATTCTTCCTAATTAGCCATTACTCTTCTACTTTAATTAAATCCTTTGTATTAAATACTGCTTCCTGCATTAATCCAGAATCAGTAAACCATCTACATCTTAGTCCTCGTAATCCTTGGTTATCTTTAAATAAAGCTGCTTCTCTTCTTAGAACAAGCATAACTGGAGAGTGCATTACTTTACACTACCGTAAAGTAACACAATCCCCAGGCTTAAAATAAACTTTTTCATCAATTGTTTCCATGCTTCAATTCGTCTCTTCTTTCAGTTAGTTTCTCATTAACTACAGCCATGATTCTATTCTCATTAACTACTACAAATCCTAGTTTATAGAATGGAACCATACATTCACTAGCTATTGTATAAAATACAATATCTCCAGGCTTCAAGAACTCACACTTATGTCCTACTTCTATCACAGTTCCTACCTTAATAAATTGTTGCTCTTCTTCAATTTCTCCAGTCTCATTAGATTTATAAGTAGGAGTAAATCCACCTAAATCAGTAATAAGACCGCTTTTAGTAGTTTTTATTTTTTGGAATGGGTTTTGTTCAAAGGGTTTAATTAATGCATACCCATACATCGGCATAATTTCAACTCCATTCATATCGTTAGATAATGATTTAGCGTAATCCTCTAGTGCCTGATTATGTTTAGAGAATTTATCTTCTAACTCATCTACTGCGGTATTAAACTTCTCTTGTTTTTCTCTTAATAATGTTTGGTCTGCAGCCTCTCCATTTAAAATAAAATGTTCTCCCGTACCTTCCATTCCAGTTAATGATAGTGCTAGTTTTTCGTTACTGTTTAATTCTGTTCTTAAAGTTTCCATAATTCATTTTACCATTTACATAAATCACAATGTTCATCTTCAATTCTTGTTTTATTCTCTAATATACAACCACATTCATCGCACACTTCCCCAACAGATGTTTGTAATTTATGGGAACAAGCGTCACAAATTTTTAATCTTTTGGTTGTCAAATCTTGATTTATTCCGAATATATTGAAATATATACTTTTCAATATTGTTAAAGGTTTAATAAATATTGCTTTAATCCATTTCCATATCATATCTTCTTCCTCCTTCTCGTTTATATTTTGGACAGTAAGTATATAATGCTTATCTGGTTTATATAATATAGGAGTTCCATAGATTACCATTTCCCTGCTGGGCAATGTTTCTTTTCGTTTGGAATCTTCTTCTCTAGTAAACATCCACATCCCTTTATATACCCTTCTTTAGGGCTTATACTTATATCATTATTCTTTGGATTTAGATACAAATGCCCATTACATAATCCATTATCTTGGTCACATATTGGACAGCGTCTACATATCTCAAATCTTTCTTCTATTTCCTCTAGTGTCATAATTAATATTCAATACGTTGACGTTTTCTTTTATTTTCTGCCAATATAGATTCCTTCTTATAGAAGGCTAGCATTTTTATAACCTCATCTTTTAGATATGGCAAATGATATACTGTCATATTGTCATTATGGTCGAAATGTACCAAAACCAAATCCTCTATTTCAAACTCTGGATTTTTCTTTTGAATCATCCAAGCATAAGTACTTAATTGTAAAGTATAGTGCCAGTAATTAACATCATCTAAATTATTTAGAGGATATTTCATCTTAACAGAAGTTTTGGTTTTAGAATTGAAGAAACTCTTAGTTTCTATTTTCTTATTGGTCTTCCAGTCTCCTATAATTATCTTATTTCCTCTTTTAACTAATAAGTCAATCTGTCCTGCTATTCTTAGCTTTCCATCATCCGATACTCTAGATATTAAATACTCAGGATATACACCATTCTCTAAGTCTAATTCATTGTGGTCTTTTATACACTCGAACTTGCCACCTATTTGATATTTACTAAGGTCTATGTTCTGTTTCTTTTTATAGAAAGAGTTTTCCAAATCTGCATGGATTTTAGTTCCCCTCTCGCATGAGTTTCTATTCTCTAAATCCCAAGCATCTAAGATAGCTTGTTGCTCTTTATTAAACTCGTCTTCTGTAATGTTATGAAGTTCAAGTAGAACTTTATCAAATTTCTTAGTGTTCAACAAAGACTTTTTTTCTATAGCCCAATCTTCTTTAGGTAAGAGTTTCTCTAGTGCTTTATATGCTGACCAGAACTCCTTATCAAATGGTTGGGTGAAAGAATGAATTAAAGTCGTTACAGATATAAACTTCTGTTCTGGCTTTGTAACATCATAATAAATATGAGCTTCTTCCTCAAAAGCTATGTTCCCATTTTGTTTTGTAATTTTACTTTTGTCCATTAGTCATAATTCATTTAATCATTTATCACATTTATCTATATTTATTTGATACTTTTCAAGTATATTAATATTCTTTGTAAGATACAAATCAATAAATAATACATTATATTAAAAATGTCTAACAGTAAGAAAATTACAACATTTGGGTGTCCAATTTTCAAAAATGGGTCGGGCATTCACATTAAAGAGAAGAACAGAGGCAAATTTACAGCATCTGCCAAGGCAGCAGGAGAATCTGTACAAGAACACGCTAAGCATGTACTAAACAATCCTAACGCTACCCCTCTTTAGAAGAAGCGAGCTAATTTTGCTAGAAATGCTTCTAAATGGAAACACGAAGATGGGGCTAAGATACATAAACCGAGTGGACATAGGTCTATTCTAGATAATGGATGGATTCCTACTACTAGATTAAAGAAGGGAACTTATGGATTTATTAAAACTAAGAAACGATGAAAAACATTATTAAGTGCATTAAAGAGATTGTATTAAGAATATATCTATATTTACTATTTATATTTAAAAAGTAACATGGACTATAACAAAGCAACTTTACACGCGGCAACAGGTCGTACTCTCTTACTTCCTGGATGGAGAGGATATTTTTATTGGGATTATTCTAAAAAGGAATTGAATTTCAGAAACGGAGATTATCATTTAGATAATAAATAGCTTAGAGAAAAGGGAGTCATGGAGAGAACTGATTGGTACTATATTATATAACAAAATAGGCGAGCCTAGAGATTAGGTTCGCCTATTTTTATTTAACATTATACTTTGTATCATAAGTACAAGTGATTCTATTTATACCATCCTCCCACCAAGGTTTATCTGATGGCTATCTAATACCACTTGGGATGGTTATTGTAGGAGTAGAAGTTTCTACTATAGCATCTACTATTTTAAATAATGTATCCAAGTCAAATTCTGGAAATTCATTATGTAAGTTTGTCAATGTCTTTTTAAAGTCTATCATATCCCTCAAATGTATTATCAATTATTGCTTTTTCTAGTGTAGTGTCTTTATATAGTCCATTTTTAATTAGATTTCTAACTGAATTGTCAACTACATTCCATATATCAATCAGTAATGATTTATTCTCCGGAACACTTCTAAGTGTACTTTCTAAATATCCGGCTTTTATCATATTTATTAGTTGACCGTTAATAAAGACTTCAAATTTAAATTCTTTATCCATATATTTTAGTATATTACACTTAGTCTATTTAATTCATCTAGGTAATCTAGAAACCATTGTTCATTTTGTTTTCCTTCTTCTGCAACAATCTCAATTAAAGATTCTGCTGCTAGGAGTATAGTTTCAGATAACTCTTTTAAATTTGGCTTAGTTAGTTCATTGTATTTATCAGTCAAGTTTAACATAATCCATCCAGTCTTTTATATATGATTTACATTCCTCTAAATCTGGATAGATACTTGCTATAGTGCAACCTGTTTTTGGATTCCTAAAATGATGGAGTTTTGCTTCCTCATTTTTCTCCTCTTCTATATTTCTATTTAATGTTCTATTCCAGTAGTTGTATTTCTCATCTAGCATTTCCTTATCACACTCCTCCAATATTTTCATATTGGGATTACTCATTATTTTGTCATACTTTCTTTTTAAATTAGAAACTTTGACAACATCATTACCATTCAATACGACTGCACACTGTTTCATTTCACTACTTTATAAGTACATATCTTACCTATCTGCTTTCCTTGAATACTTATTTGTGGAAGAAAGTAGCAGGCTTGATTCTCAAATTCTTGAGGTACAAATATGTAATCAAATCTACATCCAACTACCTTATCGCAAACTTTATTCCAATCATCTCCCTCTTCAATAATAAGGGTCTTAGCTCCTGTTGGAGTTACAGCATAATTCTCATTTAAATTTATCATAACTATTAATTTTGGCGTTGCCCTACTAGGATTCGAACCCAGACTAAATGATTTAGAGTCATCTGTGCTGACCATTACACCATAGGGCAGTATTTATTTCTCTTTTAGAGATTTATTCTCCGCTGCCAATTTCTCTAGTTCTTTCCTTAGCTGTTCGTTTTCGTGAAATAAAGCCTACATGGTTGCATTTACATTAGCAAGGAGTATTCTTATTTGAGCTATTTGTTCATACATATGCTTTCAGTTGTTCTATTTTCATAGTTACCACATTAGATAATGCCATTCTGAATTTAGTAATTCCAGCTCTTACTGATTCCAATTTTCCACTTTCCAAACATTCTTGAATTTTATTCAGTTCGGATTCCCCTAGATATTCGCAGACATCTATAAATAAATCATCATCTAAAGATTCTAAGTATTTCTGGAATTTGCCTACTTCTTCATTAGCTAGACAGCTTTCCTCTTTCTATCTCTCATAAGATATTAATAAGAATAAAGAATCATCTGTAGATTCCGCTTTAATGGTTAGACCATTACTTGATAGATAATACTCCTAGTTCTTATTAATTGCATCAACGAGATTCTTAAACTCGTCCTAATTTAGTAATGTTTCTAAGTCTGTAATCATAATTGTTTCTTTTTTAGTTATATACAACAATACCTTCTGAAAAGTTAAATACAAAGTTAAAAAATTCTAATTCTAATATTATACATATTTCATTTAGTTATCCGCAAATGGGTACAGGTACTTTATATAAATAGCCCCCTGGGGGTTTAATAAATTCGGAATTTATATACAGGTGAAAATTACCTAGATTCCGAAAATTATATGAGAGACTGTTATGGCGGTCCACAACCCCTTTAGTCCCCCCCTGTATATTGATATAAAACTAAAACAAAAACAAAAATCAATTTCCAGTATTAACATTTTAAAATTTTAAGATTATGACACTCGAAGAATTGAAAGACCAGAACGTAAGCGCAGTAGAAAGAGCTAAGGCAGTAGTATCAGCATTGGGACTGAAAGGTGACGAACGCTCAGTTGTTGTCGGCTTGTCAAAGGGCGATAAGTTTAAGTTGGTAGCAATGAACAAGGTAGATTTACCTGCAAATGCCAACCAACCAAACCAAAGCAACTTTACACCGATTACATTTAGCACTGACACAGGTGCAATCATTGGTGCAAAACACTTTGCGGGCGTAGAAATCGACGACGATGCTCCGGCAATCGGTTCAACTCCGTTGGAAAATGCCGCTTTCCTTGTTTATTGCATTGACCACAATGTAACATTTAAGGTAGACAAAAAGGTAACGGAAGACATCGAAGCTACCACCGGCCGCCAAGCCTACAAGAAAAATACTTACAAGCTGGTAGTGGAAGACTATGATTAAAAGATTGGGGAGAAATCCCCTTTCTTTTACATACAAATAATCTTTGTAGAAATGGACATAAGAAAAAAGTTTAAGACTATAAAGTGTTTGTATAATTGGGGCATAATCTATGACCCAAAGACTAATGAAAAGTTAAATTTCAAATCCAAACGTGTTTATTGCGTAACTTCTTGGGCTTGGATTATGACCTATCAAAAGTCAGAAGAAGATATTCCTGAGATAATTAGGATAGTCTTTGTAGATTAACTCTAAGGTACTATGAGTTTTAAATAAAGTGCCCACATGAACCCCATCATCGGAACGTTGGTTAACGGGGAAAACAACATCACAACAAATCAAATCAAAGTTTTTGTTTAGTTTTAGGATTGTATCTGGCAGCTTGGAAAGACAAGCAAAATCTTTATACCTATCTGCTAATAGGTTTAGTGTTCAACGCGAAAATTCGGTAAAGGAAGGAGAGAAATTGTCCACTAAAAAGACCCTCAATTTCCGGACTTTTTCCGATTTTCAAAAAATCCGCCAGAGTAGGAGTTATATAGCTCACACTCTCTATGGACATTATTTAGTATTTAGCCTATAAAAAGGCAACAAAAAGCGAGGCTACGCAGAAGAGCCTAACACCAAAAATAACTGCTACAAATTCTATGTGCATATTCGCAAACTTGAGCACTATAGGATTTAGGTTGAGCTGTAAGGATTGGTCACTTATAGCAATATTATGAGTACTGCTGATATGTCAGTGACCGTACATATCACATATAAAATATGTTATACAATTATGTTAGAAGTTGCCAGGTCTAAGAAGCCTGATTAAAATCTCTAGATAGTAAGAGAGAACCTCATAAGGGTTCATTTTCCATCTCGAACCTATTCGCAAGTTTATAGACTAGCTATCTATAAATTTAGTGATGGAATACCAACGAAGTTGGTGTTCCCGCTTTGCGAACGTTGATAACGTCCTCAGCATGGAAAACTGAGAAATAATCTCCTATCTTATTCTAGATATAGATAGGATTTCCCTACTAGTATAATGGATTGCGTCTCCTTTAAAGGAGAAGATTCTGGTTCAAGTCCAGAGTAGGGAACTACTAAGTTGCAGTATTCATATTATTGTCGGACCATAATGGGTATGCCCTGAGACTATGCAGTCGTTGTGAAACAACTCAAAGTATTGTGGCACAGGAAGGTCTGGTCGTTACTCTTTGCTTATTTTATTAATTTCCATTTTGACTAAAAGGCACAGCGGTGCCTTTACTCTCAAGATAAGAACAACCTTTACGTGGTTTGAGAGATAAGTAAGCTGCTTTAGCTGAAACTAATAGTTCTAGTAACAATTAAAAATATTTACCATGAAAGAGAAAATGAAACGTATTGAGGAGTACACTAAAGCAATGAGAGAGCTACTAGATAGACTCTTGGAGCAAAACCCAGATTCAGAGAATGAAATCTATGATGAAATATGGGGAGCTTATGTTGCAGGCATGAAGGTGTTCTTATAACTCCTATTCTAGCTGAGAATTAAAACTAGCTGGCTTTTATCACTCTTTGTAAAAGCTCAAAAATTAAAAAGAGAAATCTAGAACGGTAAGCCCGGCTCTCTTCATCCTTTAACTGATTTAGAAGTAAAACAGAAATTAGTTGGCAGCCTGGAATAGACAGGTATTTTTAACTAAAAATTATAGAAAAAATGAACACAGTAGAAATTAACAGCTTAAAGAAGTATTCAGAGTTTACAACAACATTTCGTATTCCATTCAAAAAGGCAAATGATGTAGAAGCTAAATGCTATACGCCTATGGATGTAATTGACGCTTGGAAAGAAGTATGCATACAGGCGTTAGAAATGAGAATGGAGGCGTGTCTGTCAATGTTGCTCAGGAACAGAGATCGAGTGATAGAATCCGACGAAGAATGTGTTGTTTTCAGAAAGCCCAACGGACATCTTCATTTCTTCAACCACTCCAGCTTTCAGGCTATGGAAGCTCTAGTAGAAGCTCTTAAAGAAGAGGGTCCAATAGTACTCGACTCCCTCCAAGTAGACCAATTATTGAAGGCTTTGTACTGGATTCCAGAAAAGTTGAAAAAAGATCATCAAGAATTTGGATTTGGAGAATTAATAAGCTGTTTGACCTGCCTAGCCTACAAAGCTTAGGCTGAATAAAAAACTCAATAACTTCCCAAGACATTGAGGGCACCAGTTTCTTATTGAAAAGCAAAACTATATCGTAAATTCGATTGATTAGTTCAAAGATGAACGAAAAGGATTTAAAGCCTTTGTCAATTGATGCCGTATAATGCTATAAATATAAGTTTTAGGTGTAAAATGCGATTAATAAAAGAAAAAGATTATGGAACAGTATTTAGATGCAAAAATTAAGAGATTTACTCAAAAGCAATTATTCAAGAAAATAACTAAAGTTAAAACTATGCTAGGTTTAGGAGGATTACATCCTGAGAAATACCTAGAAGTTGTACCCGAACATAAAAATTGTGTCCTAGTTGACTTCAATCCAGCAGATGCATTAGTAAGAAGAAATTCTCTTATTGGAGAGTTTGATTTACTTACTAATTCTCCAGCGGAGAGAAGTCCGCTTAACTTCGTTGATTGTGATTTCTGCAAGTCTATTATAAATAATGGAGCAGATTTACTATATATTTATACGAAGATGCAGCTTTCTCCAATTAGAAACAAGTATATCACATTTACTTTTAGTTGTAGAACTGCGGGAGACGAGAGAACAATTGAGTGGTTGGCAAAGAATTTCCCAGAACTTGATATTCCAAGAAATTACGTGTTTATAAATGATACAAGATGTAAGGAGATTGGATATCGTCAGTATGTTAAACGTATGTATGATCCAACTAGAGACAGATTCTTAGACATATACAAATACAGAGATTCTGGAGATAACATGATTACCGGACTAATTAAAATCCTCTGATGAGTCTTTGAAAATTAAGACGAAACTACCCATCTTTGGGTAGTCAGGATTAAAAAGAAAAAGAAATGAGAAAGTACAACAGATTAAATTGCGATTCAACTGTTCGCGCAAGATTTATAGATACTTGGGGACGAGTAATAACTTTAGTCGGAACCCATGCCTTCGAATATGCCATTCACATAGAAGGAGTAAGAACAGTTACTGAAACATTTGAGAATGGAACATTAGCAAGAAAAAGATTTAACGAATTAAAAAAGAAACCATGAGAAAGAGATTTAAGATGAGCAGAATTGCTTCATTAGACAACTATGAGTTGTCAAGAAAGATTCACGCAATGTACCTCCAAAGATTTCACGAGGAGAACATAGAAGTGATTACAGAGATTTCATCTACATTAGTAATTAAAGAACAAAAGTATATTCGGGTATTTGGGAAGTTAATTCCTGTTTCCGAAGAAGAATTGAGAATACATAATACTTTAATATCTGTGAAATGATGGAAGATTTGTTAACAATAGTAAGATGGGCAATAACATTGCCTGTTTGGTTGCTAGAACATATACTTAAGGCTATGACCTTGATAGTTCTGGTATTGGTAATCGTCGTCATGGCGGTATTATATCCGCTATTTCGGTCTATCTGGCGTAAGACAGGACAGTCTGTGATTTTTAAGTATGCAACAAAATGGAGAGGAAACTATCCGCTAACCAAAAAAGTATTTGACTTATGGCAATGATGAGAAGAATTACCGAAATAAACGGTGAGATAATTGTGGTAGAAACTATGATTATCGTAGGAGAAATAGTATTAATTACAGTACAAATAAATGGAGAACTAGTTCGCTATGAAATATTATCTGTTAGACAGTTATGGGAAGGTCGTTAGGGCCTTCTCAAGCTGGTCTGAGGCTAACAAATTTCGTATAACTAGAAATAGACCAGATTGGAGGATTGTATGACATACATCGTTGTATTTATAATATTAATCATCATGTGGAAAATGATTGAAGACGAATGAAAACAGTATTAACCCATACAGGAAAAATCTATGTTGATACAGAACATAGACTAGAGTTCTTAACTGTAGGAGACTATGGTAAGGAGAACAACATCAAGGCTGATTTCTTAGGTCTAACTAAGGAAATCAATGGAGTAGAGAATACAGCAGTAGACCTAAGCAAGAAATGGGTAGCAACTATTTCAACTCAGAAAGGCTGTCCTATGCATTGTAAATTCTGTGATGTTCCCAAGTTTGGATTCTATGGAAATGCTTCTATAGAAGATATGGATAGACAAATCCGAACTATTATAGAAGGCGAAAGTGTCAGAGAAACAGACAGGTTTAATGTACACTTTGCTAGAATGGGAGAACCAACATGGAATGATAATGTATTAGCATTTGGACTTGCTCTCAGAGGTGTGGTTAAGTCTGCAGGGTTAATAGCTAAAACTGTTCATCCAGTAGTTTCCACGATGCTTCCGAAAGCAAATAATAAGCTTGGAAACTTCTTACAGGTTTGGTGTAGCATAAAAAATGAGTTCTACAATGGAGAAGCAGGCTTACAGTTTTCAATCAATTCTACAGACGATGAACAGAGAAACGAGCTGTTTGACTCTAAGAGTTTGTCACTAGCACAAATTTCTCAGTTGGCTAATGAGTTACCAATGCCAGTAGGCAGAAAGTATACTCTAAATTTTCCAGTAACCTCACAAACTATTCTCGATGCGAAGGAATTGTCAAAGCTATTTGATAGGGAGAAATTTATTGTTAAAATCACTCCTATACATGAAACAGCTTCTGCTATAGAGAATGGTTTCCAGGTAACTGGATACTCTGATTATGACGTTTATCGTCGCTTTGAACAACCTTTATTGAAAGAAGGTTGGGATGTTATAGTGTTTGTTCCATCTAAGGAGGAAGATTCTGACCGAATTACTTGTGGGAACGCACTAATCTCTGAAGAAAAGATTTAACAATTCTTAACTAAGGAGAACGTAGTTCGCTGTATATAATAGCGAACACGATGTCCCGTTAGCTCAGTTGGATAGAGCAACAGCCTTCTAAGCTGTGGGTCGTAGGTTCGAATCCTACACGGGATACTAACAATTAAAAAACAAAACTATGATACTATTTATTTATATCTTAGGAGTACTAATGGCATGGTTTCTAATGTATTTAGAAGAGAAATATCGTTATAAGAAGGAAAAGAACTATAAATTTACTTTAGGTAATCTGTTATCAAGCATATTCTTTTCTTTATTTTCATGGATTGTAGTAGCAGCGTGCCTAATATCCTTGTCGGATAAAATAATCTTAGTAGATAAACCCGACTAATTAATGACTCCGTAGCTCAGTTGGTTAGAGCACGATACTTTTAATATCGGGGTCCCGAGTTCGAATCTCGGCGGAGTCACTCTTTTTCTTTTATTCCGCTAGTAAACATTTGTTGTGAAACACGTGTTTGCATCTGGGTATAGTCGAGTTGGTAAGATGCTACATTTGGGATGTAGAGACCGCAGGTTCGAGTCCTGCTATCCAGACAAGAAGTAATCAACATTCACTATTAGTACAGCAATTAGGACTGTAGGGTGCCTTTTAGATGAATCCCTGATTACTCCGATTAACAGAGGCAATGTCCTTAATATCGTTACCACGCACTGCGGCTATTAGCTGTTAGATGATTTGGGGTGCCAAATGGAAGAACGGTAACAGCTATGTTAATTAGAACGAATCTGTTAATTGTATGGGAGTGCGCCAACGTTGGAGAGTTGGGCTTGACTGTAAATCAAGTGCCTATGGCTTAGAAGGTTCGAATCCTTCCACTCCCACAAATTTAATGAATATGTTAATAGGATTTTTAGTATTTATTACTCTAGAAATAGCTATAATAGCTACTATAGGGTTTACTTATTTTCACGAAGATGATAAGAATTTCAAGAATTATCGCAAAGGAAAGAATAGCTGATTTGTTAGACTTAAATTTCGTGTCTAAGATAGAATTAAGACAGGGAAAACAAGGATTTAATAATCCTGCTATTTGTAGAGTAGAAATCTATTTACTACTTGAAAACGACAAAGAGTACTTTAACTCCAAAATGACTGATATTATGTCATGGGCACAAAAGAACAAATGTAACATTGCTTTTACTACTGCTAGTATGGCTCTCAAAGACGGATTTATTAAAGAATCTGCTTTTGATGACTTTAACTATCCAGTTCCTAAAAAGTATAAGGCATTATGTGATATTTATTCAGCAAGTTACTTTAATCTATTTAATAGAAGAAAGCTATAATGGAAGACAAGTACGAAGGATTATCTGATGAAGAACTTAAAGAGATTTTCGAAGATATGGAAGCAGACTATTGGATAGACTACTATCAGTCTCTTTGCGAATGAAACGCAGCAGTTGGCTTTCGGAATCTCTGTCTTAACAAAATGAGTCCGTAATTGGGATTGTAACCGGTAATTGGTAGCCGCGCAGACTGTAAATCTGCTCTCTTTTGAGACTGGAGGTTCGAGTCCTCCCAATCCCACACATTTTAATTAATTAGATTATGACAAAAGAAGAAGCAATTAGAGCTATGTCTGAAGGAAAGAAAGTAAGGCATAGATACTTTAGTAAAGACGAATGGGTAACTATAAATTCCAGCGGACTATATGAGTTCGAGGATGGTGTAAAAGTTGATTCATCGTTATTTTGGATGGACAGACAGGATTCCTACTGGAATGATGGATGGAGCTTAGTTTAACTTTAAATAAGAATAAAATGACAACGTATGAGTACGGAAAAGGATACTTGCCAGAAATCTGGTACTAGTGTAATATTCCAAAAAGAAATTACGCAGTGTAGGGAATGTCCTCATTGTAGAATCGCTCCTGACCCAGACCCTGATGACTGGTTCAATGACGATGATGAAAAAGCGCTTTGTAAAGAAGCAGGTAATAAACTAATTGAGGGAATGTTAAGACCTTACGAAAGGGTATTAATTCCGGATTGGTGTCCATTAAAAACTAATAAACAAAAATGAATAGAATTAAGACAAAAGCCTATCTTGAGGTAACTTTAGAGCAGGCACGCGAATGGTATGAAAGCGGTAATGAAGACTTGAAGAAATTAGCTCTTACTGCATTTAGTGAGGAAATGCTAATTCCTTCCTTTAAAGAGATAGTAGAGTCTGAAGAAGATTATGGTTTTTGGAATACATTAGTATGTCCTCCAAGCATGACAGAACAACTCAGTTCTCTAGCTAGTTTACAAATAGTTGCTAACTATCTAAATAAAGGATGGATCAAAACAGAAGGTAATACTGGCTATTTTCTTGGAAAAGGTTCTTCTCTGTCTGGAAAGACGGAAACTGATATAAAAGGAGTGTACGTCGCCATGCATCAAGATGTAAAGTATCCAGGTGTTGTTTATTTCAGAACTGTAGCTGATGCACAGAAAGCAGTAAAGATTCTTGGTAAAAAGTTATTGCCATTACTTAAATAATTTGATGGTGTTATTAGTTCAGTTGGCAGAACGCTACATTGTGGCTGTAGAGGTCAGCGGTTCGAGTCCGCTATAACACCCTAATCATGTTTTATTAAATATTATAACGAATGAAAAAGACAATTGAAATTGAATGTCCAGATGGTTATAAACCCATCTATAATGCCGAAACTGGCAATGTTGAAATCGTTCCAGAAAACATTATGGGACGGATAAGAACCTATGAGGATGCTGTAAACTATCTAGGGTGTGTTACTAGAGATACTATTTACTATAATAGATCTGTAAATTCTCTAGCTAAGTTGCAGACAGTCTTGGATGCGCTAAATGAAGGTCACAAGTTCAATCTGTTAACTGGTACTATATGGTATCCCTGGGTTCGCTTCTTTAGAATGAAATCAGTTCCGAAGGATGCAGAGGTCATTGGTCACTTCCGTTATCAGGGCGAGAAATTCGCGTTGGTGGGCGGCTACGCGGATCTTGGCGGCGGTGCGGGTCTCGGCTATTTCTTTTCTCACCTTGGCGTCGGCGATGCCGATTCCGGTGTCGGGATGCTAGCGTGCAAATCTGAAGAAATTGCAAAATATGTGTCAACTCAGTTTGGAAAGCTAGTGTTTGATGCTTGTTTTGCAAGACATTTTGAAGGTAGAGAATTTGAATGGCTTGACTAATGAAAAAGTTCCTTGTATTTATGCTTGCTATGCTCTGGATGAGCGTAGCAGCTTTTTCTCAGATAACTATATCACAAGAAGACTATGATAAGTTGCCAAGCGATACTAGAACTCAAATTGAGAAGATAACAACAGAGAAAGCTATAAAGGGTGAAATCAAAGAAGTATCTGAATATGCAAGTCTCGGAAAAGAGATTGGAGTTGCAGTAAATGAGACACTAAAGGCAGTTGAAGATTCGGCTATAAGAATATCTGAATCTAATCTAGGACAAACAGCGATAACTATTGTAGTATGGAAATTACTATATAAGGAGATAGCTGGAGTCGTAATAGGTATACTACTGTTAGGAATATCTCTATTTTTACTAATAACTGGAAGAGGAAAACTATCTAAAGACGATGAAGATGCTGGCGGATGGATAAGTGTAGTCGGTGGCGCAGTATTCTTTATTTCTTCTATGATTTGTGTATTTGGCTGAGGAGCAGTCCAGGCTATAGGCTGGTGTATTCTAGCTATATTCTGTGTATTATTGCTTCTTGGATGTATATTAGACTAACTAATTGGTTAGCCCTCTGGAAGGGTGGCAGAGTCAGGTTTAATGTAATCGTAAAGATGAAAATCTAATACAAATTTTGTAAAAATGAACGCTTGGGAAAGTTAGTATAAATCTCATCAAGGAAATTTAGGACTAGGAAGAGCTATAGCATACTATACTGCTCATTGCATTCCGGTCCTAATTCCCTTGAATGATACATAGAAATATGACATTGTAGTAGATAAAGAGGGTTTGAAGAGAGTATCAGTTAAAACTACTCAACATTAGGTAAAGAGTGGAAATTATGAAGTCTTGTTGAAGAATTGCGGAGGTTCATCTGGAGATTCTAAGATTAGACATTTTGATAATTCTACTTGTGATGTAGTATTTGTAGTAGTTATAACTGGGGACATGTATGAGATTCCCTCAAGTGAAATAAATGTTAAAGGAGCCTTGACATTAACCAGTGATTGGGATAAATATAAGGTTTCATTATAATGGAGGTATAAGCCTAATTGCTAAGGCAGCAGTCTTGAAAACTGCCAGTAATCGTGTAACAGCGATGTGTGGGTTGGAGTCCCACTGCCTCCTCAATCTATAGGATTAGTGTTAATGGTTAGCACGTCAGTCTCCAAAACTGAAAGTAAGAGTTCGACCCTTTTATCCTATGCAAATATCAATAACTAAAAACTTATGAAGAGAATTAGATTAATTTGTATGATGGCTGTTGTAGCAATAGTTACGGCAGTCTGTTGTTCGTTTACTTCTAGGGAAGACCGAAATCATTTTTCGGTTGAAAAGGTATATACCGACCCTAATAGTCACATGAATGTCTATAGAGTTTCCGTTCCTGGGAGAGTGTATTACGTACTTCATAATACGACTCAAGGAGGGTTATGTAAATTACTATGAGCGAAACTTATTATCTCTTAGCAGCCATTTCGTATGGCATTTTTATTGTTCAGTTCATACTCTCTTGGTTTGGTGGCGACACTGACTTAGATGTAGATTTAGATGGAGAATTGGACATGGATGTGAGTGATATTGTCTCTTTTAAAGGACTAGTACATTTTGTAATGGGAGCAAGTGGATGGCTTTGTATTAAGCATTCCGTTTCTCATTCTATAGAATGGTACGATTATTTAATCGCACTAATATGCGGTATTCTTTTTGTGGTTATACTTTACTACTTATATAAACTTTGTTTAAAACTCCAACATCAAGTTATTCCTGAAAAGGGTGAAGCCTTAATCGGGAGAATTGGAACAATCACTATTCCTAATGATATTTCTGGTGGTAGTTCTGTTATCTTAGTTGAGATAAATGGAATGCTTCAAGAATTGTCAGCTTATGCTGAAGAAGAGCATAAGACGTATAAAAACGGGGACAAAGTGAGAATTTCAAAATTTGAGAATGGAAAGTATTATTTTAACTAAAAAGAATTTTTAAAGATGACAACAGAAACTCTTATTGTAGCGGGTGTTATTGTACTCTTAGTAGTTGTAACTTTTATCGGACTTTTGTCTCGGTATCGTAAGTGTGCTAGTGATGAAATCCTGGTAGTATTTGGTAAGGCAGGAAAGAAGAAGGTAGTTAACGAGAAGACTGGTAAAACGGAGGAAGTTATACTGCCGTCTAAAATCATCCACGGCGGAGGTACATTCGTAATGCCTGTCATTCAAGACTGGGCTAAAATGTCCTTGAAACCTATTCAGATTCAGGTAATGGTAGAGGGAGTATCCAGCCAAATGATTAAGGTTAGGATTCCTGTGACATTAACTACTGGTATAGGAACCGATCAAGTACTAATGCAAAACGCTGCAAGCAGATTCTTAACAGCTAAAACTTCTGAAATCTCAGACCAAATCAAGGATATTCTCATTGGTGAAGTGAGAAGCTTGATGGCAACAATGACGATTGAGGAAATAAATGCTGATAGAATCAAATTTATCGGCAAGGCAAAAGAGAATATTGAAACTGAGTTGAACAAGGTAGGTTTCAGTATTATCAATATTAACAACGCTGATATCTCGGATGATGCAAACTATATCAAGAATCTTGGTCAGAAAGCTGCAACTAAAGCTCTTGCTCAGGCACAGGCTGACATTGCAGAAGAGAAGAAGAAAGGAGATATTCAGATTGCAGAAACCAACAAACAGCGTGAGATTGCCGTAGCCGATGCTGAAAAGGAAAGAGAAACTACAGTTGCTCAAACTAAGCAAGAACAGGAAGTAAAGGTTGCTGAGATTAATCAGGAGAAAGCTATTCGCTTGGCAGAAGCAGAAAAGAACAAACAAGCTGGTATCGCTGAACAGAAGGCGGAACAAGAAGCTAGTATTGCTCGTGCAAACACTCAAGCAGAATCAGCTAAAGCTGAAGCTGAATCTCAGAGAATAGCTAATGTAGCGAAATCCGCTTCAGAGGCTGCTTCTAAGAAAGCTGCTGCTGACGCAGAAGCAGAAGCTAATGTAGCTAAAGCTAAGGCAGAAGCAGATTCTAAGAAAGCTGAAGCTGAAGCTCTGAAGCAAACTCGTATTGCTCAAGCTAAGCAAAAGCAGGAAGCAGACACTCAGAAAGCAATTAATGAGCAAGAAGCTGCTACTGCAGAGTATGAGTCTCAGAAGAGAATTAAGGCTGCAGAAGCTGACAAGCAAGCTGGAGTAGCTGAGCAGAAAGCAACTATTGAAGTATCAAAGGCAAAAGGAGAAGCTGCACAGGCACAAGCTGAAGCAGAAAAGGTAGCTGGTACTTCTAAAGTAGAAGCAAGAATGGCTGTAGCTAAAACAGAACAAGAACGTCAGATTGAGGTTAACGAAGCTGCTGCTAAGGCAGAGGAAGCAAAACTTCAAGCTGAAATGATTGTTCCTGCTCAGAAACAAAAAGAGAGAGTAACTATTGAAGCAGAAGCAATTAAAGCCAGAGCGGTATTGGAAGCAGAAGCAGAAGCTGCAAAGATTTTGAAAGAAGCAGAAGCGAAAGCTGACGCTACTAAACTGCAGTTGGAAGCAGAGGCAGAAGGTACTCGCAAGAAATTGCTTGCTGAAGCCGAAGGTAAGAGAGCATCATTGATGGCAGAAGCTGATAAGGTTCAAGCTATCGAAATGGCTCCAGCCTTGGCAGTTGAGAAGATGATTGAATCTGGCTTGACTCCACAAATGGTGGTTCAGTACAAGACTGTTGACCAATTGGCTGGTATTGCTCAGGCATCTGCTCAGATGTTTGAACACATTCACCTTGGACAGGTTACTGTTTATGGTAATGAGAATACCGCTGGTAATTTCATGGCTAAGACTGCTGAGAACTTGAATCCTGCTCTTGACTTGTTACGTTCTATTCCTTTCGCTGACACAGTAAAGGAAATGTTCGGCAAGAAGCAAGCAGAAGCTACTGAGTTTGAAGAAGTGAAATAATCACAGCGAAGGGGCTTTACAAAGAATTAGTAAAGTATAACAAAAGCCCCTTCGCAATCTGGAGGTATGGGTGAGTGGTCTAAACCAGAGTCCTGCTAAGACTCCGGGCCTCAAAAGGGTCCCGCTGGTTCGAATCCAGCTGCCTCCGCATTAACTTAAATAATTATTAGATATGAGTGAGTGGAAATACATAGATTCAATCGTAGAGCTATCCGATTTTGAAAGTGCGCACTGTGATACAAGGGATTTTTGCATGGTCGTTCATGACGCCATAGACGAACCCTGGGAAGTATTAACCAATTTCCTGAAAAAGAATCAAGCTGTAGTGGAGCAATGTTCGTTTAATAAGGACGAAGTTATTCCTCTACTAAAGAGTTTAGAGACTGCATCTGGTGGTGAGGGAGACTGGAGGCATTTGGTATTGGATTCTATTGACCATTGGTGGATAAAGTATATCCGTTTCCAGAGACTTAGTAATGGACAATACTTTTGTTTTACTGATTCTGCTGATACTATTATTCCGCTTTATAAGGATAAACTTAAGGCAGAGTTCGTGAATCAGGATGAAAATCATAAAGTTCATGGAAGATAAAATTGAAATATTTAGAAGCCTTCATAAAGAATTTCTCAGTATGCTTCTAGATGATACTTGGCTATGTGAGGAGCCTATTGAACTAGCAGAAGTAGAAGCGTGTTGGCAGTGGGCTATAGAAGTAGGAGAAGAAGTTGTTCCGTTAGAAGACTTTGAAAAAGAATTTAAGTTTTCTTTACAGGATTTAACTAACTGGTGGAACAAAAAAATACTAGAATTGGAATAACTGATAGTTGAAAGTGCACTTAGTAGACTATCGACTGCATAGACCCCTTATGCAGTATATAGAGTGGATGGCTGAGGGATAAATCCAGCAAAACGTTATTAGTAGTGCGCAATGCTAATAACCTTAAGTCCGTTGAAGTCGCCTTAGTACGTGCGTAACATACTCGGAAATGCATAACTTGCTTTGGGACTCTTTTCCATAGATGAAGGTTTTATCCGTTTACTTCATCTATGCCTTTACATTATAAACGGATATGGGACGATAGCTCAGTAGGTAGAGCGCTGGACTGAAAATCCAGGACGTTAGCGGCAGTTCGATCCTGCCTCGTCCCACTTGCATTGTGTGTTTTTCATGGTAAATAGACTTAGTGGTTCGTGAGAATAGCTAAGCCAAAATTGGGCTATGGTGTAATGGTTAGCACTACAGATTTTGATTCTGTCAGTCTAGGTTCGAGTCCTAGTAGCCCAACAAAATTAACAAATATGGAAGAGATAGAAAAGATTAATATCATTAACAAGAGGCTTAGGCAAAAAGAAGCCAGAGCAGACTGGAAATGGGTGAATGATGGCAAACAATTTGGTTGGGCACGTGGTCGTTCTAAGAACCGTAAATCTAAGAGAGGATATGAGGTAGGAACTAAGGAAAGTAGGAAGCTTGAGAGGAAATGGTTTAAAAATATACACCACAAGATATTATTTCATATTCCATTAACCGAAGAAGAGTCTAACAGTCTTGAATTTCATTACAAATGGAGAGAACAAACTCATATGATTCAAGCGTTAATTAACGATATACGTTCTAAATTATGAAGCCAGAAGATTATAGAAAGGTTGTCAAGTTTTGTGACAAAGGTAAATGTAAAGTCCGGGAAAATTCATTCGGAGTTTGTTGGTGTGTTAGGTGTGGTAAGCTACACTCTGATGCAGCAGAAAAGTTAAAACCAGAAGAACAAATAATAGTAAGAAATGAGAGTAATAATTAATAGTTGTTTAGTTACAGAATTGTTTGCCAATTTTCAAACTTCTATAGATAGAAAAAGTATCATAGGAGAAACCCATTCTGTAGAAGAAATGGAAAAGTTGATGCTAGAATTTGCTAAGTTTAATATAAAACCAAGCGATGTTCTAGGGAAGACGGTAATATTTGAATGCAAATCAATAAGTGCATACGAATAATATTTAGGACCTATAGCTCAGTCCGGTCAGAGCAGCTGACTCATAATCAGAAGGTCGGGGGTTCAAAGCCCTCTAGGTCCACACTTGAGCCTACCTAATTGGAATAAAGGTCTAGACGCGTTGGCTAGATTTGGGTTCAAGTCCCAATAGGTTCACATAATCAGATACGGAGAAAGTAGTACAACCGAAAAGACATATCAAGTAATATAGGTTGCCACGAGTATAGTCGGCTTATATTGCGCTCCATGGAACGGATATGAGGTCTGATTTCAAATAATTAAAAAATAAAACTTATGAATTATCAGTATTTTGGATTGTTCTTAGATGAACCAACTAGAAACAAACTTATGCAAGTTATCATTGGAAATCCCATCATTTGCAATCTGGTGTTCCAAAGAGGAAGTACTATTTACTTAGATCATTGCACTCTTCTCCATAAAAATCAACATGAAGAAAAGATGGCTAATGACCTACAATATCGTATAGATGGTAATTTTCGATTAATTGTAAACAAAATAGGGATTTCTGAGAAAGCAATAGCTTTTGGAGTAGAATTGGGAGACCAATATCTGCCTTGTGCAAATGCTAAACCTCATATCACTATTTGTACAATCAACAAGGGTAAACCAGTAGATAGCAATGGTATTGCAACTTGGATTCCAATTCCAGAATTTAGTATTTATTGCCATCTTAAAGTAGTATAATATGTGGGGAAGAAAGAGTCCTATAGAAGAATATCTGGACAAGTATCCAGATAGCTCTCTAAGAGAGTATAATGAATATGTTAAGGAAGAAGAACGGAAGAGACACCAAGAGAAGGTAGACAGCGACAATAGACATAAAGCACTACTTAAAAGCTATATAGGAAAGTGTTTCAAGATAGACTTCAATGGTATGTCAACAATGTTTTTCAGACTTACATCCGACCCAACAGATCCACGAAGTAGTAGAATCGAAGAGGATGCCTATTCAGTTTATATTGATTCATCTAAGGTACATATGGAATTAGAAAAGAAGAGGTATATTAATATAACGTGGCTTCCTGGTCAAGAAGAGTGGTATGGAAACTCTCACAAAGTTTTTCAAATATCTGAGGAAGACTTTAATAAGGTAGTAGAGAAATATAACGAAATGGTTAAGGTTGCTAAAGAAATAAAAGCAACCTAACAGTTGGGGTAGTGGCGGAATTTATAGTATTTAATATGGCAAAGGCAAGAATCGACATTTTAGAAAGAGAATAGGAAATCCGACAATGGATTTCAGAAAATGAGTCTAATGCTGAAATAGCTAGAAGACTAAATTGCAAGGTTGATACTTTAAAATCCTATTATATTAAGATGGGAATAGAGTATAAGGGGAATCAAGGTTCTAAGGGAAAAAGACTAGACCCAAAGAGGAAAGATGCTTTAGACCTGATAGAAAATCCTAATGTTTCTAATTCTAGAAAGAGGATAAGATTAATAGAGGATGGATATAAAGAAGATAAGTGTGAGCGTTGTGGATTATCAGAGTGGATGGGAATGAAAATTCCTTTAGAATTACATCACAAGGATAATAACCATTATAATAATAAGTTGGATAATCTAATGATAGTTTGCTCTAACTGTCATATGCAACTTCACAATTATAATAACAATTAACTAGAGCAAGGGGTAGTGCTGGAATTGGTAGACAGGCATGGTTTAGGCCCATGTGCCGCAAGGCGTGAGGGTTCGAGTCCCTCCTACCCTAGGAACTAAAGTAGTAAACCTCCACGTGGTTAGTTCTGGGTAACGCAAATTACTACAAATATTAATAAACTAATAAAATTATGAGTTATATTTATTGTATTACAAATTTAATTAATAACAAACGCTATGTAGGAAAGACTACATAGTCCATTTAGGAGCGGTTTCAAGAGCACTGTAAAGATTCTCAGAAAGAAAGATGTGAGAGGCGTCCTTTATACGATGCTATGAATAAGTATGGTATTGAAAACTTTATAATAGAGGAATTAGAACAAGTTAAAGATGAGAATCTTCTATCTGAAAGAGAAATCTATTGGATAAAAGAGCTAGGAACTTATGGTTCTAAAGGTTATAATGCTTCTAAAGGAGGAGATGGTACTATTCTCTATGATTATAAAGAAATTATTCAGTTAGCTAATTTAGGATATACTAGTGACCAGATTGAACGCAAGATAGGATGCTGTAAAAGCACTATATATAAAGTATTAAAGTCGCATAATTGTAAGTTGCGCAAATCTAACTGTAAATTGATAGCACAATATGATTTGGCTGGAAACTATATACAGACGTTTTTCTCTGCCCAGGACGCTATAAGACATTTATAGGATATTGGAGTATGTAAGGCTACTAATTCCGAGCAAGCTAGTAGTAAAATAACTCAATGCTGTAAGCACAAGAGTGTTACCGCATATAAATATAAGTGGGAATATTTACCAGAACCCAGTTAATATGTAAGATTTTTTATTCAATTATAGATTATGAAAGAGTTAAGTGAAATTATTCAGGAAATGGTAGACAATGGCAATTCCATGGGTCAAATGGACCTAAAAACTGCCATAGTGTTTGTTACAGAGGCTTACGAATCCGGCATAGAAAAGGCTCGTTCTCTCATAACTAATGAACATAACGAGGAGGATTACTAATGACCGTAGAAGAATTAGAAGGTAAGCTGACTAGTATCTACCATGAATTTGCTGAAACAATCTCTGAAAATGAGACTGATGAGCAAATAGTTGCCCGTTCTAAAGAGTGGTTTGTAAAAAGACTCTCAGAGGAAACTGATAACAAAGAAGCTATAGAATCTATAGCTAATCAATTAGTAGGATGTCTCAAACAGGCATCTGTTTTAAGTAACTTAGAAAAAGAAAAAATGAACAAAGTTTGGATGTGTTCTGGGTCTACATATACCCAGGTAAGCTCAGGCTATAGCGTTGAGCAGTCTCTCCCAGTTGGAATCTACAGTATTTGTCTGACAATGACAGGTTATCACCTAGACAGATATGCGGATAAGTTTGTATTCCCGTACAAAATGTATGGTTTGCAGAACGAGTTTATTGACCATGTAATTAAGACGTATCACGCTACAGAAGGCAATCTCGGAATTATGCTTACTGGTACAAAGGGCACTGGAAAGACTGTTACCGCTAAGGAACTAGCTAACAAGCTAAATCTGCCCATCATTATCGTAAAGGATATGGGAGACCATAATCAATCTATGATTGAGTTCCTTTCTGGTATTGAAGGAGATTGCATTCTGTTCTTGGATGAATTTGAAAAGAATTTCAGTGAATCGGATTCTACTATCTTGCAAATCATGGACGGTGTTTACAACTCTAAGTATCGCAAGGTTTTCCTGCTTACTACTAATGCTATGACCATCAATGAGAATATGGTAGGACGTCCGTCTAGAATCCGTTATGTCAAGGAATTTGGCAACTTGGATTTGAAGGTTGTGAACGAATATCTAGACGACGCACTTCAAGTGCCGGAAGCTCGTCAAGATTTGCTTGATTTCATTGATTCTTTGACTATATCTACTATTGATATTCTCAAAACTATAGTTAATGAGGTCAATATTCACGGTATAGAAGGATTGAGAAGAGCTAAGAGCTTCTTCAATGTAGTAACTAATGAGTATGACTATTCCTGCGTCAGAGGTTATGCATATGCTTATGAGATTTCTGCCGATAAGAGTAAATTCTCTATTGAGGAGTTCTATAAGGCTGTTGAGAGATTCAACAATCCGATACCGAAGCCTATTGTAGACGATGAGGATAACTGCACTGTTGAGGAAAGAAAAGCTCTTAACGAGTATTATGAATATCGTCGCCACAATTTCCACAGTCTGTCATATTACTATGTATCTTCGGATATTAAGTTCGCAAATCTGTCAGTTGGAGACGACTTCTATGATGAGGAAATCATTGCGATTGACAAAAAGTTGGGAATCGTAGTTACTAAGGAAAATAATGAGGTTAACTACTACTGGGTTAAAGATCCAAATAGTAAACCGTCTCTGTATCGTAGAGGTACTTACAACTCTTTGGTACTATAAAACTTGGGGAGCTAGTCTCCCCTTTATGTCTAGATGCCCGAGCGGTCTAAGGGAACGGTCTGCAAAACCGTGTTTCGTGGGTTCGAATCCCACTCTAGATTCTACACTAATCTTATTGCTTATGGATAGAGAATTGAGAAGAGAACTTTCTAAAAGAAAGTGGATTTCGAGAGCTAAAAAGGTTTATAACGCTTGCGGTAAATTTTATGTACCTGTTGCCGGGATTAAAGCCAATGTAAGGTATAATGTTCCTATAATAAGGAATAAGGCGTTGAAGGTCTGTGAGTCAATTACGGATTTCCTTGATAGTTCTAAATACGCAAAGATGCTTAAGAATTGCACTTCTCCTTATAGAAGCAGAATGATGCAATATGAATACAAGAAAGAGAATAGAAAGGATAGATATAAAGCAAAAAGAGATATTCAAGAAGGTATTCAAGAATATGAATCTAGGGACAATCTTTCGTGTTCATCCTGCATTTTCTATGATAAAGGCTTTTGCGAAAAGGGATTATTAATGACTGAAAACTGCCCAGAATATTGGGATTAAAGTATGGACAAGTATATTAATGGAAGTTTAGTAAAGAGAGTTTTAGTTTTTAAAACTAGAAAGCATCCTGATTGGGTACATTATGTGGACGATTACCGATTCTTGTTTTGGAAAATACATCGAGATTATTGGTATTATTGGGACCCATGTTTTGGAACTTATACGGAAGAAAAAATGATTTCATCTTTAGAGAAGAGATATGCCTTCTACAAGGATGGAATAGTATATCAGAAACCTCATATCATTTTAGAGTTCTCTAAAAGACATGATGAATCTATCTATTTTGATAGTGACGAAGAAATGGAGGGATGGTTTGAGTCCTTCATGGAAGAATTTGGAAAACCGTTTATTTACATAGACTAATACCTTTATCCCAGTTTAGAGCTTAGCTCAAATAGTGAATAATAGTAGCTATTGGTTAAAACGAGGTGGAGTGCCAGACGAAAGACTGGAATTAACATAGTTTAACTTTGAATCTCCGACTATGCGGAGTATTATTATGGCAGAATTGATTTTCTTAGCTAATGGAAAATGCGACTTGAAGTTCCACGCTCATCCCAAGAATTTCAAAAGGGTTGAGAAGTTCAACTACAAAAAGAACTTTTTCAAGGTTTACGTTGACCGAAACGACAGCGTTTACGAGATAACTCGCTGCGAGGTGGTTACATGGAAAACTATAGAGAAAGGCAAGAAGAAATTTAATGTTCCTGACGAGGTGAAAGAAACTCGTGATGCTCACTTGTTTGACAAAATCAAGGGGAATCCGTTCAAAATCGCTATTACTAAGGTAGCTGGCGAGATTGATATGCAGGAGCTGTTATCTGAGTAATTCGTTTAGGAGAGTATCGTAAAACTCTCCATTATGCAGGTGTGGTGTTAATGGATTGAGCACGCCAGACTTCCAATCTGGAGGGGAGAGTTCGAGTCTCTCTACCTGCACATTTGTGGGTATAGCACAATGGTTAGTGCATCGGCTTGCCATGCCGAGGATGTGAGTTCGATTCTCATTATCCACTCTTTTCCGATTTAGCTCAGTATGGTAGAGCGCCCATACCAATAAAGCATTAGTGGGAGGTCAGAGGTTCAAATCCTTTAATCGGAACGACGAAACAAGGCTCCACAGCAGTTACAAGTTGTAACTGGTCTTATCTCCGAATAGCTAGTCTTACGGGGTGGAGAAGTAGTCACCTCGGTGTACCAGAGTGGTTTAATGGCTCAGACTGCAAATCTGCTGATTCGTCAGTTCGAATCTGACCACCGAGTCTCGACGTGCAAGTCTTTTAACTACAAATAGTTAACGTGTCTGGTTACGTTATCACCCAGTCGTCACCTACGGTTAGAAGGCGTCCCTTATCGTGAAAGGCATCCCTGAGTAGCGGATGTAAATTAGCTACTAATATCGTGGAGTAGAGAAGTTGGTCATCTCGCTAGGCTCATAACCTAGAAATCGTCATAAACGGTTCGAATCCTACCTCCGCAACTAAACTCCTTTTGTGGCTCTGTTATTAGATTAATTATTAACAATTTTAAACTTTAATGTTATGAAGAAAGTAATTAATGTTGTAAAGAAAGCTGCTAAATGGTATTTTGAACAGAGTTCTAAGAACTACACTTGGTTAGTGTCTGGAACAATACCTCCTCCATACAGAGGACAAGAGTAAAAATATCATTAAAAGGTAAGTACCAATGGGGTACTTACAGATGTCTGGGAGGAAATAATATGTATGGTTAGCCAAGTGGCCGACGGCAGCGGGCTGTTAACCCGCCGTGAGAAATCCCATCGCAGGTTCGAATCCTGCACCATACGCCTTTTTGCTGAACCCTCCTTAGTTTTTAACTAAGCAATAGTAATCCAGCAAACTCTAGACCGATGTGAGGAAGAGAGTCGTCTAGACGGTAGCTAGCACTGTAGTACGCAATGGTGGAATAGAAACGGCTAGCATCCACCAATTTTTAATTAATTAGATATGATAGTACAACCTATTGGAAAGTTTAAACTTACTTATGCAAATGGTATAAGTCAAGTTAAGCTGTTAATAACTCAGGAAGACTACAAGTCTATTGTCAAACCTATATTAGATAATATAGCTGAGTTAGAGGCACAGCGAAGTGGGATTAATAAAAAGAGTAAAAGGTATAAGGAAATTTCGGAAAAGCTTAGAGAACTGAAAAAACCTATATCGGAACTTGGAGAGTTTTTTACAAGCACGTCTCCTCTTGGATTAGCACTATGGAGTAGTCGCTTCCCAAACTTGATACTTCCGCCTCAACAAGGCGGTGGACATTTTGTTAGATTTGAAAAACTAGATTTGTATGAAGATAAGGAAGGTTAACTCTACTATCAAAAGACGAGTTCTTAGGGAAGTGTCTAGAGAGTGTAGAAAGAGGAATATGATGGACAAGAAAGGTGAAATTCCAAATGATATTAAGGACATATGGGAAGCGATTAAAGTATTAACAAAGAGAAATAAACAATTTGCTGTTAGATATGCATCAATGTGATTATTGTTGTTGGTATAATCCTGCCAGTGGGTGCTGTGATTGTCCATACGTAATGAGACGGAAAGCGTGTGAGAAGGCTCGTAAACAGAAAGAAGAAAATGAAAAGCCTAGAAAGTTATAGCATATTTACTAAGCCTAAACTATCTAATCCTGTATCATGGGAGGATATGAAAGAATTTAATACCCATATGAAGGAAGTAGTTAGAGACTATAAGATTAGGCAAGCTAAAGCTAGAGAAAGCGCTAAGAAAGTAATTATTAAGTAAATACTAACCTGGCAAGGTAAAAATCCAGTCGGGGTCTGTTAGCATTTATGCTAATAAGTCGAAGCCAGTCCCTGCGTAGTTATAATAGGCAAGCTGAACTTGAGAATTGTTAAACGGATGGTTGCCGTTAAAAGATATATAGTTACAAACTTATGTATCCAGAATATAACTAACTAAAGACTTATCTGGTGATGTTAGGTTATGGAATCCTAACAGTGGAAATTTATGAGTTATGTCACCAATTAAAAAGAAAATCTCAAACATGGGCCGTTAGCTCAAATGGCTAGAGCGCTGGTTTTGCACACCGGAAGATAGGGTTCGAGTCCCTGCGTGTCCACAACAAAATTAAATAATTATGAAAGTATACGTAGTCGTAGTGAACCATCATCCAGCTAATGCGCCTCAGAACTATAAAACTGAGTGTCAGATATTTCTGGATAAAAAGGAAGCCGAAGGCTATAAGAAAGCCAAGGAAGAAGAATATCCCATACGTTGGGGAGGTGAATACAATCATTGTGAAATATTTAAAAAACATTTGTAATATCGCGGGGTGTTAGCAGAGGTAGCTAGTCAGGCTCATAACCTGAAGGTCGAGGGTTCGAGTCCCTCTCCCGCTACTAGTAATTAATTAGATACTTAATTTTTAGATTATGAATTACGAAAATCTTACCAAAGAAACTCTCCCTGTAGAGTTTCAAAACAGAATCGAACGATTTAATCGTCTATTCTCAGCTGCAACCGACCATTCCTTCGAAGAGGATGACTTGTTTGAGTATGAAATGTTATGTATAAAGCAGGCTCTTTCATTCTCGGAATTTTTCCAAGATTTCGGTGATGAACAGTATCAAGACTTCTTGAAGCAATATGAGAGCTTATACGACTTAGTTGATGCTATTAAGGACAAACTTCAGTTCTTTGATAACGGACATACTGGAAACTCTATGAGCATGAGTTGGCTTTTATTCCGAACTTATCGAGAAAGACCGGAATTAGTTCCGTATATGCACGGATGCTTGGCTCAGCTCGTTGGGGATGAAGGCTATTATGATGACCGTTCAGATGTTCCAGAACTATGAGCGTAATACAACAGGTCTACTTAGCCGAATCAGGTAGTTCTATTTACATAAAGGGAATTAAACCTGATAAAGAGAATGAATATTCTGGTGAGATTACTCTAAACGGTAATCCCACTAGATTAGAAAGAAAAGAACGTTACCATATAAGTAACGGTATGCTTGTTACAGATAGTTATCATATCCCTATGGAGTTCATTATTAGCTTCTTGCAGGCTAACGGATGTGTTCAAGAAGGAGAAGATGGCAAGTCGTATGTTGTTTTAAGAGAAGTAGAATTTAAATTGAATAACTAATGTTATCAGTATTATATAGCGAATATAAGCTGTGGGGTTGTCCTAATTGTGGGTGCGATTCCGTTATAAGTAGTGGAGTTTCTGGAGGAGGTCTAACATCTGGAACTTGTAGACATTGCAAGTTAAAATTTGAAGTTAGAAGCGAAAATCCAATGGGAATAGTCAAATATGGCGGCCATCCAGAAAATCCCTCAGACCCGAAATCTAAATGGGTTATGGAAAGCGCAATCAAAATTGAACATCCTAGAAAAGGTATTCCTGCATGGAATTGGGAACCAGTTGACGAACGTCCAGAAGAAGGAGAATATTGGAACTCTCGCGGTCCTGGCTATCCAGATGTTTCTGGCTTTGTAAAGACTAAAGCTGCTGGTGAGCGTATTCTAGCTATGGTGCATGAAGTGTTAGGAACTGACAAGTGTAAGACTTATCTAGATTTCAGACCAAGTGAACCAACGTGGATTCAATTCAAATTTCATAAAGACGAGTTTGATATAGAGAAACTAGATTCTCTTACTCGTGATAGTGGAATAATTACTAAAGACATAATCAAACAATGTATTTATGGCAAAAGTAGTAAATAGGGCCTCTGATATAATCCAACTTAAAGACCTAAAGGATGGAGAATTTGCAGAAGTGATAGAATGGTTTGAGGATGGAACAGTATCTAACGGAGATATAATTCAAAGATGTGGACTTGCACTATTTATATTAGGAAGTTGTTCTTACTATCCTGAGATATTTAGTAAGGGTGCTAGAGACTATACTAATACTAAGTTACGAACACTACCTGAGGGTACAACTATAATGTTATAATTTCTTTTTCCAGTTTTCTAATTAAAGATAAACTGGGTATGGGCCTACTTGGATTTGACAGGCGATTACAAATTATAAGGACGTGTAGAGCGCAATCTCTTTAAACGAAGGAAAAACAATAAATGCTACTTATAGCGAAGTAAGAATGGCAGCCTAAGCTGCTGGCTTGTTGGTAGACACTATTAACTAAGTCGGGTTACAGGAGAGACCTAGAAACAGAAGAGGTTGAGTATATTGATATAATGGAGAGCTAGGCTCTAATCCTAGTAATATACTCTTAATCGGAACACTCTAAGAGTTAGTAAGACTGAATCTCCTATGTCATAAAACAGATGGAAGATGTGTTCCATGAGATGTGACGAATCTCTAAAGTATCATCCCGTTCTCCAACGTAAAATGGAGTGGTGGAGCGACCGTTCGGTCAAGCCCAGTTTGGTAGTTTGTGAACAACTAAGTCGTAGCCTTACGAGGAGACGTAATTGGTGAATTAACACTCGGCTTCTTAGTAAAACTACCTACATGCTGAACTCAACAGCTGATGTAATAAAAATGAGACGCACGTTATCCTTGTAACGAGGGTTGTTTGGACACGGGTTCGACTCCCGTTAGGTCCACATTCTTTGTAGCAATTCCTGGCACGGGAGGTATCCTGATATAAAGATACTTACAAATGTGCATTTTGCACGGTGGTACAAAGAGAAATAGGGCTATAGCTCAACTGGTTAGAGCACCACACTGATAATGTGGAGGTTATCAGTTCAAGTCTGATTAGCCCTACAAAACCGCCAGCTCACGCGGTATATAAGAAAGGATTGCCGGACTCGCAGGTGTAACGAGATAAATACCTGCATTTTCGAGGCTGTGGTGTAATGGCTTGCATATCACACTGTCACTGTGAAGGTTGGGGTTCGAATCCCCCAGTCTCGGCATTTATTCCCCTGTAGTTTAGTTGGTTAGAACACGTGATTTGTAATCTCGAGACCTCGGTTCGAATCCGAGTGGGGGATCTTAACCATTAAATTAGATTAATTTTTATGACTAGATTGGAAAAGTATTTAGTAGCAACTGCTACTGAGATTATCGAAGCGGAAACAACTGTTTCTCGCTACTTTGTCATTGGAAACGTCAAAGTTAGAGTATCAGACCATTTAAGTAAAATGAGTGATGCAGACTTACAAGTGATTATTCCATTGAACGGAGGGACTAAGTATATAGTTACTGTTAAAGACAGTCCTGGAAAATTTCTTGTGTGGAATGCAACTCAAATAAAAGACTTTATTCCTTCATTGCAGATTATTAAGGGCTTGAAGGAAGGAGTGCAACTTAAGCCAAAACCTAAAGACTCTGCAGTTCAGAAGATTCAGCTAGCATTAAATAATAGTAATACCGATGGAGGTTCGTTAACGTTTGATGGTACTATTATTGAGTCTAGATTGAAAGAAAAGCAACTTACTTCCAAACAGCGGGAAGTTTTCAGGAGAACTAAATCTACTTGGGACATTTCTCAGATTGGAACATTACCCAGTATGATTAAAGTAGATTTGGGATTGTCAAATGGTTCTGTAAACGAAGATGTGCAGATATTTCTAACTTGTACATCTTTAACCTACAAAGAAATTCTGAACATTTATAAAATAATAGTTGTTGATAACCATATGGTTCCAACTATTAAACTGTTGCAAGAAGCTTATAGCTTGATTGTGCAGTAGGATAGCGCCATCATCTAATGGTTAGGATTCAGGCTTTTCACGCCTGCCATACGGGTTCGAATCCCGTTGGCGTTACTATGTACCCCAGCAGCGGAAGTTGTTGGGGTATTTTTTGTTTAATATAATTAATAATTGATGAGAAAAACATTTGAGTTTGTAAAGGTTGGAGGAGTCTGGTTCTATTGGTGGCCAGATTACGACGGAACACCAGAGGAACTAGCAATGGTTGGTGGTGCAGATGAACTTCTTGATTCTCTAGATAATAAGTTTGTTAGATTGAAGATGGTTGACCCAGCTGCAGCTAAGATAACGTTGTCTAAAATTGAGGAGGATGAATGTGGAGCAACTTACTTATGCAAAAGTAAGAATTACAATGACAGGGTATGGATTTGTGCTGTAACTCTATCAGTATTCGGGGAATATCCTCAAAATATTTACCTAAAAGATATGTAAAAAATGAAAACGTTAAATGAGATTTTAGACAATTACAAAGACTATGCCGTAGTTCTCGATGACCGTTTCGGTTCTAGATTAGCAAAGTTTTTAACAGAAGAGCAGTTAGAAAAAATAGGCTTCAAGTACGATGGTGATGAGCCTTATCCAGAGCCTAAGGAATGGACTAGAGAGAATATCCTAGAGCAACTTAAGTCTGATGTAGAGTTTGGTTTTGAGAAGGCTTTAGACCAGAGAGGCATTTCAGCTAGCCTAATGTTCTACGTGGTACTAAGATGGAATCAAGTTCTAGAAGAGGGCTTAGAGAATTATCCTGAAGAGAATTATGCTATGTATGGGTTGCCTTTGTTTAAGGCTACTGCTGTAAAGTACGGATGGGAGAATCCTATAGGCGACGATAATGGGGACGAAGAGTTCTACAATGAGTAGCGCTATGAAGGAATCTTCTATACTTAAAGCAATTTCTGACGCTATTGAAGAATACGAGGAAAATCAACAAAGACGAATAGACCTGTTAGAGAGTAAAATTCTGCTATTTGAGAGAGAAAGGGAGGCTTTTATTCGGCATTTGAGAGAAGGAAACATTCAATTATTAAAGGATTATCTAGGAATTAAAGATGAGTAAGTACTATTTAATTAAGGAATGTAATAATATTCCTTTTATCTTAGGACAGTTCGATAGTATTGAAGAGGCTGAGGCCGCTCTTCCTTCTACAAATAAGAAGGGAGCTAAGCACTTTGTCGTTTGTTCTACAGAGCAATTAAAGTCAGCAAGGGCGGCTATATCCTACTTACAAGAAGAACTTAGAAAGAGTCGAGAGGAGGTACGGCAATGGAGGGATTTAGAACTTAAAACAAGGCTAGATTTCTCAAACCAAATCTGTGAATTATCGAAGATAGCTAATCTAACTGTAGAGGACCTAACTAAAGTATTGTTATGATAGTAAGTTCTCCTTTTGATAAAGATTTGCTTGGACATGAGATAAGGGGTGTAAATACATCTTACTACGGACTTTCTGCATTGCAGGCTGTAATAAATCATGACGGAATCCGTCAAGATATTGCAAAATATATGTATAGAGACTGCATTGTAGATGGAGGACGAAAAGGAGTAATCATAGGATTTGAGGATAATAATCAATTCTTTGATTACTACTATATAGTCTATGTACCAGAGCTAAATACTACTGTATATCAATTAGCTAATGATGCGAGATTTATTAATTCAATTGAGATATGAAAGTATATTATATTTCAATTCCCACGGCATATGACGGGCAAGTCCCTATAAACTATGAGAAGATCTCTCCTCTTTTTCTAGAGAAGAAAGACGCTATAGAATGGGCGGTAACTCAAAATTACTGGGATATTAGATTAATAGAAGAAGAAGTTTTATGAAAAAGAAAGTTTTAATTATCCTTATGATTAGTATTGTATTCGGATTTGCAACTGGTTATTCTTTGCATCATCTGATACATTTCAATCAGAAACAGGAGGAAATGGTATTGCTGCCAGAGCATCCATTCTACTTATTGGATGAAGTAAACGAAGAAGTATTGTACAATACTTTGAAGCATTACGATTTTCCAAATCCAGCAATTATAACAGCTCAGGCTGTTCTGGAATCTGGCAATTTTAAATCGAAACTTTGTAAGGACAATAACAATCTGTTCGGATTGTATAATTCCAGAACAATGTCTTACTTCAAGTTCGATAGTTGGATAAGCTGTGTATTCGCTTATAAGCAATTTATCCTTAGTAAGTATAACCCAGAAGAGGATTATTACAAATTCCTAGACAGAATTGGCTACGCTGAGGATTCCTTGTATGAAAGTAAAGTTAAGGAATTGGAATTAGATATACTTAATAAATATGGAAGCTCAAATTGAAGAAGCTATCAAATTTAGAAAGAAAGCCAATTTCAAGATATTAACTAGATTGAGTCAAATCATTGACCAATATCCTTATCTAAGATTTCACCAAATTCTTATGATATATAAGATTAGTGAGCTGGGAGTGGATAAGTTCAATGAGGAGAGTGTAGAAACTTTGAAGAAGCTAGAGCATGAAATGGTGGAAAAAGGAATTAGTAAGATTACTAGTAATAGTTCTGATGGGAACAATACTATTAGTAACTAGGGAAGTAATGGGTTTTGAGACCGCAGTTATGACTGGTCTAACTATTATATTATGCAATCAAATATTTAACGAATAAAGATTATGAATTTTAAAGATTTCAAGAAAGATGTAGAGTCTGCTTTCAATGCTATGATTGCAGATAATTTATTTGTAGTTAATGTAGACAAAGACCTTTTGTGGATGAGTTATCTTCTCTCCTTTGAGGACGAAACAATTCGGCAAGATCACAATTGTAATGCTTGTAAGTCTTTCATACGTCACTATGGTAAGGTAGTCGCTATAGACCCTCAAACCTACAAGGTGAAAACCTTCTGGGATGATGTTCACACTCCTGGCTATGAAAAGACCGCATCTGATTTAGCTAAGCTCGTTAAGGAAGCCGGAATAGGAGATATATTCATTCAGGATGTTAATGAGTTTCACGGTTGTGACCATAATGTGCAACTTCTTCCTGATGGAACTACTAGAACTTGGACTCACTTGTACGTGACTATTCCTAACAAGTTTAAATTCAACAAGAGAGTACATCATTTCGATTCTGCCGCAGGTTATCGCGGAGATGTTAGAGCTAGAGCTGGTGTCTTTGAACGTTCTCTTTCCGAGCTTAAACTAAGTGCGGTAGAAACCGTAATTGAGTTGATAGAGGATAATAATCTCTATCGCGGAGAAGAGTTCCTAAAGACTCTGCAAGAGTTCAGAAGAACTATGCTTGAGGCCGATAATCTCTCACCAGAGGTTCGCACTAACTATTGTTGGTTTAACTTCAAATCTCCAATAGCTAAGATTAGAAATACAGCTATGGGAACTCTACTGATTGACTTAAGTAATGGTGTGGACCTGGAAAGAGCTGTTAAGTCTTATGAGAACATTATGGCTCCATCTAACTATAAGAGACCTACTGCTCTTATTACTAAGAAACAAATTGAGGCTGCTCAGAAGAAGGTTGAAGAACTTGGGTTAACTGATGCCCTTCCTCGCCGTCATGCTCGTGTAGAAGATATTTCTGTAAACGACGTTCTGTTCGTAAATAGAGATACTCGTGCACGTATGAAAGGAGGTATATTTGACTCTTTAAAAGAGACCTCAACGGTTAATCCTAAAGAGTATACCAAAGCTACTGAAATCTCAATTTCGGAGTTTGTAACTAATGTATTGCCGCACTCTAAGGATGTGCAAATTCTTGTTGAGAATAAGCATATTCCTAATTTTGTTACCCTAACTGCTCCAGAGAACCCTGATGCAGGTCAGCTGTTCAAATGGAAGAATAACTTCGCTTGGGTGTATAATGGCTCTATGGCGGATTCATTTAAGGAGAAAGTGAAAGCAGCAGGTGGTAACGTAAATGGATTCCTAAGGTGTTCTCTACACTGGTTTAACTATGATGACCTTGACCTCCATGTAACAGAACCTGGTGGTAATGAAATCTATTACGGACACAAGAGAGGATTAACTGGTGGTACACTAGATGTAGATATGAACGCTGGTTCTGGTAAAACCAGAGATGCAGTTGAGAATATTATCTGGACTGACCAATCTAGACTCAGAGCAGGTCAATATGTAGTGAGAGTGCATAACTTCTGCAAAAGAGAGCATATAGACTTTGGATTCGAGGTAGAAATCGAAATCAATGGAGAGCTTCATAAGTTCAACTATGATAAGATGGTGCCAGACAGAGAATATATTACGGTAGCAACTATCAAGGTAGATTCTATTGGTAATATAACCCTAAGTCCGGTAATTGCCGAAGGTGCAACCTCATATAAGTCTATGAACGAGTGGGGCATTGATACTATGCGTTTCCAAACTGTTTCTTGCATCATGTATTCTCCAAATTATTGGGAAGGTAATGAAATAGGAAACAAGCACCTATTCTTCATGATTGATGGATGTAAAAATCCTGACCCAGTTCGAGGATTCTTCAATGAATATCTGAGACCCGATCTCGAAAAAGATCATAAGAGAGTATTCGAAGCTATTGGCTCTAGAGCTAAAGCAGAATACAACGATAACCAGTTGAGTGGACTAGGATTCTCTAGTACGTCTCACGACGAGGTTGTAGTTAAAGTTGATAATAAACCATTTAAAATTAAATTCTAATTATGTACAAACAAGCGTCTAAAATGAAGTTGCGCTTTGCAACTAGTAAAGGTAATTTGAGTGTGGAAGATTTGTGGGACCTAAGTCTGCCTGCATTGGACAGACTGGCAGTGTCCTATGACGAAGAATTAGCCAAGAGTCCTAGAAAATCTTTCATAACTAATGATACTCCTAGCAATAGCGAACTGGAGTTAAAGTTCAACATTGTGAAAGATGTTATCACTGATAAGCTGAAAGACAAGGCCGCTAGAGAAGCAGCTAAAGATAAGGCAGCTGAGAAGGCACGCCTGACTGAACTGCTGGCTAAGAAACAGTCCGAGAAAATGGAAAGTATGTCCGAAGATGAAATCAGACAACGACTTGCAGAACTCGGATAATTGTGTCGTATTGAAAACAGTTAGTCCACAAATCTTAGATAAACTAAGAGAAAGTGGATTGACTGTTTGTACGTGTTGTGAATTTCCTGGTACAGCCTGGTTAGTATTCAGACCAAATATGCCTACATCGGATATTCACGGTGAGGGGTATGACTTCGAAGAGATAGGACTTTTTGGAACAGAGGCCGTTCTCAAATACTTCGAAGCTAACACTCCGAATTATGTAGATTGCGGAACTGATGTCGATAAATTTATTAACATTTGTTTGCAGTTTAAATAAGTTAACGGTTTTTAACTTTGAATTTAACACTTGTACTGTTATTATAGTAAGTTGATTAGCGGTACGTGAGTATAGCTAATCACTATGCCCGAATGGTGGAATTGGTAGACACGTCAGATTTAAGCTCTGATGCCCAGTAATGGGCGTGTGGGTTCGAGTCCCACTTCGGGTACTAATTTAATATCAATAATATGGAAAGATATATAGAAGAACTTATTGAAATATATAGAAAAAATACTCTAAAGTCAGATGAAGAATTAGAATCTCTGAAGAGTTTACTTAGAAATGTTCATCGTGATGGATTTATAGCAGGAGAAGAATCAATAATTAATGTTGTGGATAAACTAACAAAACGTAACTAATATGAACAGTGTATTTTTTGGAAATGAAGGGTTGACTTCTACGTCAGCAAACTTCTATGCGAACATCGCACAAGAAATGATTCAAGCAGCACAGGAACGCTTGAATAATGTGAAATTCTTTCAAGTATCTGTAGCCTCTATCGGTGGAGGAGAAAAGCAGTTAATGACAGTAGGACAAAAGTCCCTTGACTTTATAAAAGATGATTTGGAAAAGGTCGCTGCCATGAATAGTTTTTGTGCTTGGGTACGAGAAGCTATCAAAGAGAAAGAAGGAATGATTGGCAAAGTATCTGCTACTATGCTTGATGATTGGGCAGAAAGTCAGGGAATAGGACTGCCAGAGCAGCCTAAGTATCCAGAAGCTCTACCTTCTCCGACTGAAGAGACTATCATAAAGTCGTGGGATATTAACAAGAGAAATAAATTCCTAAGATTAGAGGCGTTTGCTTCTACCTATGGAAAGTATATTCATCCAAAAGGAGCCTTTAGTAAGGCACGAAAAGAAGTTCATGCAGCTGAGAATTGTCCTATCTATAAGGAAGGCTCTGGAAGAGATTTAATTCTCTACTACCAAGACCCTACCATCGAAGTAGAAAAAGTGGACAATATGTTCATGTCTCTTCAAGATACCTATCGTTCTTACGAGAAGGAGTTAAATGCTCTTAAAGCTGAGCTTAAGGAGGAGGTTAATAAACTTTCTAACACTCAAGAACAAGAGTATCGTGAGAAAATGGCTGAATTTAAAGCAAACTACGACAAATATACCTCCGAATTAGGAGAGTTGAGAAGTCGTTTCAATAGTTGGAAAACTTCTGAAATGGAACGTATTTCCAAACTAAAAATCGCTTTGCCTAAGAATCTTTTAGATATTTTCGAAGAGATTAGGAGACAAGGCGACTCTTCCTCTAAGTAATTAGAGGACTTCCGTAGGAAGCTAACATAACATACTTAACAGGAATAATTATGAACAGTATATTTTTAAATCCGCATGGATTTAATCTTTATTCGCTGGCTACACAAAAATTTACAACCCACTCTCTAATTGAGAGTCTTTGTCTTAGTCTTTGTTAGTGTAGCTAGGTCTTTGACTACGGCTTCATCTTTGCCTGCGCGTTAGCTTCCTACATAGCTCGTCAACCACGTGTTGAAGGAGTTACGGAATCCCTTCGGGATTCTAGCCTTTTGCTTCAGTTACAAGTAATCTTTAAACTTGGTGACTATTATCCCAAATTCTCAACAAGATGAAGAGGGAGGTTGACCAACCTAATAATGGTACAAGCTCTTCGGAGTGATAGGAGTGGGGAAAGTATCTGGTGAAGCACAGATACTGGAACCACTCTTTTTTTGATAGATAAAATGATTATTAACTAATTTAAATTAAGAAAAATGAAGAAAGTACTATTGCTTTTCGGAATGGTTGCACTGATGTCTGCTTGTGCAGGTAATACAAAAACTCAGGCTCCAGAAAACGATTCTATCGCAATCGTTAAAGAAGTTGCTGACACAATGAGTGTAGACACTCTAGGTGTGGATAGTCTTGTAATTGATAGTATTCAGTAATATGGATTTTATCGCAACCAGAGTCAATGAACTCTTAAGTAGGGTATCTCCTATTAAGCGATGGCTTATTTCTGATGTTGCGAATGAATATTATCGAGCAGGATATCAAGATGGTCAGAAACTAGTCTACAGAAATGTGTTAAAGGGAAGCGCATTGAGAGAGTTTATCGAAATTCTAAATCATTGCGGAATTAAACTTAGTTACAACTTACGTAAGGGTGGGCTACTGGTCAGTGTAAGAACTGATAAGTTGTCCAACTTACAGAATCTTGTTAATTGTTACAAAAATGAGCAAAACAAAGAGAACAGTCCTGACAAGGGATGATTGTCCCCCATTGGAGGAACAATACAAAAGCATTATGGAGAACTTTGATTTTGATAAGGTTCTGGAGTATATGCAGTGGAACAAGAGTCATAGAGAGTATGATGACGAGGGTCGCTGTATAGGCAAAAGTACATGGAAAATGTATGTAGGTCCGAACGAACACAGAGTTCCCACTCTTTACGAACTATCCAGAAATGCTAGTATACTACTAAGAGAAGTAATGAAGCTGTACAATGACAACAAAAGTCCTTATCTTTCTATAGCTACTGGACCATTCAAGGTTATTTGCAGATATGGGATGCTGGAACTTATAGCTTGCCTAGAAACTTGGAGTTATGATTGAATTTAATCAGATTTTTTGTGAGGATTTGAAAGATGATTTCGAGGAAGCTGGTAGGCATGAGAGAAATTTCGAGTTAGACGAGTTTATTCAGAAGGATTTAAGTAGAGCATTTGCGTTTGGTTATTGTCATTTAGACTGGATAAAGGAGAAAATGTGGTTTCCTGTTCCTATTAGGAAGGCTTTACGGCATTTAGGAGACGACCTAGAAGATTTTGCTCCTCAGCTTAAATGGCTTAACGAAAAATATGGTGCTATAGGAAAGAGAGTTAGAATTGTTGATTACGCAAACTATATTTTAGATAATATATTTTGTGACAATCAAGACGATTTGCTAAAGATAGCAATATTACTCGGAACTAACATGAGAGTAAATACTGCTGATGAGCAGGCTAGAAGTGTTCACTGATGGAGCTTTTAGCTCGTCTAGAGACACAGGAGGAGTAGGAGTTGTATTCGTAATTGATGGGGAAAAAGCCTATGAATTTAGTAAGATGATTCCTAATACTACTAATAATAAATGTGAGTTGTTAGCAGTAATTTATGCTCTAAATGCAGTAAGTCGTAAAATCGAATCTCTGACTATTTACTCAGATTCTCAGTACGTCATAGGATGTGCTACTAAAGGATGGAAAAGAAAGAAGAATGTAGAGTTATGGAATTTATACGACAAGGTCTTAAATAAGGCAAAGCAATTTTGTCCTAATATAGATTTTTGTTGGGTGAAAGGACATACTTCAAGTTCAGACTTCTTTTCTCAGATGAATAATCTCGCAGATAAATTAGCAGTTGAAGCAAGTCAGGAATATGAAACTAAGAAAGAATAAGAATAAGAAACTTATCAAAGAAGCTATGAAGTTTTATCCATTCGATTATGGATTTGTTCTCTCTTTAGAGAAACAAGCCCTAATTAGAATGTATGAATACTTTAAGGTATCTAGAATTGCGGAAGGCAATGAACGTGTCGAAAAAGAGCTAAATCTAGCACTAAAGCTATTAGATATTGTGCTAGAAATAGATTCTGCGTATCACCATGACTTTAGACCTGGGTCAAAGGGATTTGTAGATAGACACATAAATACTAAAAATTGGAATCGATTCCACCCTAAGGCTGCTGATCTCGATTGGAATACCCCAATCCTTAAAGATTATCTGAGAAGAGAAAAGGCCTGGTACTTATACAACAAACTAAAGTTTGAACGTATGAGGTCTTGGTGGGATTAATTTAATTAATAGAATTATGAAGAAAATTTTTAGTATTATTTGTTTGTGTTTAATGTGCGTGTTTGCTAGCGCACAAGTTGTTGAAACTGGAAGTTTGAAAGATAACTGGTATGTTTCTGGTAATGTAGGTACTACAATTTGGGACAACTCAAGAAGTTGGGCTGAACCTCATGATGTATTAGTAAATATTGCGGTGGGTAAAGAAATTACTCCTATCTTCGGACTAGAGTTAGATATGATGGCAGGTATGAATCAAGGCAGTAAAACGTTCTTCGATTCCCATAACCTTACAGCTAATGTAACTACTAATCTAACTAATCTTATTTGTGGATACGAAGGCTCTAGACGTTTATTTGAGCCTGTATTACTGATAGGTGCTGGTTGGTATCATACTTATGGTGATGTTTATAATAATGTATCTGCAAGAGGTGCAATTAGATGCAACTTTAATATTACTGATAGTTGGGCACTAAATGTTACTCCAGAGTATATACTACTTCCAAAGACTACTCCTCTAAATCATGAAGTAAATGTTTATGTAGGAGCTACTTACCGATTTAAGTCTAATAAAGGAAACTTTCCTATGATGAAACTATATAGTGACGCTGAAGTAGAAAGTCTTAATGCTGCCATTAACGAGTTGAGGGCTAAGAATAGCGAATTGGAATCTCGTAAACCAGTAGAAATAATTAAGACTGATACTATAGTAGTTACTAAAGTAGAACTTCTTACACCTAAAATTCAGTTTTTACAGAACTCTTCTGAAATCTCTACAACTTCTAATGTTGCAGTATCGGAGTTAGCAGCTTATATTTCAAATAGTGGTAAGTCATATATGATTGAGGGATATGCTTCTGAAGAAGGTCCAGTAGATTTTAATGACAACTTAGCTGTAGCTAGAGCAGAATCTATGAAGAAGGCCCTTATCAGTTATGGCGCTCCAGAGGATAAGCTTATAGTTAAAGGCTGCGGAAGCACTACTGAGTTTGGAGATAGAGAATTTAACAGAATCGTAATCGTAACAGAACAATGAAATACAAGAAAAAAGTAAAATGGTTAAAGGATAAACAGGCATGGTGGGATAAGCAGGGAAAAGATTTCCAAGCTGCAACCACTAGACCTGGTTCCGTTAAAACTCGATAATCTATGTTAGCTATTATACTAGCAATAGTCTTGATAATCGCCTTTATTTATTACGACCCATATGTAGATATTACAGAGGATAATGTCTTATTATGGTATAATGGTAAGGGATATAGGGAATACATTATTCTGTGGTCCAGAAATACTAATTAAGTATGGACGTAAAGATTATGTTGATAAGTGATTGTATAGGAGTTGTGCTCTATGCGCTCCTATACTATACACTTTATCATACCTATGAACTAGATTATTTAGGTTCTGGAAGGTGGAGAAGGTGGAGAAGAATATCTGTGCCTGGTTGGGCTGTAGTTATAGCCCTAGTGAGCCTATGTCTTCCTCCTGTAGCTGTCTCGCTTTCTATAGTAAGCTGGATTATATATATGCTTAAGTTTCTCGGCGATAAATATTACGAGGTAGACGTTTCTTTTATTAAGTTTTTATCAAACTCAATACATGACACGAATATTTAAACATCTAATTAGGATTATTAAGCATAAATACTGGGTAGCACACTATTGTTTCCAGTTAGGTCTTTATTGGCAGGGAATAGTACATGACTGGTCTAAGTTTAGCTATACTGAATTTAGTAGGTCAATAAAGTACTGGGACGATGCTATTAGTCCTCTAGCTAATGAGAAAAACATACACGGATATTCTGAAACCTTCCTACATCATCGAGGAAGAAATCCACATCACTATGAATATTGGGTTCATAGTTTAGATGAAGGAGGAGTTCCAGCGAAAATGCCAAGAAAATATGCTTTGGAATTAGTCTGTGATTATCTGGCTGCTGGGAGAACCTATAATAAAGATTTTACCTATGGGAGTGAGTACAACTGGTGGATTAAATTTCTAAGTTCACCTAGAGCTATACACCCCGAAACCAAGGACTTCGTAACTAAATGCTTTAGGCATTTGAGTGCCGGAGGTAATATTAAATATTTATTGAAAATTGACTATGAGTAAGATAATAGGGCAAGACAAGTTAATTAAGGAAGTTAATAGAATATTTCAGGTATTTGTAAATAGTAATTGCAAGATAAGATCGCACTTTATTCTTACAGGTGAGAGTGGGTCTGGTAAGAGCTTTACTATTAAACAGTTATGTGATATGAATGAACTTAACTTTCTAGAAGTTAATGCAGCTCAAATAACTAAAGAGGGTATTTCTGGAAATAGTTTAAGCAAAATTCTATCTCCGCTTGTTAACTATAGTCACACACCTATCGTAGTCTTCGTAGACGAGTTTGATAAACTTTTCATCAACGGAAACACTAATAGCCAACTAGCTAATGAATCTACTGCCAGTGTACAGAACGAGTTTCTCAAACTTTTAGAGTCTGATACTACTAGTGTTTTTGGCGATTATGGGAAGTACATATCAGTCCCTATTGATAATGTACTATTTGTGTTTGCCGGAGCGTTCAATAATGAGCCTCACATTACATTAGATAGACTAAGAGACTTTGGAGTTAAAACAGAGTTTCTTGGAAGAGTAGGATTAATCTACAATACTAAACCTCTCACTCTAGAGGATTTGTATTCTATCTTGGAGTGTTCAGACTTGTTACAGAATTATCTTGACTTATTCTTTAATGTGAATAGAGAACAAGTCATTAGTGATTTGAAAGGGTATCTTGAAAGCTCTTTTCGCAATAATACTCTTGGAGCAAGAACAATTAATACTCTTATTCACCAATACTTTATCAAAGGTGGAAAACTCGAAACTGAAGAAGTAAAAGAAATAACTTTTAACAAAAAATTAGAATGGAAATAATTAATGCTACAGATGGTTACAAATTGGGCCATCACAGAATGTACCCCGAAGGTACTGAACAAGTTTATAGTAACTGGACTCCTAGAAGTAATAAATACTTCCCAGAAGCAACCGAAGGTTCAGTAGTATTTGGTATTCAATACCTAATCAAAGAATATCTCATTAAACAGTTTGAGAAAAACTTCTTTAATTTACCAAAGAAGGAAGCTGTGGAGATGTTCTATCGTAGAGTAAACAACTTTGTTGGTATTGAATCCGTTGGGTACAGACATATTGAAGCTTTATATGACCTTGGGTATCTACCAATTCGCATAAAGGCTCTTCCTGAAGGTTCTGTGTGCCCTATTCGGGTTCCCATGATGACCATTACAAATACCCTACCCGAGTTCTTTTGGTTAACTAACTACTTAGAGACTATTATCAGCTGTACCTTGTGGATGCCATGCACATCTGCTACTAGAGCTAGGCTTTATAAGAAAGAGCTACATCGTCATGCTTGCAAGACTGGTTTTCCAACAGATGTAAATCTTGGTTTTTGTTGTCATGATTTCTCAATGCGAGGTATGGCGGGAATGGAAGCTGCAATCATATCTGGTATGGCGCATATGACTTCTTTTGTGGGAAGTGAGACTATTCCAGCTATTGCTGCCCTGGAAGAATATTATGGAGCTAATTCAGACGAGGAATTGATTGCTGCTACAGTTCCAGCAACAGAACACTCTGTAATGTGTGCTGGAGGGGAGGAAGATGAGCTGGGCACTTTCAAACGTCTAATTAATGATTTGTATCCTTCTGGGTTTGTTTCTATTGTATCTGATACTTGGGATTTCTGGAATGTAATTGAAAATTTCTTACCCAAGCTGAAGAAAGACATTATGGCTCGTGATGGTAGAGTAGTAATCCGTCCTGATAGTGGAGACCCAGTAGATATAATCTGCGGGTTGAGAACTAATCCTCACTTCAATACCAGAATGAAAGAAGGTAAGTATTATTGCTGCTATGCTCCGTTTAACGACGATGCAGAGTATGTTGAAGTGTCCGAAGGTCAATATTATGGGGCATATTATATGCTTGGTAAAATCTTCGGATGGAATACTACTTCAAAGGATTACCGCTATCCTAGCACTAAGGTTGGTCTGCTTTATGGAGATTCTATTACTCTAGAACGTCAAAAGCAAATCTACTTGAGATTAGAAAACGCTCATATGGCGGCTTGTAATCTCGTTCTTGGAGTAGGTTCATATTCCTATCAGTATGCAAGTAGAGATAGTCTTGGGTTTGCTATTAAGGCTACTGCTTGCGTAGTAAATGGCGAGTTGAAAGAAATCTTCAAACATCCTAAAACTGATGATGGTACTAAGAACTCTTTGAAAGGTTTGATTGCTGTCTATAAAGGTCTGGATGGGAAGTATACTGCTACCGACCAGGTCTCAATCGAGGAAGAAAAAGAGGGATGCTTAGAGACTGTCTTTGAAGATGGTATCTTGAAGAAAGAATATTCTCTTGAAGAAATCAGACAAAGAATTGACCATGGACTTTAATCATCCTTTTGGGAAAGAAGCTTGCAAGAAACGACTATTAGAAGAGTATCATAAATACAGAAAGCTAATAGTCGCTTTCGATTTTGATAATACTATTTTCGATTACCATAATACTGGCGGAGATTATAGTTGCGTTATAGAACTACTTAAAGAATGCTCACTTCTAGGTTTTGAAATGATTTTATTCACCACTGATGAAGATGATTATAAAATTATGGCAAAGCAGACAATTTGTATGCGATTAGGAATAGCAAATATTACTTCTAATACTTTATCTGCTCCAAACATTAGTAGTTCTATATTCTCTAAATCTAAGAAACCTTATTACAATATCCTCCTAGATGATAGGGCAGGTCTAGAAGAAAGTTATGAAATCTTAAAATATGTAGTAGATGAAATTAAACTTAATCAACAAGGAAATCAGTGAAATTAAGTACGATGTTACTAGATTTCCTGATGGAGAGCCTCAGTTTTTCCTTACTGAGGAATTAAACAGAAAGGAATCTATTGATGTCATTTGTAGAATATCTAATACTGAGGATTTATTCCTCTTAATGCAAGTAGGAGATATTTTAGATAGACAAGAAGTAGAATGGGATTTACACATTACTTATTTAATGTCTATGCGTATGGATAGAGTAATGAGTTTTAATCGTCCATTCTCCTTGAAAGTAGTATGTAATATGTTAAATAGCTTAGGCTATAGAAACATATATGTCCTTGAGGCACATTCTAGTAGAACTTTTCATCTTCTTGGTGACAGATGTTTACCTTGGGAATTTGGACACTACTCTTGGATTCCAGCCCAAAGTAATATCGTGTTCCCAGACCATGGGGCGAAGGACAGATATGGAAGTAACTATTCTCACTATGGTTATTTAGTCTTCAAAAAGGAAAGAAATCTAGAGACTGGAAGAATTGAGTCCTTTGAAATAGAGGAGTCTAAGAATTGCTACTATTCTACATTTGTGTTCATTGATGACTTGTGTGATGCTGGAGGAACTTTCCTAGGAGAGCTTAAGGTTCTCAAAGAGAGATATCCAAATAGCAAGTTTATCATAATCGTATGTCATGCAGTTAATGATAAAGGCCTGGTTAATATGTGTAATAATTTTGACCAGGTTATTGTATCTAATTCTCATAGGGATATTAATTATCGTCCCAGCAACGAGAACTTAACTGTAATAGACGTTTGTAAATAACAAAATAAAATGGTAATTGAAGGTCCTTTTTACAGACTTACTCCCATTAGTGAATCTTCTCCGAGGTTTGACTTGGAATTGTTGTATGATATTGGTGGGAAAAATCCGAGAAAAGAATTTAAAGTGGAGGGCTATGGCTATCCCCTAGAAGCTGCTATAGAGCGATGTCGCCATTATGCAGTAAGAAAAAAGTTCGGAAAAGATGAAGTTATAACTTTAGGTAGGTACTTAGATGAGTTTAAAAAGGCAAAGGAGGAAATTAAACTCGAAGTCTCAGGAGATTCAGGAGATTCTAGCGGAGAGGCTGAATAAGCTTTGTAGATTCTTAGATGAGGAATATGACGTTAATTGTGGAGGGTGTTGCTATATAGCATACTGTCTAGCCAGGCTACTAAGTAGAGATAAATTCAAGTTCAAAGTCATTATTTACGAGGATTATGAACTAGAAGAAAAGTTTAGCGAAGTAGCGAGAAGTCATTATCATTATGCGATTTCTATTGGAAAGTACACCATAAACGCAGCAGATTGTGATGATGACGATAGCTTTTGCAGAAATGTGTATACTGGTGTAAAAGCTTCCGAACTACTATCTCACTATCAGAAATGTAGCTGGAATGACTGTTATAATACTCAAAAGAATCAATTCATTTTTAAGACTATAAAGGTATTTTATGACGACCTCACGGAGGACTTACGAGAAGGATAAACAGATTGTGCATACGCATGATAAGTTTATCTACTGTAGTTCAGTATATCAAATATGGAGCTGGGGAGCTGCTCTAATGGAAGAAAAATACTACTCTTCTAATAAACCCATTGTATTGAAAAAGAATCAACTATGCTGTAAGAGGAAGAAATACTCTCTGCATAGGTTCTTTGAATTACAATTTGCTCCCGAAGAATATTTAATTAATAACGGTTTTAAAATTGTAGAAAATGAAACAGGATGTGATTGAGTACATGGTAGACTCATTTGTAGACTTTAAGGGTGAAGAACGTAAAATTGTAGCTTGTGCTTTAAGTCAGGCTGCTGAAGTAAGTGAGGATGATTGTGTCTTAGCAGTAGGTTGGGTGGCTCCCGATGAATACATATGCACAAATGATCCGGACTATACTAGAATCTGTAGAGTAGTAACCGTTGGTATTGCAGTATGTAATCCTAGTGATACCTTCGATTTGGCTAAGGGACAGAAGAAGGCTTACGATAAGGCTCTTCATGATCCAAAGTGTCCAGCTATTTATACTACATCTAGAGGTGTAGCAGGTAAAGTGCTGGTAAAAGCATTCTTGGAACAGGAGCTTACTTTCTTGAAAGAAAATCCAGAGCGTATCATTAAGGGATATAACCAAATGAAAGCTCGGTTTGAAAGAAAAGAAGCCCTCAAAAATGAAATCAAAAATCTCTCTGATAAAGAGAAGCAAGCTTTGAATCTAGCTAAAGAAGGTATAGATGTAGTTAAATGCGCTGAACTGGTAACTAAAGCCAAAGCAATAGGCGTTGATCTGAATGAACAGGACTAAGTTTTGCTATATCTTAATAGCCTTGATGGGATTGTTAATTATTTATTTGCTAATACCTAAGAAGGAAACCACAGTTTCTCCACCTAATGTGCAGGAAATAGTAAGGGATTCTATAATTAGAGATAGCATCTATATAGTTAACGATTCCATCGTGGAGAAAATTAAGTATATAGACAAAGAGTATGATGAGAAAGTATCTACTATTATGTCTAGTTCTGATAGCATCAATTTGTGCTTTTTCTCAGAATACATCGACCGTTACAATAACCAGCGAGCAACTAAAAACAACTAATCTGATATTTGCTGAGCATCAGAAGTTGTCTGAAACTGTTCCGTTATTGAATAAGCGAATAACTAATCTAGAACTAATAAATAAGAGTTGGGAAAAAACGGATTCTCTTCGTAGAGTTCAGTTACTGTATTATGGAAACATAATTGAAGATAAAAATAGATCTATTGAAGGTCTTAATAAGTCTTTAAAAAAGAAGCAGAATGTCATTAAATATGGCGCTGCTGGTTCATGTGTATTAATATTATTATGCCTATTACTGAAGTAATGTTTAAGGACAAAGATGGTTTTCACTACAAACATCCTGAACGTAGCTGCACTAGGTGTAAGAATTACCCTTGCTTGCCTAACATGGATAAGCTGCAAGGAGACTTCGCTTCTTATGGTTGTAGGAAGTTCGAGGATATTAATACATTTGAAGTGTGGAAACCAAAGAAGTAACTTACCATGTCAAATTTGTTGCTGAATGTGAGGACGGGATGGGATACGCTAATTATGTCTTTGAAAGGCTAGAATATGATAATCTAGATTACAAGGATATAATGTGTGTTCGATTCCCGAATTGGAACCAGTGTTCTATGAAATTAGGAGATGTCGGCTATGTTTCACTAAGATACGTAGAAGAAGGCATCGATAAATGGTACGATGGTAAAGATTTTGTTCCATACAAGGATAGTAATATAATTTTCTTGAAATTTATTCATGAAAAGCCTATCATTGAAGATGGACAAATATTATTAGATTAACATTAAAAAGGAGATAAACTATGAAGTATTTTTAAAGAATAATTTATGACTGTATTAGGAGATAAGCTGAGAGAGGCTTTGAGCGATAAAACAAACGACGTTAATAGCTATGTATGGAAAGGACCTAAGGTAAATGGGGTCCAGGAGGAAATTAAATTGGTAGACGCAGGTTATGACCAGCTGAGACGATTCTACAATCATTGTGAACAAATGTTGTACAACTCTGATACCAAGAATCCGGGTCGTGTAACATTACTCGGAATTGTGTCCGACCAAATACAAAGATGTCGTGCAGAGCTTCTTATTAGATGGCTTAGAGCTGAAAAGCAATACACAAACACACGTTGTTTGGAAGACTTGAAAGCTGTTATCAAAAACAATAAGGAAGTGTTAACTAATGAGGCTATTAAGGTCTATCCAATTGGAGAAATTCTTAATGGAATCCCTGTAGAGTTTAGAGAAGTACCAGTAAGTTTAGTTATGGATGCTTGTTTAGATTCCTTGGGATTGTTTGACAACTCTCATTTGACGCTTAACTTCATTGTAAAAATGGGACTGTGGTTTACACAGCAAGAAATGCAGAAAGACTTGTATCGTAAAGACCCAGTGACAGGTAAAGCTGTTAACAGACTGTTAGTAGTAAGTAAGGAACTTCGTTTGAATCCTTCTATAGCTCTGAAAATCTGTGATACTGGATTAAGTTATGCTGAGTTTAGATCTATGTGTAGATTGAAACGAGATAAATATGCTAACTTAACTAGTGATCAGCTCAGACTGCTATCAAACAAAGTTCTTTATCGCTTCCAAAATCAATGCGAGAACCAGGCTAAACAATGGAAGGATAAGATGGAAGAAATCAAGAAAGTTGCAGAACTTAAAGGATGGGACATCACTAGGAATATAGATTGATGAAAGACCTCTTTACTCCTGTTACTCGTGATGAGCGACAGGAGCAATGTAAGAGAGCCTGGTTATTACATAAAGGAAGAGGCACCATAGAAGCCTGTACAGGCTTTGGTAAAACACGATGTGCTATTAATTGTTTAAAGGCTGTTCTATCTAAATATCCTACTATTAGAGCATTGGTAGTAGTCCCCACGGAACTTTTAAAGAATCAGTGGATAGATATATTAGATAAGGAAGGTCTAGGGTTAAATACAGAGGTGCAAGTTGTAAATACTACAGCAAAGAATGGATACGAATGTGACTTTTTAATCATTGATGAAATCCATAGAACTGCTGCTGAGACTTTACAATTTGTATTTAGTAAGGTTAAATACAAGTTAATTCTTGGACTAACTGCTACTCTGGAAAGACTTGACGGTAGACATACTATAGTCGAGAAATATTGCCCTGTAGTTGATAGCGTAACTATTGAAGTAGCCAAAGCCAATGGTTGGGTATCTGATTTTACTGAATATCAAGTAATTATCACAGCAGAAGACATCGAAAGCTATCGAGAGCAAAATAGGGAATTTATAAGACATTTTGAATTCTTTAACTTTGATTTTGGACTCGCAATGAGTATGGTTGGTAAAGACGGCCTCAGAAATAGGCTTAATTACAGAAACCAGATTTGTAGTAGTTCGGATAAAGCTGAGCTGTCTAATGCTTTGAAGCAGATTACCTTTCATTCTACGGCTTTTATGAGAGCTTTACAAGCTAGAAAAAAGTTTATCCATAATCATCCGGCTAAATTAGAAGTGGCTAGGGAGATTATTGCTCATAGAGCAGACAAGAAAATTATTACATTCTCTGCTAACACTGCAATGGCAGAGAAGATAGGAGTAGGATATGTTTACACTGGCAAAGAAAGTAAAAAACAAAACAGAATTACACTTGAGGAGTTCGCCCTACTAGACAAGGGCGTGATTAATAGCTGTAAATTGGCTATTGAAGGTTTTGATTGTCCCGGTCTATCGGTCGGGATAATGCTTGGAGTTGACTCTAGTAGCACAAAAAGCACTCAAGCCGCTGGTAGGGTCATTAGAAAAGAAGGTTCTAAATACTCTGAAATATTCACATTAGTGCTAGAAGATACCGTTGAACAAGAATGGTTTAAGAAGTCTCATCAAAAGAGCGAGTATGTTACTATTGATGTAGATAACTTACGAAAGTTACTTAATGGAGAGCCTTGGGAACCTTACAAGAAAAAATTGCAGAATTTTACCTATCGTTTTTAATTATGGAAACTTATTACACTAAAAAAGAGTTTAATGAGATGAAGTCTGCTTTGACTAAGAAGTGCAAAGCATTGGAAACTAAAGTTAGTAAGCTTACTGCTGAATTGAAGGAATTAAAGAAGGACTATGCAGTACTTCTTGAAACTGCCAGCGAAAAAGTTGAGGACTAAAGTTTATCACGTAACCAAGTTTTAACGCTTTAACAAGTAAACTAGACTTGGTGTATAGATTAGTAGAAAATCTATTAATTTGTACACGTGAAAAATCTTGAACTGAAACAGCAACTTTTGTTTTGTGAAAAATATAGCATAAACCCAAGTGAGCTGTTGTTGTTAGAAATTCTTCTTATCGCCCAAGAGGGTGATGAACCCGAAATTGTCCACGAGTATTTCTCTTCTAGAGTATGCGCTCGTGGTTTTACAATAGAACTATTAACTGGACTTCGCAATGCTGGAGTTATTCATAAATCCTATAAGATTCCTGAGAAGGGGTCTGTATTTAACCCACTAGACGTTCCTCTAAATAAGTTAGTTGTGAAAGACTTTTATAAGTGTTCATTCGACTTAGGTAAGGAATTGTGGGATACTTATCCATTATTTGGAATAGTTAATAATACACAAGTGGGTCTGAAAAGCGTATCTAAGAAATTTGATACAATTGAAGACTTCTATAGGTTTTATGGTAAAACTATCAGATGGAAGCCAGAAACTCATAACCATATTATAGAGTTAGTTAAGTGGGCTAATGAACACAATATATTGTGTACCACAATAGCTAATTTTGTAATAGACCATAAGTGGGAAGAACTAGAGGCATTAAAGAATGAAGGCGGAGTTAATTATGATTCTATGAGACTACTATGATTTCTGATAAACTTCTCAATGAAATTGATAGAGGTAGACAGGGACTAAATCATGGTATTTCTATGAAACTTCCTAAGCTAGAGAGTATTATTGATGGAGTTACTAGGGAAACCTATACTTTAATTCTATCAAACTCTGGTGCAGGTAAGACTTCGTTTGCCTTATATGCTTATGTATATCGACCACTAATGGAACATCTTGATGATGATGATTTTAAGGTATTGTATTTCAGTCTTGAAATGGGAGAAGTAGCTTTGTATATTAAGCTGTTATCCATATATATATTTGAGACCTATGGAATCCAACTATCTTTTAAGAAGATATTGTCAAGAGAAAAAGAATATATTTTATCTGATGAGCATTATGACTTAGTTAAGCAATGTATGCCTTGGATAGATAAGATTAGTAAGAAGTTAGAAATCTATGACAAGAAGGTAACTCCGAAGAAGGTATATGCCATCTTGAAAACTAGGTTGGAGGAAATGGGAACCTTTTCTGAAAGCGAAACCCGCCTCGTCTATACTCCAAATAATCCTAATCTTATTTATAATGTAGTTGTAGACCATATTGGTCTTGTTGGTACAAAGCCTGATATTGATTTGTTGTCTAGCTATCTTCTTTTTCTTAGAGATAAGTGTTTTATTAGTCCTGTAGTAATACAGCAAGCTAATAGGGAGCAAGGAAATATTGAGAGGTTTAAACAAGGCAAAAGTGCGTTTACTATTCACGATGCTAAGGATTCAGGTAATACTGTGCAAGATTGTAATATCATGATTGCATTGTATAATCCTCACAGAGATGGATTGAAGACTTATAAACATTACAATATTGAGTATCTAGGCTCTTATTATAGGAGTATTATGGTACTTAAGAACCGATATGGGGATTGCGATGTTGAGGTTGGAGTAAACTTCTTTGGATGGATTAATATGTTCTACGAGCTGCCGAAGCCCGATGAAATTTATGATTATGAGAGATATACAAGTCCAAACTATATATTAGAAGATAATAGTTCTATTGTAGAACAGGAGCTAGATGATATTACAGAATTAGATAATTCAAATTCGAATTTTAATTTTGCATTAGAATAATGGCTGCTGAAACAATTGCTATCGTAGGTGAATCAGGTACTGGAAAAAGTACAAGTTTAAGAAATCTTAATCCCGAAACTACTTTTATTATAAGTACTACGGGTAAACCCCTTCCCTTCCGTGCATGGAAGAAGAAGTATATTCCCATCAAAATCGAAGGAAAGAACGTGAGTGGTAACTACTATGTAAGTTCAAAGTGGGACCAAATACTGAAAATTCTTCAAATTATTGATAAGATGATGCCGCACATTAAGCAGGTAATCATTGATGACTTCCAATATGTTCTCTCTTATGAGTTCGTTGATAGAGCAACTGAAGTTGGTTATACTAAGTTTAGTGAATTAGCTCAACACGCTATGGAAATTCTGAGATATTCAGAAAAGATGAGGGAGGATTGCAAAATGATCTTCTTGACTCACTCAGAAAATGTTGGAGACAACGTTAATCCTAAGTATGTTATCAAGACTGTTGGTAAGTTGCTGTCTGAAAAAGTAACCTTGGAAGGTTTGTTTACATATATCTTCTTTACTAAAGTAAACGAAGGAGACTCCGGTAGAATGGAGTATAAGCTTATCACTAACAATGATGGTAGCTGTGTAGCAAAGACTTCTTTGGGAATGTTTGAAGACTTAGAAATTGATAATGATTTGGATGAGATTATTAAAGTTATTGACGCTTATAACGAAGGGGAATAATGAAATTAGACATACTGTTTCACTATGATGTGAATGAGCAAACGGGTGAAATCACCTATATTGGTAAAGAAGAAATCCATGTTGACACCGTAGCTACTAAGAAAGCTGCAAGTAGTAAATCTTCATCTGCTAAGGTAGATGAAAATCCTGAACCTATTATTACGCTTGATTCTAACAAGTTGATTTTGACCCAAGGGGCAGTAGACTTGTTACAAGTCTGTGCAGATTGTCGTGTAGACATCAAGTATAAGAAAAAGGATAAGAAGGCAGTTCCTATTATTGGAACCGATGCTGCTTTCGGTACTAAGGCTGGAAACAAGCTGACTAAAAGTAATACTGTAAGTTATAGAGGAGCTGCTAACGAAAAGCTTTCTGCTTACGGTACTGTCTTTAAGTTGGAACCTACAGAGGATAAAGGAATTTATTATCTGATAGGAGACAAGGTACAGGAGTCAAATCCTGTGCCGGAAGAGATAATTGATATCGAAAAAGAACTCGATATAGAAGCATTAGATAGTTTAAACATAGACGAAGATGACAAAAACTTAGAAAAATTTGATTTTAATTTGAATTAATTATGGCATTTAATTTTGGTATATCAGCAGACTCAGCAGTAAGAAACACACGTCGTCCTTTAACCCCTTGGAATATCCATGATGTAAAATTCATGGGTTGCGAAATCAAGGAATTTGATGGGAAGAAGGACCCAACAGCCCACTATAAAGTTTTGTCTATCAATTTTGAGAACGAAGATGGTTACTTCTCAGTAACTCAATTCTTCCCGAAAGCTGGTGATGATGAGAGACGAGAATTTGATAGTAAGAATGGTGGAAAGGTAGTGATGCCCTCCAACTTCGAAACTTTGATGGCTGTAGTTAAACAGACTGCGCAGGTTCTTAACCCTGCAGGATTCGAAAAGATGCAAGCAGCTAGCTCTAAGTTTAAGAGCTTCGACGATGTAGCTAAGGCTTTGATTACAATCACTGAGAAGGTGAAGGGAACAGAGACTAAGTTGAAGTTGATTGGTAGAAACCGTGACGGTAAGGTAGTTGCTGATATACCGCGTATTGTTGGTATTAACAAACAGGGTGAGTCGTTCATTTCTGATAACTATATTGGCGATAAGCTGTTCTTCTCTGACTATGAGGAAGGAGAACGTCAGAAATATCTGAAGGCTAAGCCTACTGAAATGAAGTCAGAAGATCCAATTGCAGATGTAGCAGGAGTAGACCAAGCTCCAGCAGATGATTTGGACATCACTGACTTACTCTAATGATTTGTTAGTAGAGTAATTCATAAATTCCTTAGTGACCATGTTTGATTATACTTTTGAACCAAAAATTACTAAGGAATTTCTTCTATCTAAAAACAATGAGGAGACTTACATGACTTATTATCTGGGCATCCCAGTTAAGAAAGGATTGTTTAAGTCTCCTTTGCGTAGTGACAGTCATGTCACTTGCAGTTTCTTTAGAGGAAAATCTGGAAACTTGTATTTTAAAGACTTTGCTTCTGGAAAATGTCTCACATTCGAAGGAGTAGTTATGGAAAAGTATAATTGTAGCTACCACACTGCTTTAAGGATTATAGCTAAAGACTTTGGATATACGAAAGATTCTTCCGTAAAGAAAGTTGCAGTGAAAATCCAGCCTAAGTTTGAAGAAGAGAAACAGACTTTTATTCAGATAGAGGCTAAGGATTTTTCAGAACCTGAGTTGAAGTGGTGGGGAAGTTTTGGTATAACTAAAGACATCCTATATAAGTTCAAAGTATACAGTTGTAGTACTGTATTTTTGAATGGGAACATATATGCACAATCTGCCCAGCATAGTCCTATATATGGCTATTATTTTGGAAAGAAAGAGAACATCGAGCAATGGCGAATTTATATGCCAAAACGAAAGGAGTTTAGATTCATAGGAAATGTTTCAACCAAGACTATTCAAGGCTATAAGCAATTAGCTAAGAGTGGAAAACTAGTTGTTATAACTAAATCTATGAAAGATGTAATGTGTTTATATTCTTTAGGAATACCAGCTATAGCTCCCAACTCTGAAACTCAGTTTGTTTCTGATAAGATTTTAGAAGAATTAAAGCAGAGATTCAAATACGTTGTGTTGCTATATGATAATGATTTGACTGGAGTACGTTTTACTAATAAGATTAGGAAAGAGCATCCAGAACTAATTGTATCAATGATTCCCAGAAGTACAGGAGCTAAGGATATAAGTGATTATTACCATATGTATGGAAGAAAAGGTACACAAGAATTTATTACTAATTACATAAAGAAACTTAAGAAGAATGAAAAAGTAGACTAATACAAGTGTTACAGCCATCTTTAAGGACGGTAGTAGAAAAACTTTTGAATCTGTTGAATTAGCCTCCGAAGGAACTGGTTTGGAGATAAACTCAATCAAAGCTAGAGCTAATAAGCCTGGCTCTGGAGCAAAATCAAAAGACGGAATTACCTTTGAATGGGCAGACCCCGCAGTTAGAAGAAGTAAGCAGGCAAAGAAGAGTAAACAAAAAGGCTCTCAGTATGAGTTAGAAATAATTCACAAGCTTAGAGATATAGGATACGAAGGATGTGTGTCTAGCAGAAGTCAAAACAAATTGGCTGATGCTGACAAAATAGATATTGTTGACATGAACAATGAACTTCCAGTTAATATCCAAGCTAAATTTACTCAGAATATGCCTAACTATTTTGATATTAGAGATGCTTGCAGTGATAAGTCAAAACCGTTCTGTATATGCTGGAAAAAGGCAGGAAAGAATGGAGAGTCAGCTAGAGGGCAAGTTGCTGTAATACCTATAGAATATTTTTATGAATTGCTTAGAAAATGAAAAAGTTAGTAGTTAAAGGTCCAGTTCCTACGATTAAAAATTGTATAGTTAATGACTTTGATGATGAATATGCTCTTTATTTAAGGACAGCTAAAAAGAATTGGAGAACAATGGAAGCATTCTCTCTTGAGTTTGATTCCACTTTATCTGATTTGAAGAAAAGTCATTTCATCTACGTAGATAGAGAAGACCTAGAGCTATTAATAAAGAAGCGATTGAACGTTATTGAAGTAATCGAGTTATGAACATATATTTATTTCCATGGCATACAGACGAAGTCTGTACTATTAGCAAAGTAGTAGCAAGAAGCTATGAGGATTGCGAAGAGAAGATAAAGAGTATGTATATAAATAAATACGACGATTTAGATGATCTTCTGGATTATGATGATTTCTGTATAGAACTTGCTGAAAAACATGGAATATATTTAGGAGACGTATCTGAGATAAATGAATTTATGTAATCCATTAAGGATAGCGTTAGACTTGGATGACACAATCTTCGATTTCTGGGGAGCATATAAAACACTATTCCCTAGAGAATCAGATTTAGTTGAGCACGTAATTACACGAAACGTAGTAAGTCTTCGCTACAACAAGGAGTTTTGGGAAAATTTACCCTTGCTAGAAAAGCCAAATTTCGAGCCGCATATTTATGCAACCAAAAGAATTAACAGTAAAACTTATACTCGAAATTGTCTAGCTAAATACAATTTACCCATAAGACCTATTTATCAAATGTATTATCAGCACGGAAACAAGGCTGACTTGATAAAAGGCAAATGCGATGTATTAATCGACGACAGTATTAGTAATGTGACTATGGCAATAAACTCTGGACTTCCAGCATTGCTAATAGATAGGCCACATAACCAGAATGGAGATCCTTTATTCCGCATTTATAGTTTAGATATTGACGAAATTAGATTTGCATATGAATTAGAATTAGCAACTTTAGGATGGAATTAAAAGATATCAAGCTTAGGCCGCTGCTAGACACACTAAGATTGGAGAAGATAAGTGATAAGGTATATTTTTCTGAACAGTACAGTGGATACGTTAGTAATTCCCGTTTAGGATTAATTAATCCTCGGCAGGATGGTAATCCAGATAAATTCTTTACTGGGTTTAAAAATACTTTCTCTTCTGCTCTGGAACTTGGAAGTGCTGTACACGAATTGGTGCTACAGCCAGATAGTTTTGAACTGTCAGAAGACATTGGTAAACCTACTGCAAAGTTAGGAGCAATGGCTAATGAACTCTATCCCGTTTTTCTGAAAGGAGAAGTAAAATTCGATGATGTGAAGAAAGCATCGGACAAAGTCGAATATTACAAGGGAAAGCTTACCAAGGAACTAGCTAAATCTGTGATTGAAGCTTCTACTAACTATTGGAAGAATAGACAGCTAAAAGAATTTGATTTAACACAAGATAAGGAAATTATATATCTTGACAACAAATCACTAGAAATCGTAAAGTCTTGTGTATCAGCATTAAATAGCAATAAGCAAGTGCAGAAACTTTTACATCCTGAAGGGATAACTAAAACACCTATTTCTGAAAATGAGCAAGCTATTTTATTGGACGTGGAGGCGACCTGCCCTAATGGAAAAAAGTTTATCTTACACCTGAAGTCCAAACTAGATAATTATACAATAGATACAGAAACTAACACTATTGTAGTGAATGATATTAAGACGATTGGAAAAATCGTTAGTGAAATTGATACCAATATCAATAAGTATCACTATAGTAGGGAGTTTGCGATGTATTTATACCTTCTGAAGTTGTGTGCTGAAAAGTTCTATAACTTGGAGAATCCAAAATTGCAAGCTAATTACTTAGTAGTTTCTACCATTCCGAACTTTTATAGTAAGGTTAGGCCAGTTACTTATTTGGAATTGCGACAAGGATTTCATGAGTTCAAGACTCTTTTGAAGTATGTAGCCTATCAGATAGGTTATAGAGACTATTCTCTTGATGAACGACCTTCAAAATATCAGCTTTGAACAATTGTCATCAATTTACTCAAAATACTTTACCTTAAACTACCTAGGGAGCAATATGGGTGATAAACTAGCCTGTATTGCTCTTACTTGTTATATAACTAATGAGTTAAAGAAAAAAGGTCAAAAGGTAACGTGTTATGATGTTTTATTGAAAGTCGGAAAAGATTTTAGGGAAGGAGAGAAAAATACCTTTCTGAAGTCTTTAGGGGCTATCTGTGAGGATTTAATGTACGGGTGTACCACTTTTCTTGACTTTGGTATTAAGCCGAAAGATATGCCCAAACAGCTCCAGATTTTGCTCGACAATTATGTACCATTTTAAGAGATTTTTAGTTAAGAGGATTTTAACGTCCTTTAACATAAAATTAACATTTGAAGATTAGGGTTTCTATGTATGATGTAGTATAATTGATTACATCAGTAAGGGAAACAATACTGATTAGATACGGAAAAATAATTTCAGATTATATGTTAATGATTTATGTTTAAAAATTTTATTTATTATGAGTACAACGATTTTGAATTTTAAGAAAGTAGAAGTAGTAGCAGAAAGCAAAGAAGCAGCAATCGCACAAGTTGAAAGCACATTATTCCATGTAAATGGTGATGCAACTCAGGCTTACAAAAATTGGAAAGCTAAACAGACTAAGGGTATTACTGAGCGTGATGTAAAAGAGTTTATGCTTGAATATCTCGCTAAGAAAGGCAAGAACTGCCCCGGTGCTGGTTATCTGATTACTATCGAATCGTCTGTTGCAGATACTCGTGAGCGTCCGTACAAGATTGACGATGTTAAAGGTGATGGAAAGCGTAAGTTTAAGACTTTCTACAAGTGGATTGACAAAGAAACTAAGACTGTTGTTTGCCAAGTTGATACTAACAAAGCTGACGCTAAGAACGCAATCAAAGAATTGTATAAGAGCGGTAAGTATAAAGGAAATGCTGAGTTGGTGAAAACTAAGGATGTTGTTGAAGGACAGGCAGTAGTAGCAACTGCACAATATACTCCTTCTAAGAATACCAAGAATGGTACTTGGTTAGCTTTCGGTATCGAAGCCTAATTTCTTGAAAGATATACGTTTAAAAGGAAGATTGCCTAAGGGTGGTCTTCCTTTTTTATTTTGAGATAAGCAATATTTAATAGATATTAAACGTAATTTAATTATGGAAGTGTAACAACTAATTAACAATTAAATGGAATTTACTCCTATAACAGGACTTCAGATTAGAATTAATTTCTATACAAACAGAGGTTGTGTGCTTGAAGATGTAATAGAAAATCATTTCTATAACTATTTTAGCTTAGTTAATCCTCTAATAATCGGAAGAAAAGAATCCATCGCGGG